ATTAAGGCTGGAACACCAATCATTTGTTTTGAAAGATTCCGCATTCCATATCGTACTAAGGCCCAAAGGCAAGCGATTAGAGAGTTTATCGGATTGTATAAGACTTCCGCTGTTGAGGAGGCCTTGGCAGCCGGAAGAGGTTTGGAAGCTGGTATTCCTTCTTATGTTTTAAAATTCATTTCTTAACCCCCATTTATTATGAGATATTCAGATAGTAAGATTACGGATTTAGTTAAGGTTGTTGGTGAGGAAACATCAGAGAACTTATCTCCAACCTTACGAGCGAAGCTGGTAGGTATCAATGAGTATGCTGGTGTATGTACTATGGAGGTAGTTCCTTCTCCCTATCCAGCTCATTCATTCTCAGCTTCTAATAACCATAGAGCTGGTGAGAGGTATGAGAGACCTTTAGAGTATGTATGGAACGCTTTCTTTTTTTAAAAATAAATGAGAAAAAGCTTGTTTATATCAGATTTTTTGCTTACCTTTATTAAGTGAGAGAGAGACAGTTCTCCTCCTATTAACCCCCTTTGATATGTATATTCCTAATTTGTCTTCTATGAGTGTTGTTGAGTATGTTGACTTCTTAGAGACTCGTTCTCTTCATATGGGTATCGATGCTTTTGACTTGAATATTGAGTATGGTATCACTATGGGTATTATTAGTGATGAGAGATATGAAAGGGCTAAAGGTGAGTTACTTCGTAGATGGGCCAAAGGAGAAGTCTTTGGACATTCATAAGATATAGATTTGTTTGTTTTTTTGAGTTAATGATTTCGCCATTTTGTTTAAACCCCTCCGGTACTGCTGGTGGGGTTTGTTGTATGTGGAGGCCCCGGTAGCTACCGCAAAATAAATAATTGAAAAAAAAGCAAAAATAATTGTTAAAAGGCTTGTTTATATCATAACTTTTACTTACCTTTATTATATGTGAGAGAGACAGTTCTCCACTTAAAACCCCCCTTATTATGGCTTCTGCTAAAAACACTACGAAATTTATGTTAATGGGTATCACTTACGAATTACCCTCTGCTTGTTTAAGAACTACCAACTATTGGGGTGAGGCTCGTACCAACCCTATTATCACTATTGGGCGTAAGGAAGTTCCTCTGATGTTCAAACAATTTATGAAAGTTAAATATCCTAATATGTTAGTGTGGGGTAAATCCTCTACCTTCGCTAATGGTTCATCTTCTGACTTGTATGCTTGTAACGCTGATGGTTCGGAGTTGGAATGGAGTTCTGAAGAGTATAAAGATATTTCTTCATTCTGTAATATGTTCAAAGGTGGACACTACGATGGTATGCATGATTGTTATGAGTACGCTGAGAATGGTAAGAGTGATAACGGAACTGAATTAGAGTTCAACGCTAAGTATGTTTCCTTTAATGGTAAAGCCCCCTTCGGTACTTGGCCTGAAGCATTACGTTCTCTAAAGGGTATGTTGGCTGGAGAATATGTGTGGGGTGTGTTGACTGTGGAGAAAGCAATTGAGAAGTTAAAAGGATATTCCTACACCGAAGCTACCATCGCCAAAGCGGTGGCTAGCTTGTAATCGGACACTAATAAAAATAAATTTACTTAAAACCCCTATATATGAAATACCCCAATGGTTACTTACCTAAAATTCAATACTACACTAAGGAGATAAACGAATTGTCATTCTCCCTTCAGTACGGAAACCCAAAATACATAGGGGGACTAACCACTAAATTAAACAGCCACCTACGGAAACTGGAATATTTTATCAAAAGACATTGTGAGGAGAGTGGAGGCATTGTGGGTGTGTTGTAGTACTCTGCGGAGGCGGCTTGTCCAACACCTCCTACCAGGGGGGGACTGGTTACTTGTAAAAGGTCTTACAACTTTTTTTTGACAGGGGGGCCCTTATCTCCTTTCGCCCCGAGCCTGGTTTTTTTCTATGGGGTTTACTTTTTTTGAGACAGAGTAGACTCTTGGTTTACCCTAAAGGGAAAGGTTTTTAGATAGTACCTATCCAGCTAACCTATTTAATAAAATAAATTTACCTAAATGTTTGGAATTCTCATTTATTTTACTTACCTTTAATATGTGGTTGAGAGACAACAAACCTTCCCTCCCTCCACTCTATGATATGAAAAATGGATTAGATTTAAAACCATCAACAATTAAACGTCTTTCATTAGAACGTTACGTTGAGTTTATTGAAAAGAGAGCAAAAGCATTCCATATAACACCTAAACGAGCCAATTCCGAATACTATATAAATGAAGGTGTGGTTTCCTATGATAGATATGAAGAGGCTATGGAGTTGATTCAAAAACGGATTAACGTTAGGAACTCAATGGCAATATCGGATTACATTGATTTTCAAATAGGAAGATAAAAGATATGAACAAAGAAATGGATTTTGTATTAAAGGTAAATGGGCAATACCTCATACTAACATCTCTTCAATATGAGAAGTGGTTGATGTATGGGACATTACCAAAAGAACAAATTAACAAATAGATATGAATAATACAGTCAGGTGGCGGAATTGGTAGACGCATAAGACATTACATATATGTCGAAGAACAGGTCACTAGGTGATACTTCATACAGGTTCGAGTCCTGTCCTGACTACGAGGTTCAATCCATACATGGGTTTTGTGTATTGTATGGTGTGAGGTTTAGTAACACGTAAGTGCCCTTCTATATTAGATAAAAATGCACGCTATAGTCAGGTGGCGGAATTGGTAAGACGCTGCTCGTAGAGAGTTGATTGGTTCTGTTCGATTCAGACGTTGGAAATGGTGTTCCACAAATATAGGTTCGAATCCTGTCCTGACTACAATTAATAAATAAAAGATATGAATACATTAGAAATAGTTGGTTACTTCGCAATGGGTATGAGTGTACTCTCCTTTGCGTTCTCTAAACAAAAGCTGGTTCGGATAGTAAACTTCTTTGCCTGCTTAGTTTGGGTTTGGTATGGGTTTCTAATTCAGAATAACCCTACTATCATTGTAAACGTTATGGTATCGATGGTACACCTCTATTGGTTTATTAATCGTTGGTGTAGAATCAGTAAGTTAAATCGTAAATAGGATATGCTAACGATACATAATTACAAAAAGCTGGAAGGCCAAAAGACCGGAGTAGGTAATTGGTATGTTGGTGCTATCTGGGAACAAAATAAAGAGTATGCAATAAACCTACGCTCACCCGAACACCAAGAGACTGTATATCTAAGTAGGATTGCTAAAGAATATCCCGATGGTAGGAAGGTGTACCAATACTATGATAGATTGGGTAGTGTTACTCTACGGAGTGTAACCATTGATTTTATAAAAACTCAATCTAACTTATTACGTTCACTTAAATCATTTTGTTTATAGGATTATGCTAACGATACGGAACTACCATAGATTATGTGATAAACCCATTGGAGGGGATGGATGGAAAGTCCTATTTTGTGCGGAGGGGGATAACCACTACGAAATTAAATTAGTGTGTGTGGGTAAAACATCCGTAACTATATTTTTGGAACGTAACGCCGAAAGGGCAAACGATGGTAGGATGGCATATATGTTTAAGGATAGGGATGGTGAGGGAGATAGTGTGGGTGTAACTGCGGATTGGATTGCGGATATGGATAACATGCTAAAGATATTAGACGGATTTACATTTTAAGATATGAAACAACGAAAGAAGAGTTTTAAAGAGTTATTGGATTACATATGTGAATCCAAAATCATGTTGGAACAAAACCCAAATCTATATAGGTTTATTATAGATGGGGTTCGAAACAACATATTCTATATGACATCTACCAATGAGTTCTTTACCGGAAAATATTCCTTTGAAGCCTTTGACTGGATACGAAGTGGGGGTAAGATATCGGAGTTGTGTAAGGAGCATCACTATTCTCTAAAGCGATTGTGTACCGAAATTATGTATTCAAACCTAAGTAGGGATGTGATATCGGATATGATTAAATCCAAAGGAACATTTAACCTAACTACAAAGGATGAGAATCATATACTAAAAAGAAATAGACAATCTTATGAAAAGAGCGAAATTACTATAAATACATACAATGGTTGGTTGTGTAAGGAATTGGGTTCATATCCATCAACCGAAACGGAGTATGTAGATTCCATACCTGAAATGTATGTTGATTGGATTGAAGAAAAACGAGATACAAGATTCTGGTAACATGCTAACCATAAAGAACTACAAAAAGATAAAGGATACCGAATTTAGTGTTGGCTTCACCGGTTGGGTGGTAGCCGATATTAGAGAAGAACCTGCATTCTATAAGATAGGGTTTTTCCCTAAAGTAGATGGGGTATTCGCAATCCATAAGGTAGAGTGGTTATACATATGGAGAAACCTAAGTGAGAATGGGTATGAGTATCAAATTGATTGTATAGGTTTACCTCTTAGGAAATGGGCGATTCATTATCAATACTTAAAAGACCCAAAAGAATTGATTTACTTTCTTTCAAAACGAATCTTATATAAGTTATGCTAAGGATACAAAATAAGAATAAGTTGGTTGGGGAATCGTTGGTGGTTACGGATGCGGATGGTAATCTAATTGTGTGGATAATTGAAGGAGTGCATGATTATGGACCCGATGGTCATTATCAAATCCTATTAAGAACATCCGGCCCACAAGCGAATAAGGTATTCATACTATCCAAGGAGGAGGGGTTTGTGGAGGGAAACGCTAACTATAAGATTAAGGATGCATTTGAACCATTCAATTCGGTTTGGGTCAATTACTCTAACATAGCTAATATATCATCTATGGTAAGAACATTAAGACGAATTATATCACATGCTAACAATCCAAAACGTTCGAAGAGATATTGATTATAAGGATGGGTATCAAATTGATGAATTCCAATTGATAGATGGGGGATTATCCGGCGCTTCTTCTGGGAATTTGGAGAATCCATTCTACACTTTCTATTGGTCTATGTGGGATGATAAGAGACGATTTAAGGTGGTAGTGAAGAGGGAGCCGATAGATGAGGTGTACTATCATCTTTGGATTGAGGATTTAAGAATGGATGTTAGGATTCACAATGTTCGGGTTAAGAGTAGCTTGTTTACGGATAGGGAAAGGTTCTATAAGTGGATGGTGGATAGGATTAGTGATTCACTATCAAATTAAACGTTTACCAAAAAAATCTTAAATTCGACACGAAGGAGAGTGGGTGATATAATTAAACTGATATGCTAACAATAAAGAACATTAAATCACTAAAAGGAACTCAATGTAATGGGTGGATAATTAAATTTATTAGTGAAGGTATCTATTTATACGATGATGATGATTTGAACATTATTCAAACGGAATACTATTCGATTACATTTGTATCGGGGTTGGGTTCGAACATAGGTAGGATACTCATTGGTAGAGAATACGATACAGCGTATAAAACACAATATAGGTATATACTTTATTTGAATCAAAAGAAGTTCGATACCGGTGGGATAAGTAAATATGGGTTGCAAGATAAGGATGGGTTTATCCAATCCGTAGTAGATACATTGGATTATCAATTAAAAAATAAATAAGATATGAAACCATTTTTAAACAATTTACTATTACTATCATCTATTACCTTTATATGGGTAATGGTATTTCCATTTTGGGTTATTAAAGAAATTATATTTAGAATTAAAAACAATAAACATACGCTATGAAAGAATTTAAAGATTTAGAATTTAAGGAATTACCCGATGGTAGTGGTATATACTCCCGCACTATGTTTAAAAACGGATTTGGTTCAAGTGTAATAAGACACAAATACTCATATGGAGGAAAGGATGGATTGTATGAGTTAGCAGTATTGGATACCGATGGTGAATTACATTACGATAATCCAGTTGCCGAAGGTGATGTACATGGTTATTTAACTGAAGATGATGTTACCGAATTACTAAAGAGAATCCAGCTACTATAAAATGCTAACAATACAAAACTTTGAGGAACGATTGACTCCTTTAATTTTCAAAGCCAGCTTTTTAGGTTGGTACATAATGGATGCAGTTGAAATATACAATGATTACTATCTTATACAATTACAAAAGAATTCGACAGATGATTTTAATTGGGTTGCTCTTTGGTTAGATAAAGAGGTTGATACCGATTTTCCAAATGATGATGATTCCGATGGTATGTATAAACTTAAATTTGTAGGTGAAGATGGGATAGTTATATACGAACATTGGTTATCTCATAAATGGTTAAAGAAAACAACCGCCATCGGATTTATGAATAAGATGGCTAATATTATTGAGAGTTTTGTAATTAAACATCCAAACAATAAATGGCCAGTAGTATGAAACTAACTATAAAGAACTACGATAAGATTATAGGTTGTGTTGTGGGTAAGTACCAAGTTGCACAAGTCAGACAATTGAGTAAGTTGTATGAGATTGCCTTTAGAGGTAAGAATCGAAGATACCATAAGATTGTAACCATATATAGAGAACCATTGGAGGAATACGAACAATCAGTTTACAAAGTAGTATGTAGTGGTAGGTGGACAACTATTTGGAATATTACATTAAAGGATAAGATTGCTACCTTACAATATATTTCACATTGGCTTGAAAATTTATTGTAAATAATTAGGAAATGTGGGTTTTTTTACTTACCTTTATTCTATAATTAAAACCCCCAATAGTATGAAGATTATTTTGAATAAAGGTCAAAAGTTGTGGTTCACTTCCGATACCCACTTTAATCACTCAAATATTTGTAGAGGCACTACCGAATGGGATAAGAGCAAACCGAATCACTTTAGAGATTTCTATACTTTGGGTGAGATGAACGATAGGTTAGTTGCTGGTATCAATGCAGCAGTTGGTGAGAACGATATTTTATTCCACTTAGGAGATTGGTCTTTTGGTGGGTTCGAATCTATTAGAGAGTTTCGTAGCAGATTGAATTGTAAGAACATCCATTTAGTATTAGGAAACCACGACCACCACATTGGAAGAAATAAAGATGGGGTGCAGGATTGTTTCATTAGTGTAAACCATTTAGTTAATTTAGTTGTTAAGTGGAATATAGGAACTCTAAATCAAAAGGAAGCACAATTTGTGTTGATGCACTTTCCAATTGCTAGTTGGGAAAATTTAGGTAAAGGTGTTATTCACTTACATGGACACGTTCACTTACCTAACCATCGTAGAGTTGGTAGTGGTAAAATTATGGATGTGGGAGTTGATGGAAATGGGTTGAATCCAATCAGTTTAGAGGAGGTATTGAGTATTATGGAGAAACAACCAATCGGTAGTATGATGCCAAATGACCACCACACTATTGTAGAAAATTATTTAAGATAAAATTATGATACCAAAAATATTAACATTAGTAAGAGGATTGCCAGGTAGTGGTAAATCAACATTCGCCAATACTATTACAAATAAATTTTCAATATGTGAAGCTGATAAGTTTTTTTATGATAAGGAAGGTAACTATAACTTTGATGGTTCTAAATTGAGGCAAGCGCATGAATGGTGTAGAAACCAAGTTGAGACTCGTATGAAAGATAACCAATTAAATCCTCAATTTTATCCAGAGATTGTAGTATCAAATACATTTACGCAAGAGTGGGAAATGGAAGCATACTATAAGTTAGCAGAACAATACGGATATAAAGTATTCAGTATTATTGTTGAGAATAGACATGGTGGTGTGAATGAGCACGGAGTACCTGCTGATAAGTTAGAACAAATGCGTAATAGATTTGAAGTAAAATTATGAAATACGATTTAGAAGTTTTATCGGATTATATCAATAGAGGTTTGGTGATTAAACAAAATCATCCTACACTACCTTTATCTATATACAACTATTCCCGTGAATGCCAATACAATGGTATGTGGGATGATATTACTTTGAATTGCAGAGGATTGGTTTTGGATAACGAAGGTAATGTTGTTGCTAAACCTTTTCCAAAGTTCTTTAACTACGAAGAGCACAAACCAGAGGATATCCCAAATGAAAACTTTGAGGTTTATGAGAAGATGGATGGTTCATTGGGTATATTCTTTTACTATGAGGAAGAGTTGAGTGATGAAAGAAGATATAACATATGGTTTAATAACAATTACGAAACAGGTATGGAAAGGTTCTTTGACCCAAACAACTTACCCAACTTCGATGACCCATACTATGAACCTACACCAAAAATAAAAGGTGAATGGCATATGGCAACTCGTGGTTCATTTACTTCCGAACAAGCAATCAAAGGCATGGAGATTGCAAAGAGATACAACTACGATAAGAAATGCGTACCTGGCTACACATACCTTTTTGAAATCATTTATCCTGAAAATCGTATAGTTGTGGATTATGGAAAGGAAGAGCGATTGGTATTATTAGGTGTGATGAATCGAAGAGGTGAAGAGTTTCCTTATGAAGAGCTTGTGGAAGATGGTTGGGATATCGTAATGAAGTATAAGACTTGGGGAGAAGATTGGGAAACTTTGAAAAAAGAAATATCCAAAGACAATGAAGGATATGTAATTCGTTTTTCAGGCGGTATGCGAATGAAGATTAAAGGTGATGAGTATGTTCGTCTACATAGAATCTTAACTAATTTTTCCACCAAAGATATATGGGAACTGTTAAGAAATAACGAACAGTTAGAACCATTTTTGGAAAGAGTACCTGATGAGTTTGATGTTTGGGTAAGGGAAGTTGTTAGGGATTTACAAACTCAATATAATACCATCTTAAACGATTACCGAACTATTTTATTTAATATATGGCATCCTGATAAGAAGGTATTTGCCGAATACGCTAAAAGATATCCACACCCATCTTTGTTGTTTGCTTTGTACGATGGTAAGAATGAATCTGCATATGATTACGTTTGGAAAATGATTAAACCAAAGTATGAAAAACCTTTCAAAAAAGATGAAAAATAATTGATAAAAAGCTTGTATATGTCAATCTTTTTACTTACCTTTACTGTGTACTAAGAGATACACACTATGAAAGTTTTATTATTTGATTCGGTTTGGTTTGGTTTGAGAGTGTTAAAAATGTTAGGATACTAAACAATAGACATATGAAATGGTTTTACAGCGAAATGGGTAGTGTGAATAAGAAGACTGGAAAGTATAAGCACTATAAAGTAACAGTTGAAGATTGGAAGATTATGGGTTGTAACTGCGAAGCTAGAGATTTTCGTAAATATACACCCTGTAAACATATGATTTCAATCCATAATAAGTTAGGACATAGTTTATAAAAAATAATTAAGAAAAAGCTTGACATTATCAATTTTTTTGCATACCTTTATTAAGTAATAAATAACAAACATATGAACATTCAATTCAAAAAACCCAACAAAAATCATCCCCAACCATTTATCCGTCATTCGAACTTTTCGATTATGAAAGCTGAAACTGAAAAGTATCCCGAAATGGTTGAAATCCTAAGAGGACCTTCTTACGCTAGAAAATTCTTTGGTAAGAAATTCATAAACATTGAATCTGCTATCAAAAGTGTAGATTTGATATGTGCAGAACGTATGATTGCAAAGCAGTCAATGGTTGAAACCGAGTCAATAGAGAACGCTTGGTGTTAAACCTTAAAAAAAACTTAAAGAATATTAGGATTTTTGATATTTTTTTTGTATATTTGTATAATTATAATTAATAACCTTAAACAAAAGTAAAATGAAAAAATTATTAGCATTAGCGTTTATCGCATCTGGATTAGTATTAGCAGCATGTGGTGAATCAAAACAAGAAGTTGCAAGTGATTCGTTAGCAGTTGATACAATTGCAGTTGATAGTGTAGCAGCAGATTCAGCAGCAGTTGATACAGCAGTTGCAAAGTAAAAATTAAATTTTGATTGTGAATAATGGAAAGGGATAGACTTTTAGTTTATCCCTTTTTTGTTGCCTAAAAATAATTTAAAAATATTTTGGTAAAAGCTTGTTTATATCGATTTTTTTACTTACCTTTATTATATGTGAGAGAGACAGTTCTCTTCCTTTTAACCCCACATTGATATGAATTATCCAAAAAAACTTAATGAGTATGTTCACTTCATCACTATCATCTATGGTGGTACAATGCGTAAAGAAGGTATCATAGAATGTATTATGGCTAACACTATTGGTTACGCTAATGGATTAGTATCCCGTACTACTTATAGAGGAGCCGAAAAACATTTTGTAAATTTATTAAAAAATATTTCGTAAAAGGCTTGTTTAATTCAATAATTTTACTTACCTTTATTATATGAGAGTGAGGGATGTTCCTCCTCCATTAACCCCCCCTTTGTTATGAATATTAGAAATTATTATGTGAATGAGTTCCCATCAGATGAGTTAGGTTTAGAGATTGACCCAAAAGCCAACTTCGAATCTTTATGGCTCGCAATTCGTGGTGATATGGTCTATGAATACATTGGTGTTTCTGATAGTGTGATACGAGAGAGATTGTTTGAAAAGTTTTCCGAACTCACCGGTCATACTTACGATTACATTTATCAAGAATGGTTAAACGCCTAATCAAATTTTAATTTTAAATTTATTTCTTAATTATTGTTTCACTAAAATAAAATGTTATGCAAGAAGTACCTAAATTACCCTTCACAACAATGGATTACATTGTACATGGATTTCATTTAGTATGTTTACTTTCAATCATTGTATTGGGAGTAGCATATATTATTCACGATTTCAAAACATATAAACCCAAAGATAGATTTTAGATATGGCAGTATATAAACAACTTATGGTAATACTTATCGGACTATTTATAGGAGTGGTTTCAATAAGTATAGTTGCATTTGTACCTAGCAAATCGGATAAAGCTAAGTACACCATTACATCAGAAAACGGAAAAACCTATTATGCAAATACATTTAGAGTGTATGGTAGAGGAGTTATGTTTGATGATATTTATGGTAACACAATCATCGTTCAGGGTGACTTGGAAATTAAATGTAAAAAAACTGAATGAAACTATTAAGTAAAACAAAAGAAATATTTGAGGCTTGGGCAATATCGTTTAATCCAAATGATGCCCAAGCTGAATTAGCATCAGAACGTATTCAGATTTGTGATGCCTGTGAACATAAAGCATTAGAACCTTACATTCATTGTAATCAATGCGGATGTGCTCTTAAAGCAAAGATATACACCCCTAAAACGTTTATGGATGAAGGTGGTTCATGTCCTAAAGCAAGATGGAAAGCAGTTGAAATTGAATACCTTAAAACAAAAAATTTAAATCGTTATAACGAACTAAACAAATGATAGAATTTGTAAAGCATGCATTGGGGTTATGTGGGGAACATTGGCATCCTAACCTATTTACAATAATAGCAAGTGGATTTGGATTATTACCGGCATTGGAATATGTTAAATACAAATACTTTAAGAATGGAAGAACCAAATAGTGAAGTAGAAGTATTGGAAAAAATTGAGAAGCAACATCAAATCGTAGTTTACAATGATAATGTAAATACGTTTGAACACGTCATTATGTGTTTAATAATTATATGTTCGCATGAAATGGAACAGGCGGAACAATGTGCAATGATGATACACCACAAAGGAAAATGTGGGGTTAAATCAGGTGGTATGGATGAATTACTTCCTATTGCTGAAGCATTGGATAGGGAAGGATTGCACATACAAATCGTTTAATTTATATCCTTTATATTTATATTCAAATGTAATATAAGTGGAGACAATGAAAATTAACGTATTAGAAACAAACCAAACTTTGAAGTATAATAATCGATTTGATTTCTTAAATAAAATTGTATCGTTACAATCTAAAAAAGGAAAAGCAATCAAAAACCAATCCCCACAACGTAGAGCTAAAAAGATTAAAAAATGATTAAGTTAAAATCCATATTATCCGAAGACCTTCGTAATTGGTTTGGTAAAGGTAAGGAGGGTTCAACTACCGGTGGTGGGTGGGATAGATACGATTCTACTGGAAAGAAAGTTGGTAAGTGTGGTGATTCAAAAGAAGGAGACCCTTATGCAGCTTGTTTATCAAAAGAGAAAGCAGCCAAATTAGGTAAAGATGGAATTGCATCATTTGTAAAAAGAAAAAGAGCTGCACAATCTAAAGCAGGTGATTCTGAAAAAGGTGGTGAACAAAAGAAAGGACAGAAACCCACATTTGTAAAAACAGGAGCTAGTGAGGGATTGGATGAGAAGTGGTCTCAAAAATATAAAAAATCAATTAATTGTAGTAATCCGAAAGGATTCTCACAAAAAGCACATTGCCAGGGTAGAAAGAAAAACGAATTGGTTGAAGAGGCAATGGAATTATTTTTAGAGAAGAATTGTCCAACCGATTCGGCAAAGTGGTCAGCATCTAAAGCAGCAGCTAAAAAGAAGTTTGATGTATATCCATCAGCTTATGCAAATGGTTGGGCGGCAAAGAACTACAAATCAAAAGGTGGTGGTTGGAAAGTGTGTAAAGAAAGTGTTATAAAAGAAGAGGAGTCTGAAATGAATCCAAAGGTATTAGATATATCATCTGAACAAGATAAGAAAAGAAAGGAATTGGATATATACGATGAACCTAATTATGATAGTACATATTATTACACCGGAATGCAAGGTAAGAGTTAAAAAAGAAAGGGAAGATTTACTTCCCTTTTTTATTTTAATCCATTAACAACTTATCATCATCTTTACTACTTTGATTTGTAAATATATTATTAGTTGTTGGTATTGTATATGTACTACCATTTCCGCTACTATCGGTGTAAGTTAAAGTTGCACCATTTGGAAATTGTGTTGTAGTAACCGAACCTCCTGTTGTAATAGTTCCTGAAGAACTAGTTCCACTCAATGGCATAATATTTGGAGTTCCAGTTGATATCCAGCCACCACCTAATTGTGGTACTATTGCCGGTGTTCCAAAGCCACCATTACTAATAGGAAATCCAATAGGAGTATCCTCTACTTCTTTTAATTTTTCTCTGATTGAATCGAATTGTCTTTTGGTGATATTGTATCCATCTACCGCATCTAAAAAACCTTTCAACCATTGTGTGTATTCTTGACTAGTCATAATATATTCTTTTATAAAAGTGATAAAATTGTATCTATACTTTTTTCGTTTACTTTAATCGGATAATAATCAATATCGTATTGTTTTAATATTGTTGTTATATCATCATCAATCTCTTTACTTTCTTCCAAACCCTGAAATCTACCATCGGGCTGAAACATAGAGTCATCTCTTTCCAATACAATGTTAATAGAGTTGTACTGCTTATGTAAATCAACTACAAACTCATCGAATGTAAATCCGTAAAACGATGATGGATAATCATAATGAGTAGAGTATCGATTCTTATAAACCAAACTTAACATAATAGGTGAATCCACCACAATATAATCAACTTGCTCATATAACCTTGCTATGTTCCTATGCTGATTAGCCAATACATACAATTGGTCTTTCACCATTTCGTAACTCTTATCCCACGCTAATAACTTTGGAAACTCATATGGCATTTCTACATTCATATTAAGTTTCTTCATTTCATAATATAGACCGGCGGCTTGTGTGGATTTTCCAATGCCAGGTCCTCCAAATAAATTAATTATCTTTGTCATAAATAAAAAGGGAGGGTGTTTATCCCCTCCCCTTAATTATTAGTTAAATAGGTATCTTACACCCAATTGAATTTGGTAGCGAGAACCAAATCCTACGTTATCTCTGAATGAATCAGTAAACGGAACTTTGTTTCTTCCATCCAAATAAGGGAATGAGAAGATTGGTGTTTTACCATCAGTATCCAATTTAACAAAGTTAAGAGGAGTGATTGTTGTAGGTAATTGTTGAACACCTAATTTGCTACTAATAAAGTTTGTGAAGTTATATACATCAGCAGTAAAACGCAATGTATGCTTTATAGCTCCAACTTTAATGTAAACGTCTTGCGTTAAATTCAAATCTAATCTATGAACCCACGGAAGAACCAATGCTTGTCTTTCCGCCATCATACCTCTACGAGTTGAAAGGTAAGGATTGTTTGAAATGAAAGCATCCAATTGAGACCATAATTCAGCTTGTGTTCTTGTATCAGCTACACCACTTACCGCAGATGCATTAGTTAATTTAATTTGAGATGCATCTTTAGGAACGAAGATTATATCGTTACCATTGAAACCATCGTTATTCAAATCACCACCATATGTGTATGAAAGAGATGCCTGTGGAGCATTTGGTGAAGCCTCATATAATAAACCAATTGAAGTTTTTGTATTCTTAATAAACTCTTTACCATAATTCACACTTGCAATAATTCTATGTGGTAAGTAGTTGTTTGAAAAACCTGCTTCAAAGTTGTTAGGGTCAGTACCAGTCGGTCTAGCTCCCCACATTGTAAATGCAGTAGAACCATTGATTGTTGCATCTACTGCCGTTTGACGAGTATAAGAAGCGTTTACACCTAAGTTATTGAATTGTCTTTGGATTTGTAATGTTCCAAATAAAGTATGGCCAATGTTTGCATTAGTCATATAGATTGCGTTACCAATGTTTGGATTTTGTGGAGTTTGAGCTGCACCAACCGCATCATATACCGAACGTTTAACAAAACGAGTTCTACCATCACTTAATGTTGTGTTACCCTCCGAAGGTAATGCAACGTTTTGGAAAACAGTAGCGTTGATATTTTGGATATAAGTTCCCTCCGCAGTTACGGTCCAACCTAATACTTTCTTATCAACTGCTAATGTAGATTTCCAAACCTGTGGGAATTTATAATTAGGGTCAGTTACGTTAAGAGAATATGATTTGGATAAACCTGGCGTTGGAGTTGGTCTATACTTATCAATATCCGGTGAGAACACATATCCAGTTCCATTTGTAATAGAGCCAAATAATGCCATACCACTATTAGATGCCTGATTTGAAATCCATACAAATGGCGGAGGTCCTTGGAATAAACCAGTACCACCTCGTATTTGTAAAGTTTGGTCATCATTCACATCCCAGTTAAATCCAACTCTTGGTGATATTTGTAGTGAAGCAGATGGTGCTAAACCTGTGTTTAATTTCGTACCATTATAGAACTTATCTAAACCTGCAACTACTGGATTGAAAAGGAAGTTATCAGCAAACGAAACATAATCAGCTCTAATACCATATGTTAAAGTTAGATTATCTTTTATTCTAAACTTATCCTGCGCAAATAAACTCAACTCCGTATTCTTTGGTCCAACCAAAGGAAACCCACCACTCAATGAATATGATAAATCATAGAATGCTGCTGGTTTTGTTCCTGCTGCCGAAGCGTAGAAATCTGCTAAACTATTGAAACGATACGCACCTGCGAATGAAGGTGAGAAACCATTTGAATAAGTTTTGAATGAGTTTTGTGTACCAAATGTAAATTCGTGCTTACCTTTATATAAGTTGAAAATGTTATTAATTTGGATTACATCACTATTTAATACGTTACCATATGTAAATCTTTCATAACCAAATGTTGTATAAGGTAAACCATTACCATCTAAGATATCCACTTGTGGGAAATTACCAACACTTAAAGGTGCTCTATAATCTCTCAATTGAGTATATCCAATTTGTAATTTATTATTTGCTGAATTAGAGAAACGAGTATTCAATTCACCAATTAAGATATCCGCATCATTGTTGATAACATAACCACTACCAAAGAAAGGCATTGCGGTGTTACCCGGTCTTCTACCATTTGATGAGTTGATTGAACCACTATTAGATGCTGGGATATCTGCTGAAGAACGTAACATTGTATATTTCAATGAGAACGAATTCTTTGCATTAATATTCCAATCCAACTTTGTAGTTAATCTTTGTGATTTAGAACCATACTGATAACCCTGATATGAACCCGGATTATAATTGTATTTATCGATTAAGAATTTTTGTAAAGCATCTAAATCAGCTGCTTTAGCTTGTGAGATATTGATACCATTGGGATTGTTGTTAGCATCAGATGCTGTCCATTGTGTACCCGGCTCCATTCTTTCTTCTTGCTCTCCGTTTAGGAAGAAGAACAACTTATCCTTAACAATCGCACCACCTGTGGTGAAACCTTTAAGGTCATATGTAAATGGTTGTTGTGGTAAAGTGATATCACCCACCTTATAACCTTGTAAATCTTTATTCTTAAAATATTGGTAAACCGAACCAAATGCCTGATTCTTACCACTACGAGTTACTGTATTCACCGAGCCACCTGCGAATCCACCATACTTAACATCAAAAGGAGAAACGTTTACTTGAATTTGTTCAATCGCATCCAATGAGATTGGTTGTGCTCCCGTCTGTCCTCCCAATGTTCCATCACCCAATCCAAATGAGTTATTGAAGTTCGCACCATCCAATGTTACGTTGTTCAATTGAGAACTCATACCGCCAAACGATAAGTTGTTTTGCGATGGTACTAATTTAACTAAATCTTTCCAACTACGATTTACGTTTGGTACTGATTCGATTAATCTTCTATTGATAATCTCCTGCGAACCATTACGGCTTGAGTTGAAAACTTTGTTTTGACCTGATACAACTACAACTTCATTTAACGTAGTAGATGATTCCACTAAATTAAAATTAGCTTTGTGTGTCTGTCCTAACAATAATGTAATATCATTTTGTGTTTCGGTTTTGTAACCTACAAATGATACTGTCACTACATACGGTCCTCCAATTTTTAAGTTTGGTAGGTTATATCTTCCATCAGCACGAGTGGTTGTACCATACTTCGTACCGGTTGGTTGATGGGTAGCTTGTACAGTTGCACCTGCAATAGCTTCCTTACCTGCCAAAACATTCCCTTGAATTTCTGATGTAGTTTCTTGTGCTTTTGCTACAAATGTTGATACGAATACCAACAAAAGTAACATTAGATTTTTTAACTTTCTCATACTTTTTTTGTTTTTGTTTTGTTTGTTTAATTAAAATAAAAAAGGTGTAGGGACATCCCACACCTGCTTAAAGATAGAATAGTTGCCTGTTAGAAGGCTCGTTTAAAAATGTAACTTTTTTTAGATTTATTTGTTTGTCTAACATAGGCAATGTTTTCTATCCTTTTATAACTATTTGATAGATATAAAATTTTAACAAAGATACGAAGAAAAAATGAAAAATCCTAATTTTTTGTTTAGTATTTTACCAATATGATTAGTATGCCCAATATTAAAAAATAATTAAAAAATATTTGGTAAAAAATTAGGAAATGTAAAAACTTTTTATTACCTTTACTATGTAATAAATGATAAAATAAGATATGAAAAATTACAATAACCCCATCGTTGAAAAGTTTATTGAAAAAGTGAATGCTGAAATCGAAGAGTATTATTCAACTCACTTATCAAACCTAACACCCAAACCAATGGAGATGCGTGTTGGTACTAAGTTTATCAAATTAATTAGTAACGGAAGCGTATGGGGATTTATCTCCCGATATGATGGTGATTACAAAGGAGTTCCAATTAAGAAAGGTGATTTAATGAAATCTGCTTCCCGTAATGCTCCTGCCAAACATAGTAGAGGTAACATCGTTGATGGAACTGCTCGTTATGGTGTGTATGGAGTTCAGTACCTATAAAAAATAAAGAGTGCAGTTAAGACCAAATCAAATAGAACCTGTTAAAAAGGGAGTGGAATTCTTTAAGCAAAAGAAAGCCGTTCCCTCAATTATTGTTGCTCCAACGGCATTCGGTAAATCAATCGTTATCGCTCAGATAGCAAAAGAAGTTGGAGAGAAGTTATTAGTTATCCAACCATCCAAAGAGCTATTAGAGCAGAACTATAATAAGTTTATAGGGTTAGGTGGTGAGGCATCAATCTATTCGGCTGCTATGGGAGAGAAGGAGATTGGACATGTTACCTATGCAACCATTGGTTCGATTGTAAACATCGCATACAAGTTTAAGGATATGGGTATCACCAAAGTCATTATCGATGAGTGTGATAGATTCCCAAGAGACCCTAAGGGAATGATGAGAAGATTTTTAGATGCTGCAAAAACAACTCACGTATTAGGATTAACCGCAACTCCATTAAAGTTACAAACTAATATGGGGGATGATGGAAGACCTTTTTCTAAATTGGTAATGTTGACATCCCGTTCTAAAAAGGGTATATTCTTTAAGGAGGTACTTCATGTAGCTCAAATTAAAGAGATGGTTGATTTACAATTTTGGTCTCCTCTAAAATATGAATCATATGATTTTAATACTGGGGATTTAGTTTACAATTCGACCAACGCAGAGTTCACCGATGAATCAATTCAAAAAGCTTACAAAAATCAAGATATTGGTGGTAAAATAATGAAGAAGATTTCGGATATGCCTGATAGAAAATCTATATTAGTTGCCGTACCCTCAATTGATGATGCTAAATTATTATCAACAAAATTACCATCATGTGAAGCAGTATATAGCGGAATGCCTGATAAGGATAGAGATAGGATTATTGATGATTTTAAAAACCTAAGATTACGAATTGTAGTTCAAGTTACTATTCTTTCGGTAGGATTTGACCATCCTCAATTAGATTGTATCATTACAGGTAGACCTACTGCATCTTTAAGTTGGTGGTATCAATTTGTGGGAAGAGTAACTCGTATCCACTCCGAAAAGCCAAATGGATTGGTTATAGATTTTGTAGGTAGTGTTCCGAAATTTGGAAAGGTTGAGGATTTATACTTTAAGAAAGAAGGTGTGATGTGGAAACTCTATGGGGAAGGTCAAAAGTTGTTGACTGGTATTCCATTGCATGAAGTTGGATTACATATAGAAGGAAAGAAATCTCCTTACGAATTAGCAGAAGAAAGTCCTGATGTGATTATGACATTTGGCAAATACAAAGATACACCAATCAGAAAAATACCTATATGGTATAGAAAGTGGATGTTGGAGAACATTACTTGGAATCAATTTAATCAAGCCATAAAAGCTGAATTACTCCGATTAAAAAATATTGGAATTTAATCTATTCAATATTTATTGGTATGTTGAATAAATTTAGATACTACATATCAAGATATTGGGTTACTATATCGTTTATAGTATTAGCAATTTATTTTTATCCAACACATACTGAAATAACTCAATGTGGTCCAATGATATTGGATTCAAATAATAATCATAAAACATTATTTGGATTAGGTGAAATGAGCTGGATGTGGTTATTGATGGCAGTAGCACATGGTGCTAACTATTGTTATTGCGATATAAAAAAATTAATAAAAAAATAAAATGTCATATTTCGTACACAAACAACTAATACCCATTGATTCAAATGTGGGTGACCCGAATTGGGCAAAAAGACAGATATGGGTTTTACGCCTAAATCCAAATGATACCATTGATGAATTTGATACTATCGATGAAGCACAAGTTAAAGTTGGATTATTAATGAATGAAGACCCTTCTGGTAGAATCTACAAAGTTGTAGAACGATTGGAAGATGGTACATTCTCCGATATTTAAAAAAATAATAAACATACATGCGGTAACACTTCCCTGGTTTGCACTGTGTCACATGTCTGCCTGCGAAAAGTTGTCAAAAGATTGAAATTAAAAATTTTGCCTGAACCAATAATCTTCCAACTTTTTTAGGTGATTAAAGTATAGTATCCGAAGGACACATTTATATATATGACCATCTTTTACCAAACGAAAGAAAAAAATCAAAAAATATTAAAAAAATAAAATATAGTTTGTTTTGTTTGGATTTATCAATTTTTATTCTTATCTTTGTAAATTAACTAAAACAAAATATATGTTACACTCGAATTTTGAAGACCCTTCAATTGTTGAATTAGCCGAAAAGGATTATCCTGAAACTACTGCTGAATACAAACGAATTATGTATGAGCAATATGAATTGTTCTGCCGTAAACAATCAAACTACGGACCGGGAAACATTTCGGTAGGAACTGAATGTAGAAGTGATGCGGATGTAAAGTTATCATTGACTGGATTGTGGTTTAGAATTAATGATAAGATTAATCGTTTAAAACAAATGATTATTATTGGAGCACAAGATAATGTTGGAGAATCTCTAACGGATACATATCAAGACCTTTCAGTATATGGTATCATCGCTCAAATTGTACAAAACAAAAAGTGGGGTAAGTAATGGAGTGGGGTGAATACTTTATTAATATAGCCGAACAGGTTAAATTAAAATCAAAAGATAACAACACCAAAATAGGAGTGGTTATAGTTGGTAAAGATAATGAGATTGTTTCTACCGGCTATAACTCCTTTCCAAGAGGTATTGATGATAGTGTAGAAGAACGACAAGAAAAACCTGAAAAGTATTTTTGGTTTGAGCATGCAGAACGTAACGCAATCTACAACGCAGCACGAATTGGAGTATCAACTTTAGGAACTACAATGTATATGACTTGTGGTATCAGTTGTGCGGATTGTGCTAGAGCTATTATCAATGCAGGAATTTCAAAGATTGTACTTCGTAGTGGGAAAGGTGCAATGAGTCCAAAGTGGGTAGAATCATCACAACGTTCAAATCAAATGTTTAAAGAAGCCGGAATCCAAATCGAATATTATGATTAATTCATATTTATTTGTATGGAATACAGACCAATAGCAGATTTAGATAATCTATACCCATTAACCGAAAATCCTGAATTAACACCATATAATACTGTAGCTAAAGATTTGGTTAGTTTTACAGGGTTATATCCTGATGTTAATAAAATTGATATTGCAATAAAATCCATAAAAGATATACAAATTGTTGCTAACACAAATTTTCAATTTATAATAGCCGTTAAAAAATATAATATTGATGAACCTGAAAAAATTCAATATTTTACATCTCCAAGTTTTTATTCTTTATTGGAAACCGCTTTATATGAATCAAATCATTACTTTATAAATTCTGCTCAAGGTAAATTTTTATATTATAGTTTACCATTATCTTCAAAAAGAACTTTATCAATTGATGCTAAATATGTAGTTGAGTTTGTACTTGAAGAAACATTAAAATTATTTTCAACACCAACAGACCCAAAGAAAAAATCAATGAGGAAACTGGAAAATGAAGCAGGTGTTAATTTTAAAAAAAATATATATTTTAATTATTCAGATAATTCAATTGATTATTATTCTTTAATTAAATATATTGATTGGGTTGTATCTTCTGAAAATTTGACAGAAATAATTGAGCAAAATGGAGTATTGGAAGCAAGTGCTTTATGTGATTTTGCATATGGTAGATTAAATAGTAATGGTGAATTTATCACTAAAGCTGCATATGATTTAGAAACAAAACTTCAAGATTTACAAGATGAGTTAGATGCTCTTAATGTTGATATTGGTAAAGTGGAATATGCAATAAAGAACCCAACTAATGCTGAGTTAAATTTATCTAATGTTGCACTTGGTGCATTAGCTGGAGTAGCTGGTGCTGCTGTTATTGGAGCTGGTATTGGTGCATTGGGAGCTACTGCATTGGCAACAGCTGCTGGAGCAATTGCTGGAGTTCCTGTTGTTACGGGATTAAGTACAGTATTAGCAGGTGCATTATCTGGAGCAGCATTAGGACCTATTGGAATAGCTGCTGGTTTGGTGGTTGGTGGTTTGTTTGCAATATTTGGTAGTAATAAGAATAAAAATGCACAACAAAAAGCAATAAATGAATTTGTTCAAAATCTCAAAGGTGAATTAGCAAAATTAAAAGCAAGAAAAACTGAAATAGAAACTCAAATAGAAAAATTAAAACAAAATATAACTGTGTTAGGTGATACTAAATTAAATCCATCTGGGATTAATAAATTTGATTTAAGTACAACTTATATTGTAAAAAACACACCACCCCCACCACCAATGTCAGGTACTATTGATGCACCATCTGGTGGAAACCAAGGTGGAGGAACGCCGGGCGGACCAGGATTTAATGATAGTGGTACATATGGTTCATAATGTTTTATGTAAGATGTGGAAATATAGAATCTAATATACCTTGGGGTAGACCTAATGTTGAGGCATTGAAAAATTGGTACACTCAATTATCTCAATTAAATTCAAATACAAATAAATTCAAATTTAATATAGTTGGTGGATTTGCGGAAAAACTATCAAACCCTAATATAGATACTTGGGATATTGATATTGCATTAACATCTGATATTATAGAAGATTATAATCAAATAAAAACTTTATTGGATGATGCAACTAAATTAGCTTTTGAAAATAAAATACTATTGGATATATATTGGGTTAATCATCAGCTATTTGATTTCCACCAAAACTTATCAGCAGATACGAATTTAGAAAATATTGACAAATCTAAATTAATTTTAATAAGAAATTTTTATGATTTTGAAATAACTAAAAATGGTAATACAACTTATATAGATTTGCGTAATAATCAACAAGTTAGGGAATTAATTGATGGATTATATATGTTTTATGGATACAATGAATCTACTATAAATAAGGTAATAAGCCGAATAAAGGATAATATTTACAAACGTAATATTGTAGAAATACAATCTATTTATTGATTTTACAAATACTTATTAGTAATAAAACTAAGTTTTGCCTATGGCATATTCTAAGGTACATTGGAAAAAGTATTTAGATAGTTCACATCCTACTATCAATCAATACCTTAGTGTATTTGGTGATAACTTCATCAAACAAACTCACCACCGAATCAAACAAGCTCACAAAAGAAAGTTGCCCGAAATCGTTCTCATTCGATTTAAGGATTCCGATATTGTTTCCATCGTAAAAAGTAAACATTATATTTCAGTATTGGAAAATCTTCTAAACTTATGCATTAAGTTAGAGAAGTATGAGTTGTGTGGGGATATACATCAAACATTGGATTTATTAAAAAGTAAAAATAAGATTAGAATCGCACTAGGTGTGGTTGGTAAAACTAATCCGGTTACGTTAGTGAACTAAATAGTAATCAATATGGGAAAGAGACAACCAAAAACTCTGGATGAAGTAAGAGAGGCAATAAACGTTTTGCCAAAAGTAGTAAAAAAGATTAAATTCAAAACAAAAAATCAAAAGAGGTTTTTTAAAGCAATTGAAAGTGATGGAAATAATATTGTAATGGCTCATGCATTAGCAGGGGCAGGTAAGACCTACGTTGCAATACAAAAAGGATTGGAGTTACTATTCCACAAATCATCACCAATTGAAAAACTTATTATTATGAACCCAACGGTTGATGTGGGTGGTGAGGATAAGTTGGGTTTCTTACCCGGAGATTTGATGGAGAAGATTGAAGTACACAACGAATCTGCTCTATACATTTTAGATAAGATAATAGGATTGGCAGAAACTCGTAGATTAATTGCACAAGGAAAGATTGAGTTCAAAGTACTTAACTTTTTGAGAGGAAACAATATGGAGAAATCGTATGTTATATTGGATGAAGCACAAAACGCATCACCTCTACAACTTAAAACATTAGTAACCCGTATTACGGATGATTCAAAACTTATCATTCAGGGTGACCTTTCACAATGTGATAAGTATAGAAATAATGGAACACCTGCTTACCAAAAGAGTGGGTTCTACGATGTGTGGAAACGATTGGCAGGATTGAAGGGAGTTTATCAAATAGAGTTTACTAAAGATGATTGTATCCGTTCTGGTATTGTTAAAAGAATATTGGAAAGATATGAATTGGAAGAGGAAATATATTTGGGAGAAAACAACGCATACGAAATATATGTTGATTATAATCCAGCCGTAGAGATATTGGATATAGAAGAGTACCAGTTTGTTGATGAAATACAATAATTTTTGTCAGTAAAATTTTAATAAAAGTAAAAAATAAAGGGGTAAAAATTTGGTAATTTCAATTATTTTTCGTATATTTGAAAGTACTAATGATTTACCCCTTTTATTATGAATAAAAAAGTTATTTGGATTGATATGGATGGTGTTCTGGTTGATTTTGGCGGACACGTTGAAAATATAATGAGAAACAATCCCCATCTAAACGAAGAATATGAAGGAAGAGAAGATGAAATTCCAAACATATTCAGAAACGCTCCCCCAATCGAAGGGGCAATTGAAGCAGTAAGAAAATTAGAAGAGAGTGGAAAGTATGAGTTGTATATCGCAACTGCAGCTCCGTGGGGAAATCCTTCTGCTGCTATGGATAAGAGATTATGGATTGTGGAGTACTTTGGTGAGTTGTTCGTTAAAAGAATGGCAATCACTCACTTAAAGAATATGTTGATTGGGGATTACCTAATTGATGATAGAACTAAGAATGGTGCAGGTGAGTTTAACGGAACTCATATTCACTTTGGACAAAACGGAACTGATTGGAGTGAAGTTTTAAGATTGTTACTATAATAAATGAGAACTAAAGAATTTAAATTACCAACTACACCCATAACCGAAAAAACATTTATTAGGCAAGGGTGGGAAAAGACTCATATTGGTGATAGGTATATTGATGATGAGGGATTTGAAGAAGATGCCGAAGAGTTTGAAGAGGATGGAGAGATAGAAGATGATGATGCATATTATTGGACACTCCCATTACCAAAGAGTAGAAGGGAAGACCCATATGCGGTTGTACTAACATCAAACGCAACTGATGAGTTAAGTGTTGTTAGAGAGTGTGGATTGCAAGATGGTTCGTTTATTGTTGAAATATTTGATTCAGATGGATTAGGATTATGTACAAACGAAGAAGAGTTAGAAGTATTGTATAGAGCATTAACAGGAGAAGAAATAGAAGATTAATTATGAAATTTGAAGAATTTAAAATGAATGCCGATTGGGAAGATTGGATGAAAAATATGTTCCATAGTTTTTATACAGAAATATGGGATGACCACGAATACGATAGATTTGGTATTGAAATTTCCGAAGGAGATGTTGTGGTAGATTTGGGTGCAAGTATTGGATTGTTTTCACAATATGCAGTTAGTAAAGGTGCATCAAAAGTATTTGCTTTTGAATGTATGGATGAAAGGTTTGAATTGATTAAAGAAAACATTTCAAATACGGATAAGATTACACCAATGTATGGATTGATTTCTGATAAAGCAGATGGTGATAACTACAATTTAGAAAGAATCTTTAAGGATTGTAATGTAGACCATATTGATTTTATGAAGGTAGATGTGGATGGTTATGAGTATCCGTTCATATTAAATGCATCTGATGAATTATTTAAGAAAGTAGATAAGTGGGCAATGGAAGTTCACATTTGGGGGATGTTTGATAACCGAGCAGATGAGTACATAAAGATGATGCAGATTATAGAGAAGTTCAGTAAGAATGGATATAAGGTAGCTTGTGAGCACGTTCATAAGAATACAAATCTTTATATGCTATACGCTTCAAAATAAATTTGGAAATATCAAAAAGTTTTATTATATTTGTAACATGAGAAATTATACTGAACAACAATTACAAGATAACTACGAAAAGTTCCTAAACTTTATTCGTAAAGCATTCGCTAACCAGCCGGAACGAATGGAGAAATTATTACATATGTATTCCGAAGAACAATTGGGTATGGAATTAATAATGGCGCCAGCAAGTGGTAAAGCTCATTTTCATTCTGCATATGTTGGTGGTTATATTGACCACGTTATGAATGTGTGTAAAAATTCAATAGGACAAATGAATCAATTTAAAGCCAATGGTGGTACTATTGATTTTGAGGTTGAGGAATTACTATTCGCAGCATTACATCACGACTTAGGAAAGTTAGGAGATTTGGGTAAACCATATTATGTAGAACAAGAATCAGATTGGCATCGTAAGAATCAAGGTTCCCTATTCAAACAAAATCCAAACATTAATTATTTTGATGTAACGCATAGAGCTTTATGGTTATTACAAGAATATGGGATTAAGTTTACCCAAAAAGAAATGTTGGGTATTATGTTGGCGGATGGTTTGTATAATAAAGGAAACGAAAAATACTTTATTTCATATGATGAAAACTTCCAATTAAAAACCGAATTACCATATTTGTTACATTGGGCAGACCATATGAGTTGCCGTATTGAAAATAGTGAATATAAGAATGGGGTTGTTTAATTTTTAGACAACCTTATATTTATATAGGATGGAGCTGGCCAGCACATCCTCGTATTATCCAAATGGAAATACAAACTTAACGCTTAAACAAGGTAAAAAAATGAAAAATCAAATCCAAAGGGGTTTCCCTATCCCCACATTTAGGGACGAGTTCTTCTCACCATTAGATACTTTATTCGATAAAGTATTATCGGAATCATTTCCTGAATTATCAAAGGAAATTGGTATCAACCCATTCCAACAAAATGCTTATCCAAAATGTGACATCATTAACTTTGATGACCGTATTGAGATTGTAGCAGAAGTTCCTGGTCTAACCAAAGAACAAATTACCATTGATGTAGATGGTGATGTAATTACATTAAAAGGAGAAAAAGCAAACAAAGCAAACGAAAAAGAAGGTGGTACATATCTTCGTAGAGAAGTTAAACGTTCATCGTTTCTAAGAAGTTTTACTGCTGATTCTAAAATTTTTGATTTAGATAATGTGAAAGCATCATTTGAAGATGGGGTATTGGAATTGCAGATACCAAAGAGGGAACCTGAACAACCAAAAAAGAGAACTATTACGATAGGTTAATAATTAAATAATATGGGAGTGGGTGTCAAAACTCACTTCCTTTTTATTTTCCTTATATTTATACTAAAGAATTTATATGAAACCCGAATACAAACAAAAGGCTCAAGAGAATTTAGAAGCTATTTCAAAGAGAGCAAAAGTTATTTCCGAAATGTTGCATGGTGAGAGACCGGCTAATGAGGAAGAAGCTAAGAGATTGGCAAGAGAGATTGAAAGATTAGTTGAACTTACTACAAACATAGTAGATTTATCATAATATATGAATTGGCTTAAAGTACTTTTGTTTATGGCTGCTACTGCAGTGGCTGGAACTGGAGCATACTTTTCGGTAACTGGTTTGGGTGTTCTATTTAGTGGAGCATCTACGGCTGTTATTGTTATGGCATCTGCATTGGAGTTCGCTAAATTAGTAACTGCATCATATTTAGAACAAAAATGGAGAGAAACCACATTATTTTTAAAAGTTTACTTAACATCAGCCGTATTTATACTAATGCTCATCACATCAGCTGGTATCTTTGGTTATTTATCTAATGCTTTTCAGCAACAAAATATCAAACTACAACAAGTAGATAGAGAAATTTTGGTATTTCAAACAAAAATTGACCAAAATACCGCTCAAATAGAGCAATTATCAACTCAAATTAGTGAATCAAACAAAAATCAGACAACAATATTGGGTAAAGGTAAGGTGAACAACCGACTTTTACGTTCAATTGATAACAGAGACCGTCAAATTAGCAAAATTAACAATAACATTGCCAAATTACAAGAAGATAACGCTAAAAACAACGAAGAAATCAACAAAATCCGGTTAAATAACTTGGATTTGGAGAAAGAAGTGGGTGGATTTAAGTTTGTTGCCCAAACATTTGATGTAGAATTGGATAAAGTAGTAAAATGGTTTATGTTTTTGATTGTTTTTGTGTTTGACCCACTTGCAATCGCTTTAGTGTTGGCATTAAACAAACTTTTAAAGGAAAATAAGCCAAAAATTGAAGAAAACGAACCTTTAGTGGAAAAAAATTACGAAGTTTACGGAGATAGTGGAAAAATTCCATCAATAAATGATATTTTAAGTGTTAATGTGGAAAATAATCAACAAATGGGTTTATATGAACCACCATTTGATAATCCATTAATAGATAATGAAGAAATATTTACCGAAGATGATAAGAAAGCATTAGAATCCGAAATCACCGATGAAATATTATTAAATCTGCAAACCGATTACTCAAAAAGACCGATTGATGTGGATGGTGATGGTACTGTTGATGGATATGATACCGATGGTGATGGTTTAATTAATATTATCAGAGCAGAGCACCCAAGTAGAGCTGAAGAGGTTAAAACAAAACTACCATACTATGCAAGGGGTGATTTTAATTGGTCTGATAGAAAAAATTGGATAAATGACCAAAATGCAGTGAACTATTGGATTAAGCATATTAAACAATCTCAATATCCTGAAGATTTCTCTGGAAAATCTTACTAAAAATTAGGATTTCTCATAAATAATTCGTATATTTGTTTTCATCATTCAAATAACACTATGAATTTAGGATACGCCTGTATCAATATGAGTTTAGGTAAGAACGTAACTACAAATCGTTCTATGGTTAAACGTACATTTAATGAAAAAGGTTTAGATTACGTTTCCGAACTTGCGTTAGCAAATTCTAAAGATGTACTCAAAATATTAGTGTGGAATAAGAACAATAATATAAAGTTCTTCCGTTTATCATCAGCGCTCGTTCCTTGGGGTGATGGCTTGGACCTAACAACCTTAAAAGACTATGATGAGATAAGTATCGCACTTCGTAGAGCAGGTGATTATGCTAAAGCAAATGGTATTAGAATCACATCACACCCCGGCCCCTTTGTAGTTCTAACTTCACCCAAAGAAAATGTGGTAGAAGCAGCTATTAAAGATTTAGAGTTACATGGTAAGATATTTGATTTGTTAGGGTTATCACAAACTCCTTATAACAAAATAAACATACATTGTAATGGTGTTTACGGAGATAAGTTATCTGCAATGGATAGATTTTGTGAAAATTATCTTAGATTATCCGATAGTGTTAAGAAACGTTTGACTGTTGAGAACGATGATAAAGCAACAATGTACAATGTAAAAGATTTAATGTACATTCATAATAAAATTAACATTCCAATTGTATTTGATTACCATCACCACACATTCAATACAGGTGATTTAACTGAAGAAGAAGCACTTAAACTTGCTATCGCAACTTGGGGTGATATTACGCCGGTTGTTCACTATTCAGAATCAAAAGCATTGCATGAAGAAAATAATAAACTAAAGCCACAAGCTCATTCAGATTATATCAAATCACTTCCAAATACATACGGATTGAACGTAGATATTATGGTTGAAGCAAAAGCTAAAGAGTTAGCAATATTACCATTTATTAAAAAGTAAAATGTACATACCTCAATTAACCGAAGTAAATCTATTTGACCCATTAATATTTAAATCACATTTTTATCAATGGGATTGGAAAAAAATAGAACCATTATGTGAACAATGGATAGGTGAGAAGCCAACAAAAATTTATTTAGAACAAGGAAATGCTGCAAGTTCTGTAGCTAATGTAAATGAATTGAGACCACATCAACATCCTGAATTTGCATCATTTTATAAATGGGTAAGGCCAATTGCAGATAATATAATGTTTAAAAAATGGAAATTATCAACAGGTTTTGATTATAAAATAGTTAATTCTTGGGTAAATGTACATGGTGAGGGTGGTATGACTGAAATCCACGACCACGGACCTACTACATTGGTTATAACAGCCTATTTAAATTTACCTGAAAATGGAGGGTTTATACAATTCAAAGACCCATTGGAATATCATCATGCACATTTAATAAAAGAATTTGATACTGAATTGGGGTCTTGGAGAACATTTCCTGCTAAAACAGGTGATGTAGTTATGTTTCCTGGTTGGTTACGGCATAGGACTGAAGCAAATAAATCAAAAGAAAAAAGATGGGTATTAACAACAAATATAAATTGTATTATAACAGATTAAAAAAATAAAATTATGGATACGAACACAACATTAAAAATTACACTAGGTACAATACTAATAGTGGGAATTATAGCAATTACAATAGTATCAATAGGATTTAGTATGAATAATAAAGATAAACCAATAGTTGCAATGAGTAGAGAAAACTATCAGATTCAAACTCATACAATAGATTCATTGACTAGAGTAGTTGATAGTTTAGAAATGGAAATACATTCACAAGCACAAAAGTTTGATAATAAAGAAAAAAAATACAAAGAAATCCTATTTGAATATGAATTAGGTATTGATAGAATCAAAAACTATCATCCAAAAGCATATGAGGATTTCCATAGGATATTAGCATATAGAGAAGATTATAGTAGAGAAGCAGAAATTGAAAACAAAAAAAGATTAAATGAATACAATAGATAAAAAGTATCAACAATTACTTAATGATATTATTGAATTTGGTGTAGAAAAAAAAGATAGAACCGGAACAGGTACTATATCAGAGTTTGGACATCAAATACGACATAAGATGAGTGAGGGGTTTCCATTACTTACTACAAAAAAGATGCATTGGAATTCCATTGTGACAGAACTCCTATGGTTTTTAAGAGGTGATACTAACATCAAATTCCTATTGGATTACGATTGCCACATTTGGGATGGTGATACATATAAGAACTATGTAAGTAAAGTTGAAGAATATACATCTACATTAAATGTTCCTAATGATATATCCGAATTTCAAGAAGTAATGGATTCAGTAGGAAACCAAATAAAGAGTAGTGTATTATCAAAAGAAGAATTCATTAAACAAATCAAAACCAATAATGAGTTTGCAAAGAAGTGGGGAGATTTAGGACCAATCTATGGTAAGCAGTGGAGACAGTGGCAAGGTTGGATGGATATTAATGGTAATGAAAAAGGTTCATTGTGGTATGACCAAATCCTACAATTAGTTCATTCCCTTAAAACAAATCCCGATAGTAGAAGATTAATGGTATCAGCTTGGAATGTAGCAGAGTTAGACCAAATGGTTTTACCACCTTGCCATTATGGATTTCAAGTTTATACAAGAGAATTAAGTTGGGAAGAAAGATATGTAATCTTGAAAAATAAAACAAATGAAGACCCGTTGAAGTATTCAAAATTAGATAATGGTGATTATGACCAGTATCCGAAAGAAATGACCACAAAATGGATGGATGAATTAAACATACCAACCAGAGCAATCTCTTTAATGTGGAATCAACGTTCAGTAGATACATTTTTGGGATTACCATTTAATATAGCATCTTATGCATTACTATTAGAGATTATTGCGAAAGAAGTAAATATGGTGCCGGAAGATTTGATTGGTAATTTGGGAGATGTGCATTTATATAAAAACCATATCGAACAAGCCAAAGAACAAATCAGTAGAGAACCATATAGTTTACCAACAATTCAAATCACCGAAAGGAATTGGTATCAGCACGAAAAAGTAAAAGAGAATTTAGGACCAAAAACATTTAGAGATATAATACTATCTTATAGACCTGATTGTTTTGAACTAATAGGTTACGAATCACATCCAAAAATTAAAGCACCATTATCAAATTAAAAAATAATAATATGAAAATTAAAAAAATTGAGCAATCGCCTGTTACAAAAGAAGATATTGCAAAGTATAAAGAATTGGTACAACATAGAGAAGGTATGATGCATACTGCTAATGATGTTGGAATGAATAAAAGAATTGTTACCTTTAGACCCGATACAAAAGATACCGAACTTACATTAGTAAATCCTCGTATTGTAGACGGTTCTGATAATGCAGTTGTTTATTTTGAAAAGGATAACTACAAAGATAAAATCCGCAAGACTGTTCGATTATCACATTTAGTTATTGAAACTGATAATTTGGGTAAGATGGAATTCAAATCAGATAAAACAAATTGGAAAAACGCAGATGAGTTTATGGAAGATGCTGGTTTATTTGAATCGGTTCATATTCAAAAACTAATTGATGCTATTGATGGTATTGAATTAACACATCCATCTCGTCAATACAAAGAGACAGTTAGTGTAAAGAAAAAGTTGGGAAGAAACGAAAGAGTTATGTTACAATCGCCTGAAGGTGAGATGGCATTTGTGAAAGCAAAACAAGCAGATTCATATTACCAATTGGGATATAGAGCAATTTAATTTATGGCAAAGTTAATATTTAATATAGATAACGATAACTTCAGAGAAGCATCAAACATAGAACTTGTTGTGCCGGATGATATGGATATTTGGGAATACAAAATAATGTGTACCCGATTAGCTTCCGCAATGGGATATACCGAATCAACTATCAAAAGAGCATTCGGAGAAGAGGAATACAATCACACCGAAGATGAGTTACGATTCAGAGAATTTTTAGAAATAATCAATGTTTACACCGGTTCACTAATAAACACAATATAATGAACGAATTAGAAAGACAAATATTATCATCACAAATTTTAGTAGAATCGTTGGCAGATATACTAATCCAAAAAGGAATTATGACTCAAGCTGAAATTCAAGAGTTATGCCAAGAAAGAGTTGATTCACTAACTTCAGAATTAAAGAGGGAACAAAAGAAGCAAGTAAAGAAAACAAAAACAAAACAATCCGATTCAGAGATACTTACATCAATGTTTATGGGTAATCAAATTGGGGAAGCATAAAAACTTTCCCAATAATTTGGTTTATTCAAAATAATGTTGTATCTTTGTAAGATATAAACAAATAAATTATGATATTGTTATATACAATCCTAACAATCTCCATTCTATTGAATATCCTCCTTTTTATAAGAGGAATGATATTAGTGAGACAAAACGAACAATTAGCAGATGCAGTTATCGAATCTGATAATGTGGTTGAAGAATCACAAGCAACATTAGAGAAGATGTTAGAAGAGATGAGAACCCTTGATATAAAAGGTTCTTTTGAAGCAGATGATGAAGTAGGTACTGTATTTACGGAACTGAAAGAACTCATCCAAAAATATAAAAACTAATCTAATAGATGCCAAGAAAGAAAAAAAGTAAAATATACTTTTCGCAAGATACCGAAAACGCAATTATAGAGTATAATAAATCAAAAGATTATGTAAGAAGAAATAGGATATATGTAGAAAGTATTCAGTATCCTTTTGAAAAGTTAGCAGAAAATATTCTAAACACATTTAAGTTCACATACTTCGATGTACCTAAAGCAGATGTTCAAAGAGAGGTGGTATCTACTCTAATTGAAAAAATACATATGTTCAAAGAAGGACGGGGTAAAGCGTTCTCTTACTTTAGTATTGTTGCTAAGAACCACTTAATCTTAAAGAACAACGGAAACTATAAAAGGTTTAAGAAAACTGCTTTATTATCCGAAATGCCGGAGACTTGGAATCCACCAAATGATTTTGAAGAAACTCAAGCAGGTGCAGAGTTTATGGAGTTCAGAGATTTAATGTTGGCTTATTGGGATAAACATCTAACAAGAGTATTCACAAAGAAAAGAGATATCCAAATTGCAGATGCAGTATTAGAACTATTCCGTAGAAGTCAATACATCGAAAACTTTAATAAGAAACATCTATATCTCCTTATTAGAGAAATGACAGATTGTAAGACACACTACATTACAAAAGTGGTAAACGAAATGAAGAAACATCAGACAAAGATGTTAAATGATTACTTAGACCACGGATATGTAAAGGATGAGAATAACGATTTTTGGGAAGAGGAATATTTATATGAAACGGAACAAATAGACGAAGATTAAAAATGGAAGATATAGCATCAATGTTTTTTCACAGTAGAACACAAGCACACGAATTTCATACGAAAGTAACTGGACCTGGTTCTCTTGCTATACATAACGCATTACAACAATATTACGAAGATGTAGTACCATTAATAGATGGAATAATAGAAGCATATCAGGGTATGTATGGTTTAATTTCTTACAAAAAAGTTGCAGGTGTTGATAATGATGCTACTAAAGAAAACATATTAAATTATTTTGATGATTTGATTAAGTTTTTGGAAACAAAAAGAAAAGATGAAAAACTACAAGTAAGTTGGATTCAGAATGAGTTGGATAATTTAGCAAAACTCTTATACTCAACTAAATATAAACTAACTTATTTAGGATAATAAAAAAATAAGAAATTACTAAAATTAAGGTGTTTGATATTTATATTCGGACACCTTTTTTTATGTCCAACTAATATGTTATAGAATTAAAAATTAAACTGGGGTCAATACCTATTTTTATGAAAAATAATGTAACATCAATTGGTTCAAACATTAGTGAGTTAGGTACTAACTTTCTATTGTTCATCGTATCTTCTATTGTAGCAATAGGATTATGTACTCAAGCATATTTTGTGTATCTTAACGTTTCTGGTAACAATGAAACTGCAAAAAACTTATCAACTAAATTTGATGAGAAGTTTAATGGATATTACAAAAACACACCTGGTAATATATTCTATAATGATGATAGTATATACTATATGGAAGAAAATGAAGTGTGGGTTGATGGTGTAACTAATCAGGTTAAGATTGGTAAGTTAGCCGGAAATCGTAATTTAGAATTTGGAGTTAAAAACATATTAGAAGAATATATCCAAGAAACAGGATATGCTCTTACTGAAAACGCAAGTAAAAAAATTAAAGTTGAGATAATCTATTTAGATGTACTCACAACAAAAAAGAACATATCGGTTTTTCATAGTAATGAAGAAGAGGTAGTTATTCGTTTACGTGGAATGTTATATAAAGATGGTAAAAAAGTGAAAGATGTTATAGTGGAGGAATCATCATCGGAAGTATCAATGTCAACGCTGATAGTAGACGGTGGTGGTAAGTTCAATCAAACTTCTTTAAGCAATGCGCTGAAGAAAGGTTCTGGTAAACTTATTACTAAACTATTTCAGTAAATGAAAAATTTCTTATTGGCTCTGGTACTATCACTAGTATCATTAACATCTTTTGGTCAATTAATCATTAACCAAGAGGTAACTAACTCTAAACCTTATAGAGTTGGTGATACACTAACGGTAAGGTATAACGTTATTAAAGGAACTACAAACCCTAGATTTCTTTGGATGCGTTATCAATACTCAAACAAACACCTACAAAAATTAGGTAATACTGTATTCTCACAAGGAGCAACTGCACAAAATTTTGAAGCAACTTGGCCCAACTATATGTTCACACAAAACCCAGCAATTGGAGTTGGTGAATTGGATAAACAATATGGTTCAACCCCTTGGAACTATACCGCAAACAATGATTGGATAGCGAAGCAATTTACAACACAAAGAGCAGATGCGGTAATTGATGGTTTGTGGGCAACTGAAAAGTACATCTTATTAGAAAACTCAACATATCAAGCAATACACAAATTGGATTTAGCAACTGCAAATGGAACAAACGATGCGGCAATTACACCAATTGGTTCTCAAGTTCTTCAATTATCATTTGCTGATGCAGATGTAAAGCACGTATCGGCATTTAGAGTAAGAGTTGGATATCCAGCTAACTTTCCAATTACTTCATTATCAGTATTAATCCAACCATTAAACACAGATGGAACTACCAATTTTACTGCTCCACAAATAGCAAAGAAATCATTAAACTCAGCAGGAATTGCAGATTTTGAACAATTTAATATTGGTGATAAATTTGGTGTATATATTGTTCCAACTACTGGAGCAGATTATCTAAACAATGTAATAACTGTTACCGATGCTTATAGAGCATTTTTAGCAGTAACCGATGTTGGATTAAATGGAACATCATCCGTATTTCAATATCCTGCAATTGAAAAAATGATTGGTAATGTAACAATTGGAGATGGTGATTTTAACAACAACGATGCTTACTATTTATTTGCACATATTTTAGGACAAGATGTGACAGCAAAAGCAAACATAACTAAACAAAGTGCAAATCCATTACGATTTATATCAGTAAAACAATCAGTATATCCTACTATTACAAATGCAGCAACTAACAATTCAGTAAACATAACATCTGCAAATCAAACTGAAATATTCTCTTATGCATTTAGTGGTGATTTGGACTTCTCTCATTCATCTAACCCAGCTATACCAATAACAAATAGTGTAGGTGGGCAAGGAACAATGAATAGAACGATAACTAATAAAGGAATATATTCAAATCAATTAGCTGGAAATGCAACATTAAGTTTATCATCTAAAATTGAAAACAACAAAGTTATCCTAAGTGGTAACTTAACGCAAGCTGGATTAGCAGGTTTGGAAGTTATTTTGAAATATGATAATTCTAAATTAACTTTGGATGGTATTGTATTTGATGCGGGTTCATCTATAACTAACTTCTCAACGGATAAAGATGGTAGATTAACGTTTGGTTCAATGGACCAAATTAAAACTGCTAGAATCAAAACGGGTACACCATACAAATTAACTTTCACATCCAATGTTCCCTTAACAAATACTGCAGGTTTATTTTATACTGAATTAGCAGATGCAGTTGATGGAAACGGAAATAAGATTGGATTAAATGTAGAGTAATGAGAAAACTGCTTGTTGTAATATTAATATTATTATCCAGTAGTATATCCATAGCACAATCCATTACACAACCAACCGCTAGAAAGTTTGAATTAAACCTAAGTGGGCAGGCGTGTAGTGGATTTGTTTTGAATGGATTTACTTCTACTGATATTTTGTTGGCATCCATAGGGTTTATTAATCCACCAGCAGGTACAACATTCAATTTAACCACAACAACGGGATTATCACCCGCATCTGGATTTACTTTAAGTGGTAATAAAAGTAAATTAGTTTTTACGGGTACAATGGCAAACATAAACAATGCATTGGCAACCTTAAAAATAAATACGGGTGCAACTGCGGGTAGTGTTCAGGTATCCGTATCAGCAACTATAAATCCAACTGGGTTTTATTATAATCCAATAAACGGACACTTTTACAAACCTGTAACAACCGGTGTTACCTATACTGCAGCTAGAGCGGCAGCATTAACAACAACATTCAAAGGACAAACAGGATATTTGGTAACAATTACTTCTGCTGATGAAAATTCTTTTATATTTGTTAATGTACCACAAGCTAACATATGGTTTGCGGCAACGGATGAAGTAACGGATGGAACTTGGGTAATCGATGCAGGACCTGAAAAAGGAACTGTAATGAAAACATCGAATGGGCAAACTGCCGGAAACAGACCTGGTGTATATAACAACTGGGCAGGTGGTGAACCCAATGGATACAATCATAGTGAGGATTATGCAGTAACTAATTGGAATGGGCAATCAACTTGGAATGATTTATCAAATAATTGGAGTAACCCATACATAATTGAATATGGAACTTGGACTAATCCAGATTCACAAACATTTACTGATTTTTATTCAGCAAACGTAATAAACCCCATAGACGTACCATCATCAAAAGTTAATTTTTATTTTGGTGGTAATATAAATCCATCACAATGGTCTATAAAAGCATATACTGCAAATGGTGTAACTCCTGTTAGTACAACTACTGGTTTAACTTTGGGTGCAAATGGCAGTGTGGTTAATACAACGGATTTTGTTAAATCTAAAACTGATATGGTACTATATTTATCAAAACTACCATCCGCCACTTTAACAAGTCTATATGGTAGTGTATTAACTGTTGGTGATGCGTATTTGGCATTTCAAGAGTTATCTGATAGAGGATTAACTGGAACTGAAAGTAAAGCATTTACAAGTGGAGTACAATTTTTAAATGGAGATGTAGATGGTAACAATGTATTTAATGAAATAGATTCCTACAAAATATTACAACACGTTATAGGTAGTACACCAATTGTTTCTACTTGGAGTGAAAGTAATTTATTTAGATTTGTAAAAAAATCTACATTCGATGGTATAACTAAAGCAAATTGGGCAACAACCAATACACCATATTCAGCAATTTATCCTTTGGCAGTTAATGCAACTATAAATGATTATGTGTACGATGTGGTGGTGGCATTAAAGGGTGATGTAAACCTTTCACATACAGTAGCACAAAATAGACCTACTACTCAAAGTACAAATCGTACAATGAATTTAAGTATGCCTATGGAAGTATCAACCTATGTATCAAGCGAAATAGTGGATGGTAAGGTAGTAGTAACTATAAAAGTTAATACATTGGGGCAATTGGTAAAAGGGATTCAATTAAAGTTAAACTATGATAGTGATATTTTAAAATATGAAAATACCGAATATACAACTTCTGGTAATCCTTTAAACTTTTCAAATGATATTGGCAACTGCATAAGTTTTGGTTCTTTAATTTATAATAGTAATGGTTTATTAAACAATAATACGGAATACAAATTAACATTTACACCAAAAGAAGTCATAACTAATACAATTGGTTTAACATCAATTGAGGGAATTGATGCGGTAAATGTGAGTGGTTCAACTCTTAAAATTAAAAACTTATAATGAAAAAGTTTATAATTACTCTTATCTTTATACTTACAGTACAAATGTGGGGATATTCTCAAACTGTATCAATACCGGATACTATGCAACTATCCGCAAAGGAATTATTTGATGAAAGCGATGATTGGAATGATTTGGGTATATTAGAATCTTATATTGATTTTTCAAAAGATGTTCTATCATCATCTAATCTATCAGTTGGTATAATTGGAAGGCAAGTATCAACTACTATAAATTTAGGATATAGTAAGTGGTCTAAAAATGGTATGTATGGGCATTCATTTTCAACATCAATAAATCCAATATGGAAATACTATGGGTTGGGTTATGGATTTAGTAAAAATACGGATAAAAGAACAACAACTTTACAATCATTTTATTCAACCGATTTTGATTTTCAAAAAGATATTAACCTTTCATTCATAGATGTTTATAGAACTAAAAAGTGGGGAACATTTGGATATAGTTTAATAGCATCAAAAACATATTGGGGTTCTTATGAGGGAGAGTGGGAAGGAAAATATACAGTAGATTCGGATGGCAACTTTTTGGATTTGATATATCCAACAATTCCTGCATCATCTCAATTAACTTATAAAGGAATGTTGATGTACACTTATACATTTAAAACAAAGATGGTTGATATATCGCCACAACTATTTGGTATGAGTGATGTTTATGTAGATTTTAAAGATGGTACTGAATCTGATTTGGCTTATGTAAATGATTTCAATTTAGACTTGTATTATGGTACATCTTTGGATTGGAAACTAACTAAAAGATTCGTATTGAATACTAACATTAGATTTAATAAGACTTGGGATAAATTATCAAAATCCGTTGGTTATAAAAAGAGTAACCCAATAATGTTTATGATTGGAACAAACTTTCAATTTTAAGGTATGAAGTGGAGTAAAATTATAATTTGGTGTTGTGTACTTTCTATAATATCTTGTCAAAATGAATATATAGTAGAACCACAAATAATTGATATTTTTAAAGTAGAACAATCTACTCTATCAAATAAAAGTGAAATTAGTTTTAATGTGCAAAAGGAAGGGATATACATTGTAACTATGGTAGATAAAAATACCAATCAAGTTCTAAGTAGAGAAAAAATAAAATGTATTATAGGTAAAAATAAAATAAAGGTTTATACGAAAACAATACCAAGTCAATATTTATATTTGACATTGGAAGATAGTTTTGATAATCAGTTAGGAAAAACAACAATAACAATAAAATAAAGATGAAAAAAGTATTAGGATTATTAGCAATGATTTGCATAGTTGCAAGTTGTACCAATGAAGATTTGTTAGTACCAACAACAACGGAAGTAACTGAAAAATTACAAATAGTTGGCAATATGGGTATTAAAGTAGAAACTCCATTTGTAAAAAATGAAGTTGCTATGAATGTAAAAGCTGAAACTGCTGGAACATATGTAGTAAAGATATTAAACATAGCAAACAAATCAGTATCAAAAGAAGAAGTAACTATAAAAGCTGGTAACAATCTATTAAAGATTTATGCAAACGCTTTACCATCTTCAGCATATAGAATTGGTCTATTCGATTTAGAAGGAAACTTACTTGGGATAGCAGATTTTAACAAGTTATAATTAAAACAAATATAAATAAAGAATAAAATGTCAGAGGAAACAGAAAACTCAGGAGGCGGTTCATTAAAGAGTATTTTAATTGGACTTGCTAGCACAGTCGCATTGGGAGTTGGTGGTTATGTAACCAAACAACTAACAGGTGAAAAAGATGAGCCGGCAGCTGCAACATCAGCACCAGCACCGGTAATCAACATTACCAATTCACAAACGCAACAACAATCTGCTGGTGGTAAAACTATAATCATCAACAAAGGTGGTAATGGAAACGGAGCAGCAGCGCCAGCAGCAGCACCAACTCCTAAACCAAAGAAAAAAGAAGGAGACGAGTTCAAAGAAGAAAAACCACAATGGTAATATAGTATGGAGAATCAACAACCGGATGGATTTAAGCAACTCTTAAATCAAATGATGAAACGCAGGTGGTTAATTACATTAATTGTGTTAATTACTTTTATGTTTACTACATTTGGAATTATGATTTCTATTCATATAGATACGGCTGTTGGACAAGAATGGAAAGAATTATTATTACTTTTATTAGGGGCATTTATTGGTTCTTATGGTAAGATTATAGATTACTGGTTTTCTGATACTGATAAAGATAAGATGTTAGTTCAGAAAATGGATGAAGAAGATGGAGTATCTCTTTCAAATACCGGTGGAGCAGCAGAATCATCGGAAGAAGAATTAGGTTAAATTTTATAATAATAAGTTACACCCAAATACGTTTTAATAATTGGTTATATTAAATAACAATTAAATAAAAGATTATGGGATTTTTTAAAGAATTATTCAGCGATGACAATCAAATAAATGAGAAATCGGTAGTTGGATTCGCATCATTCGCAGTAATGGTAATATGTATCGCTGTTGATTTAGTAACCGGATATATTGGAAAAGAATTAGTGATTAACGAATATGTGTTTAACGCATTTCTAACACTAACATTGGGTTCATTCGGTATTGGTTCAGTTGATAAGTTTATCAACAAAAAAGCTGAAAATGATAAAGCTAAAATTGAAGCAGATAGTTCATCCGATGAGGAAGAGTTAGGATAGTACAAAAGGGAGAAAGTTTTTTTCTCCCTTTTTTTTATATTTATACATAAACAAAAACAAAATTATGTATGAAAAAATTATTGCTATTATTAAGTTTATGTTCGTTAAGCAGTGTTGCAGTAGGACAAACGGTAGGAAAAACTCAAACTGAAAACTACAAAGCATCATTTGAAACGAAGGTTGACATTAGTGAGTTGATGGACTATGATGGACCAACAATTCCAGTACAAATCTTAAAATGTGGAATCAGCGATGAAATTTTGGAACAGTATCCGGAACTTAAAGAAAAGAAGGTGGGCCTTGGTGTTGCTAATATATCTATGGAATACCTTGAAAATCTCAATCGTTTTACTTTTACTGAAGATAAGACGGAGTTAAAGAACAGAATGGTTGCTCAATTCAAAGCATCCCAATCTGGTATCTCTCAGGACAAATTAGATGGTAGAGGTAAAATTCGTTTAGCACATTACTTTGTTACAATCGAAGTATATGATTTCTCCGTTTCCGAAGATGAGACAGTTAATCTAAAAGATGGAGTAAAGAATAAGATGGTTACTCGTCTGGGTTTGCAAGTTCGTTTTACTGATGCTGAAACCGGAGAGGTATTTGGCGCAAGTGGTTTGGGTGAAGCAACTACAACCAGAGAGTTATCTTTAATATCCGATGCAACAATCGATGATGTTAAATTTAACCAATCAACAATCGGAACATCTACAAAGAAAGCATTAGATATTGCTTGTAGTAGAATTCTTCTTCGTATGATAAAGAAGGGGAAGTTCCCAAAATGATAAATTATGACTAAAAGAGAAGTATTATATAATGCTAGTTTAGCAGTATTAGCATATTCAAAAGAAGAGCAAATTAAGTGGAGTGATTATGGGTTAGAGTTAGTGAAGTGGATTCACAACGATAAATCAGATACACAGGGATTTGTAGCAACGCGGGATAAAGCAATCTATGTTGTGTGGAGAGGTAGTGAATCAAAGAAGGATTTTCAAAATGATGCTTCAATTGATAAAGTACCATTTATAAACGATGGAGAGAAAGTACACATTGGATTTAAATATTGTTGGGAATCGGTAGTGGGTGATACCTATGATGCAATCGATATTGCAATAGAAAACCTACAAGGAGAAACTACGGATATTGTAGTTTGTGGACATAGTTTGGGTGGAGCAATAGCAACATTGTATGCACACTCAATTAAGAAACACTATCCACATTACAACATTAAATCCGTAACAATTGGAAGTCCAAGAGTTGGCAACAAAACATTTAAGGACAATTACGATTCATATGAGATTGATACTTTGAGAGTGGTACACAATAACGATTTGGTAACACATACACCATACATTAGATTTTATCACGTAAACTATCAATTAAGATTAGATAGTGATGGTAATGTATTAAAGAGAGATACATCATTAAATGCATTATGGTTATACCTTAAAGCAATATTTTCAGGTAGTAATATCAAAGACCATATGGGTGATGGGTATATGAAAGCATTACAAAATTGGGTAACAAAATAATATATGTCAACAATAAGGGTTACATTATATGAGGATGAAGAAGTATTAGTGGAATGTGATTATCTTTTCAATAGAACTAAAGTTGCTATGCATATAAGTTTTAATGAAGAAGTATGGTCACATTCTTTTTTTAAAAGAATGAAATATTTATATATTGATATTCTTCAAAACTTTAAGAATGAGGGTTATAACGAAATATACGGAGCACCCCCAAACGGAAATATTAAAGCAAAGAAATTAGCACAAATGTTTGGATTCAAAGATTTTTTTGAAAACAACGAGTTATATTTAATGAGAATGGAAATAAACTAAACAACTAAAATTATGGGAAGTGCTGGAAAAGCAATTGAAAACGCATTTGTAGATGCGGGAAATGCAATTAACGATAATGTTATTAAACCAATCGCAGATGTAGTAGTAGATGCGGGAAATGTGATTAATGATAATGTAATTCAACCAATCGCAGGTGGTATAAACACTGCAATAGGTAGTGTAGAAGATGCATACAACTATTCAGTAGCATTTGCTACCGATAGTGCACATAGAGTAGAAAGCGCAGCTTGTACTATTGCAAGTACTACTGAAGAATTTGCAAAGGTAGGATTCGATGTAACTCAAAACGAATTTGTTCAATTATCTAAACAAGCCGAACAACAAATTGTTGCAGGTGTTGAAATAGTGGCAGCAGGTGCAGTAGCTGCATATAATTGGGCAGATGCAAATGCTTGTACAATTGGAATAACTGCAGCAATCTCTACGGGTTGTGTTTTAGCATTTACACCGGCACAACCTGCTGGAGCAGCAACTTCAACTACATTATCATTGATGGCTACGCCGGTTCTTTACGTTGCAGATATGGCAGCTAAAATGGCAGTATCAACGGCAATGGGTGTAATAGTGGCAGATGGATTTTTAGCAATACCTGGTGTTGGTGGAAATGTTGACCCACAATTATTAAGAAATGTATGTTCAAATTGTATCTATTATAGTTTAGATTCAGCTGCATTATGGGCAACGCCTGCTGGAGTTGGTATCGCAATAGGAGCTGCAGTAGCACCAGTTGTTGCATCTTTGGTATGTACTAGAACTTGTCCTAATGGATTCAGTAAAGCATTGGGTGCATAATACAAACTTAACAATTTGATAATATTAAAAGTATAATTTTATTAAGGTAGTTTCCTATATATTGGTGAAAATTAAAACATCAATATGAGGAAACTACTTTTATTATTAACGTTACTAATTCCCATAATATCCTTTTCACAAACCTTATCGGGTAAAACAAAATCAAATAAAGAAGAACTCATTGGAGTTACAATTTGGCTAACTAACAAAAATACAAATAAAAAAATTGGAAGTACATCTGATATCGAATCCAAATATCAATTCCAAAATGTAGTAGCTGGAAACTATTCAATCAAAGCATCATTTGTTGGATATAAAGAATATACAAAAGATATTACAATTAATGGAGATACCAATTTAGATATCCTAATTGAAGAAGATACAAAAGTATTGCAAGAAGTTGTAGTAAAGCAAGTAGCAAAGAAAGAAACTGCAACCGCACTTATCAATACACTTAAAGCATCTTACATTGTAGCAGATGGTTTATCAATCGAATCAATAAAGAAAACACCAGATAGAACTGTTGGAGATGCACTTAAAAGAGTTAGTGGTGTAACAATCCAAAACGATAAGTTTGTTTTAGTTAGAGGTTTAGCTGATAGATACAACTCGGCTCTACTAAACAAATCAATCCTACCATCAACCGAACCCGATAGAAGAGCATTCTCATTTGATATTATACCAACATCACTAATAGATAATATTATCATCAACAAAGGAGCATCGGCAAACCTACCGGGTGATTTCGCAGGAGGTTTGGTACAAATTACAACAAAGGAAGTTAGTGGTGATTTCTTAAATGTATCATTGGGAGGAAGTTGGGGTTCACTATCAACGGGACAGAATTTTAGATTGGTAGACCCAATACAATTCCCATCAACGTTCCCATCAACAAACGGATATAGGATTGCTGGATTGGGTGATAGAAGAGCATACACTAAACTAATAGGTTCGCCACAATCCGAAGAGTTTTCATCTATTCCAAACTTAAATGGTAACTTATCATTTGGTGTTGTAAAAAACAAATGGAACATCTTATTCAGTTCAACAGCAAGAAATACATATTCAGCTAATACAACCGAAAGAATCGATTATCAATCATCAACTGAATTAGCATACAATTACAAAGACTTAAATTACTCAAATGTACAATCTCTAAATGGATTATTGAACATAGTTTATTTAGGAGAGAATCGTTATAGTTGGAAAACACTTGCTAACTACCAAAACGAAAAATCATTTTTAAGTAGAGTTGGTGAGAACTATGATAATGTTCAGTATGTAGATAGTAAATCATCCAACTCAATTCAAAAGTTAGTATTCAATACACAATTTGAAGGTAAGATTAAAACATTGGATTTTAATGTAGGATATAATCTTATGTTGAGAGACCAACCTGATTATAGAGTAACACCTTACATATCATCTTTATATACATCAACACCTTATTCAATAGCATGGAGAGATACCTATCGTTTTTGGAGTGTAATGGATGAAAACTCATTCAATGGGGGATTAAACAAATCCATAGGAGATATTCGTTTAGGAGTGGGTTACTTGAAGAAATTGAGAAACTTCAAAGCAAGAATATTCAGATACGAATCAATGGATTTATTAAATGAGATTACAAACAACACCGATAGATATACTGCCGATTTTGATTTGGCAAATGGATATGTGATGTATGAAAAAGAAATCAATGACCTAAAAGTAAATACAGGTTTTAGAACAGAATACAATTTATTCAAAGTTCAAACATCTGATTTTAGTGGACAACGGATTTCAGTAGATAGAGAGTATTTGGATTTACTCCCATCATTAAACGCAACATATTCAACATCAGAAAAAACAAAGGTTAGATTATCGGTAAGTAAAACATTAGCAAGACCAGAGTTTAGAGAGGTAGCTAATTTTGCGTATTATGACTTTGTTAGAAACGCACAACTATTAGGAAATCCAAACTTACAAAAAACGGATATATTCAATTCAGATATAAAGTTCGAGTTGTATCCTAAATCAGGTGAGAATATATCAATCGGTTTTTTTGGTAAGAAGTTCTTCAATCCAATTGAGCAAGTTGTAGCAGATGGTTCAGTTCCATCAAATCTATTATTAACATATAAAAATCCAAATGAAGCATTGGTATATGGAGTTGAAATTGAACTTCGTAAAAAATTAAATGATTGGTTAGATTTATATTCAAACACATCATTCATCAATTCGGAAGTTGATATAAATGGAATTAAAAGACAATTGCAAGGACAATCAAACTATGTAGTAAATGGTGGATTGAACTTACATAAAAACAACAATACGTTCAACATATCATACAATAGAGTTGGAGATAGAATATCAGCAGTAGGATTTCAAGGATACCCCGATATATTTGAAAACTCTCGTGATGTAGTTGATATTGTTATTCTTCGTAAAATTAAAAACGGAGAAATTAAATTAGCAGTATCGGATATATTCAGACAACCATTTGAGTATTACCAAAAACCAAATAGAACTTTAATTAAAACAAACAACGAAACAACAGTTTCACTAACACTAAATTACAACCTATGAAAAAATTATTAGTATTGTTCGCAAGTTTAACAATCTTTGGATGTTCTAAAGATTTGGGTGGAGAAGTTACACCAATCAATGTACCAACCTCAACAACTTTGAGTGGTAACATCACATCAACTACAACTCTTACATCGGATAAAGAGTGGGTATTAAAAGGATATGTTTATGTAACCGATGGTGCTAAACTTATCATTCAACCTGGCACAACAATCAAATCTGATATAAGTGAGAAAGGTGCATTGTGTATTGAAAGAGGAGCACAAATTGTAGCAGAAGGTACTGTAGCAAAACCAATCATATTCACATCTGGTAGACCTGCTGGAGAAAGAACACCTGGTGATTGGGGTGGTATTGTAATATTGGGTAGAGCAAAAACCAATAGAACGGCAGAACCAACTATCGAAGGTGGTATCGGAAGACCTTATGGTGGAACAAACGATTTAGATAATAGTGGTGTTCTAAAATATGTAAGAATTGAATACGCTGGAATTGCAGCAATGCCAAACTCTGAAATCAACGCACTAACATTGGGTGGAGTTGGTAGTGGAACAATTATTGAGAATGTTCAAACTATCTACGCTAACGATGATGCATTTGAATTCTTTGGTGGAACTGTAAATGCTAAAAACTTATATGCATATGGAACTGCGGATGATGATTATGATTTTGATTTTGGATATAGAGGAAAAGTATCTTTTTCAGTATCAAAGAGAGACCCACAATTCGTAGATAATGGTGATGCGGGAAATGGTGTAGAGTGTGATAATGATGGAACAGGTTCAACAGCAGAACCATTTACACATCCTATTTTAGATAATATGATTTTAGTTGGGCCTAACGATGCAACATCTTTAGCAAACCACAATTTAGCAATGAGATGGAGAAGAGCAACTCAATTTGAGGTTTACAATTCTACAATCATTGGATATATGAAAGGTGGTTTCTCAATGGAAAGTAATGAAACTGCACAATTCTACAAAGATGGTGTAAGTAAGTTTCAGAACAATAAAATTGGTTCATACAACTTATTAAACTTTATCAGTAAGGCAACTACTATTATTACATCGGATGTAGTTAAAACAAAAGCATTAAGTGAAGGTAATACTGAAATAACTTTAACTCCAACCGAAATAGAAACCTTATCTAAACCAATTTGGACAGCAGGTTGGACTAAATTCCCAACGAAAGGAAACTAAAATGAAAGATAAATTAACTATCATCATCCCATCAAAAAACGAAAGCGATACTTTATATGATTGCTTACAATTTTTGTATAATCAAACGGATATAGATGGTTTTAGAGTTATAGTAGCAGATATATCAGATGACCCATATTCGGTTGGTATTTTATATAAAGCAAGAAGTAATTTCAAAGATAAATTAAAAATTGAAGTAATAAAAGGTGGGTATCCATCGGAAGGTAGATTGGCAGGTTCTAAACTTGCCAATACTCCTTACATTCTGTTTTTAGATGCAGATGTATTTCTTACAAACCATAGTTTGTTAAGTGATATATTCAAAAAGTTGGAAACAACAAAGATAGAACTATTAACTACACCATTTCAAACTTCTAAAAAATGGAATTGGGTGTTTCGTATTTTTGATATATTCCAATGGTTGAGTGTAAAGATAAACTCACCATTTGCAGTAGGTGGATTTCAGTTATGGGATAGACAAGCATATTGGAAAGTAGGGGGATATAAAAAAGATGAATTGTTTGCGGAAGATTATTCACTTTCATCAAAATCAAATCCAAAGTATTTTCATATACATAAAACAAACGGAGTTTGGACATCACCTCGTAGATTTCAAAACAAAGGAGTATTCTATATGGTTTCTTTAATGATGCAAAGTTACATCAACAGAAATAATCCTGAATTTTTCAAACAACATCACAATTATTGGGTTTAATTATGGGCACTATATTTCCTTTTCTTTTTGGATTTGCAGTTGTTATAGCAGGTTGTATTGTTATGATGATTGTAGACCAAATTTCTAAAAAAAGATAATGTACAAATATATCATAGTATCAGATTTACATTTAGGTACTAAACATAGTAAAGCAAAGGAGTTCTTACAATTCATAGAAGAGAACCCATGCGAACAACTTATTCTCAATGGGGATATAGTTGATGGATGGGCATTGCAAAGAGGAACTAAATGGAGAACATCTCACACAAAGGTAATTGCTAAACTAATAAAACTATCCACAAAGCAAAAGGTAGTTTGGATACGGGGAAATCACGATGATTTTCTTAAAGATTTTATTGGTACTAATTTGGGTAATATAAAAATCAGAGAAGATTATATTATTACCGCAGATAAAAGATACTTCATATTTCACGGAGATATTATAGATGTATTTATTACAAAATACAAATGGTTATCACAAATAGGAGCGGTTGGATACGATTTTGCTTTATTACTAAATGACGTGTATAATTGGTATCGTAAGTGGAGAAATCTACCTTATTATTCAATATCACAAAGAATAAAAGAGGGTGTTAAAATAGCAACCAATTATGTTAATGATTTTGAAACAACCGCAATCCGAATGGCAGGTGATAAGATGTGTGATGGTGTTATTTGTGGACACATTCACCAACCCGCTGACAGAATGATTGGTAAAAAACACTATCTCAATTCAGGAGATTGGGTTGAGAATATGACAGCAATCTGTATAAATGATAACAATAATATAACAATTAAAAGAATATAATTGTGATATTTATATATACAAACTAAACAAATAAATGTCATCCTCAAAAACTCTGTTTATATTAAAAAGAAAACAAAACTATAATCTTTCAACCGATTATAGTGTTGGATTAAGCACCGGCCTGTACAATTCGGCTCAATTTATGAATCAAATGCTATTAGATGGCGGGTTTGATTCTCAAATGGTAGTTGTAAATGATAATAACGATATAGATAGAGAAGTAACTCTACACAAACCAACCCACGTTATTATTGAAGCTCTTTGGGTTGTTCCATCTAAATTCGAAGTTCTTTGCAAATTACATCCAAACGTTAAATGGGTAATTCGTTTACATAGCGAAATACCATTTTTAGCAAATGAAGGAATGGCAATGGATTGGATTGGGGAATATAGTAAATTTGATAATATTATTATTTCTTGCAACTCACCACAAACTACCAAAGATATTGAGTTTTATATGAGTACAAAATTGGGTATTAAAAAGAATATAGCTTTTTTACCAAATTTTTATCCACAACAATATAAAACTAAATCATTCAATAAGAAAGGTGATACGATTCACATAGGATGTTTTGGTGCAATTAGACCTCTAAAAAATCATCTTATACAAGCATTTGCAGCAATTAAGTTTGCAGATGAAATTGGTAAAAAATTACATTTCCATATCAATTGCGATAGAGTTGAACAAAAAGGAGAACCAATATTAAATAACTTAATAAGTATGTTCAATCATTTAGAACATAAAGGTCATAAGTTAGTTCATCATGAGTGGAGTGTTAGAGAGCAATTTATTCAATTATGTTCTACGATGGATATTGGAATTCAGATATCATTTAATGAAACTTTTAATATTGTAGGAGCTGATATAGTTTCACAAGGAGTTCCTTTGGTATCTTCACCTGAAATCCCTTGGGCTAATTCATTATTTACTGCAAGACAAACTAATACTGATGATATTGTAGATTCACTATTATGTACTTACGCATATCCAAAAATAAATGTATTATTAAATCAAAGAGGTCTTGAAAAATATACAAATAAAACAAAACATATTTGGTTTAAGTTTTTCAAATGATATTTATATCCGGTTACACTTTTAAATATAAATCGGATATGATTGAAAAAGTTAAAAGTTTTATTAAGTGTATTATTCATATTCTGTCTAGCTTCCAAAGCTAACGGACAAACAACATTTACACAAACATTTATAGATAAGTGTACTGGAGAAGTAAAACTCGCCACCACTACCTATGTCAATGGAAATGCCTTTGTATCATTCTATGACCAAATGAAAGTATTCTCACCCGAAGAAGTTCAAAGTGGTGCAATGAAAATTTGGTTACAAGCAGTTTACCTTGCTTATGCAAATAAGACTTGTGCAACTGCAACGGTAGTTCAACAAACCATTCAACAAACGGTAAACCAAGCAGTTCAACAAGCAGCATCTCAAGCGGCTCAACAGGCAGCAGCTCAAGCCGCATCACAAGCAGCAGCTCAAGCGGCTTCACAAGCAGCAGCTTCAGCCGCACAATCGGCAGCAGCTTCGGCAGCTCAATCAGCGGCAAGTTCAGCTGCATCATCTGCTGCTTCTTCTGCGGCAAGTTCAGCGGCAAGTTCAGCTGCATCATCTGCCGCTTCTTCTGCGGCTAGTGGAGCGGCTTCATCGGCAGCTGGTTCTGCGGCTAGTGGAGCAGCAGCTTCGGCAGCCGGAGCGGCAGTACCACCACCCCCACCAACTCCATCCGCACCTGCTCCTAGCGCTCCGGCTCCTTCTGGTGGAGGTTCACCTACCCCATCATCAAATAGTTCTTCTGGTGGAGGAAACGGAGGTGGTAGTTCATCACCAAAAGCAGAAGCAAAAGCTGAGGCAAAAGCTGAGGCAAAAGCCGAAGCTAAAGCTGAATCAAAATCGGAAAGTAAGAGTGAATCTAAATCAGAATCCAAATCCGAATCCAAAGAAGAAAGTAAATCCGAAAGTAAAAGTGAGGAAAAGAAAGAAGAATCAAAATCGGAATCTAAAAAAGAAGAAAAGAAAGAAGAGAAAAAGGAAGAGAAGAAACAAAAAGCAGCACCAATAAATCCATTATTATTGGCATCGGATTTAAGTGTAGTAGAATCCGAACCTGGTAGTTGGCAGGCAATCCTATCAACTGGTGTATCTCGTTCATCAATGGCTGGAGATGAAAGTTATTCAGCTAGTTCAATGATTTGGAGTAATCTAAAACAATTTGCCCTAAGTGGTGGTTATACTAAGATGAACTTCAAAGATGGAGCATTACATTCTATGAACTCATACTCACTAACTGGTGCATATTTGGATAGAACCTATATGAGTTTAGTTGGATTGACAGTAATAATACCACACCCAAAGATTGGAGTATATGGATACAATGTTGGTTTAGTTAATCTATTCTCACCAAAAGAAGGTGGGGGATATGGATATAGTGTAAGTAATTCTGGTGTTCTATTTTGGACTAAACCATATCAAACTACAAAGAAATTAACACTATCACCGCAAGTGTTTACAATGTTACCTGGTGGAAGTTGGGATACAACCAATGGTACATTCACTTATAGTTCCGATGTTGGATTATTATTGGGTACTTCGATTGATTACAAAATCAGTAAACGTTTTGGATTTAGTTTTAATTACAAAATCAATACGTCTACTGCTGCAGGGGCTCCGATATTAAGTAACTTTTTAATTGGTTCTAGATTGATGCTTTAAGAAATAACTTCTTTATCTATATGTAAAGGTTCAGTATGTTGTCTTTGCTTTCTAACACCATAATGAGTTGTTGTTTTTGCAATTGTAGCTCCTAAAGAACCACAAATTAAAATTATTGTAATTAATAAATTTATCATTTTTTTGTATTATTTGTATTGTTTTATCACTTTTCTAATATAAGTATTGGAAAAATACTAAAAAGATAATAAAAATAGGATTTTCCCAATAAGTTAAAAAAGGTTCTTTATATAATACAAAAATATTATAATTTTATTGATTATTAAGTATTTAATATTTATTGGTGTAAAAAATATACATTATGAACACGTTTCTTAAATTAGGTGTAATCGTTATAGCAATCGCAGTTGGAATATTTATATTCCGTGAATGTTCTTCATCGGATACGCCGGGTGAAACTGTGAATGTGGATGGTAAAAAGTATGAGTTAATAAAACACAAAATTGATACTTTTGTTGTTGAGCACACTCAAATAAAATATAAAAGAGGACAAGATATCTACCACGAAACAATTGTGGAAAAAGAAAAGAGAGTAGAAGTACCTATTTATATTAAATCTGATAGTGAAAGAATTGTCAGAGAGTATCATCAAAAAGTTTTGTATAAAGATAAGTTAGTATTAGAAAATAATTTGGGAACAATTGAATTAACTGATACTATATCTATGAATAAGATTATTGGCAGAAAGTGGAACGCTCAAATAAGAGAAAGAACCATAACTGATACCAAAATAGTAAAAGAGTTACCAAAGAATCAAGTCTACATTGGAGCACAAACTATAATTGGGAATTCAACTGTAATGGCTGGACCACAACTTACATTGAAAACTAAAAAAGATAATATGTATGGTGCCGGAGTATTGATTGATGGTAATGGAAACAAATACTTAGGAGTTTCAGTTGGTTGGAAAATTAGACTTAAAAAATAAAATGCTCAACGAGTGTATCATTGTATCTAAAGAAGTTGGTGATAAGTTCATCTTAGCTAAAAATAGAGATAGAGCTTACAAACCAAAATTAGAAATTATCCACACTATCATAAATGGTGTGGAGGTTGCATACATTCACGATATGATTACCGATTGGAGTGAGGGTATGAACGAGTTTGGAATTGGTATTGTAAATTCAGCTCTAATGGTAGGACATGATGAGGCAGAAGCAAAGTTGGTAAAGAAGAGTGGTAAACCATCCAAAGATGGAAAGAAAATTAGAACTGCACTTTCACAAAAAACTTTAAGAGAAGCAATCAAAGCAGCAGTATTAACTGATGGTGGTGTAAACGGACATACATTTGTTTCATCTCCAAAGTATATGGTTAGTATTGAAAAGACATCAAAACACAGACCTAATATTATTTTACACAATATGGAAAATCCAGTTGTTCGTACAAATCACGGACATATGTTTACTGATGCTGGATACACACATGGACAAAAATACTTATCATCTAAAATGAGAAAGATATCAGCTGAAAAATCAGTTGATAAAGTTGAAGATTGGAAAGAGATTGCAAATGCAATGAGAAAAGAATTCTTTCCAAAACAATCTCAACTTAATATGGCAAGAAAATCTAAAGAGATGTTCACATCATCTCAAACTGTACTTAACCTTACTGATAGAATATTACAAATAGAATATTTTACTGATAACGTCCAAGAGTTTGTTGGTATAACTAATAAGTTACCAAAGGACTACAAAGCTAAAATCAGTATCGTAGTAAAACCAATTCAATCCTAACTTTTTATAGTTTAGATATTTATATACAAGCAATATATAAATAAAATTACTATGTCAACCGATTTCGAATTATTCAAAGGTAAAACATTAGGTTCACTTTTTGAGGACATCTATAATAACCAAACACAAAAGAAAGCAAAAATATCCGAACTAATCATTGAACTAAAAAAAATGGTTAGACACGCAGGTGATATGGCTGTTATAGGTCCTTTAATTAGAGATTTAATAGATACATCGGTAAAGAATGATGACCAATTGGTTAAGTTGGCAAACCTTGCTCAAAAACTAATAGTATCTGAAAAAAAATCGGAGGGGGATGATGGATTCCTTTCAGCATTTGAAAAAGAACAATTACTAAAAGATATTGAAGATACTCAATTAGAATTAGAAAGAGTAGATGAATTAGAAAACGAAATAGAGGAGCTTAAATTAAAAGTTAAATAAATGTCGGAAAGAACAGACGCACTTGCAAATTTAGATAAAGAATTATTAAAAAAAGGTGTTGATTTGGTCACTATTGGATATGTTCATGATGTGATTTTAGATGAAACGCATCCAAAAGCCGAAGGTAATTCCGCTTATATTGGTGCTATTTTATATTCAAATTCAACTACCATTTCTGGTGATACTGATTTATTTATAGCACTACCAATAGATAGAAATATAAAAAATTTACCAGTAAAAAATGAAAGAGTTCAAATACATCATTTTGGTCAAAGTGAAAAATACTCTTTAATAGAAAATTCATCAAATCCATCGGTAACTGCAAATGAAAGTCAAATAGCAGGAGCTATAGCTGGTGGTTCTACTGGAAACCAACCACCACCCAAAATTGATATAGATGTAGCTGTAACTGAAACTGCAAAAACAAATACGGATACTTCTAAAAAATACAATGGGTATGGTAAATATTATAAAGGTCAAATAGGAATTCATAATTTAAAAATGTACGAAGGTGATAATGTAATTCAAAGTAGATTTGGACAATCGATACGTTTTAGTGGTTATAATAATCCAAACAGTACATTTTCACCAACAATCATTATTAGAAATAAAGAAACTTCACTAAATCAAGGTAACACCAAAGCCAAGATATCAGTAGAGGAGGATATAAATAGGGATGGTAGTAGTATAGTATTATCTTCCAATGAATACCAATTACCATTTCAGCCTGGTAATTTAGATGAAAAAGGAAATAGTGATTGGAGTGAAAATGCAAGTCCAATAAGTTGGCTGCCAGGTACATTTCCATCAAAATTGGTTGGTGACCAAATTTTAATAAATTCTGGTAGAATTATAATATCATCAAAATCAGCAGAAATGCTTTTTTATTCTAAAAAAGATTATGGATTTATATCAGAGGGAATGCTTCACATAGATAATAAGCAAGGTATAAGAGCAATTGTTGGTGATAAAATACTTATAAAAACAAATAGTCAAGATATAAAATTTATAACAGACCAAGGAAAAATTGAATTAGGTAATATTAATTTAGAACCATTGGTTATGGGAAATAAATTGGTAAATATTTTAAAAGATTTAATAAGTTTAATTACTCAACAGCAATATCTAACTCCATCTGGTCCAAGTGCGGAAGGGCCGGTAAACAAACCGCAATTTGATTCTCTAGCATCTAAATTAGATACTATATTAAGTGCTTTAAATAAAACATCATAATATGTCTTGGGACACATTTAAAGAAACTATATTAATAGTTGCAAACAATCCTAAAAGTATACCTGATAGAAATACTGTTGCAAAACTTTATGCAAATGCATATGATACTGCTATAAAAAATGGAGGAGATACTAAAAACCAAACCCGTTTAATTAAAGGTAATGTTGAAAGTATGAGAGTAGCGTTTTTAGCTGCATTGGAAAAGGGTGTTACAACCTATGGACCTTATGATTTAGTTGCTCAAATGGGAGATGGTGTTAAGGCATATTGGGCAAATGCTACAATGGATAAGTATCCGGTTCCAATTGAATTACCCAATGGTGCGGTTGCCAACATAAACATTGTAGAAAATAACATAATTGAGGTAGGTGAGTGGTTAGAACCACTATCAACACCATCTGCACCAAAGCCAGCAAATACACCACCTCCTGCACCAAAACAAAACCCAAAACCTTCCGATGATTATAATTTAAGAAAAATGTTGGATGATGCTGGTTATGCGGCCATAAAAAAATATGAAGATGAGGATGGTTGTGTTTCTTTAATAAGTGGTAAAACGGGATTGCAACTTACGGATTATAAAAAAGTTGGATGTGGTGGGTATAACCCTGGACAAGATGCTCAAGAAAGAATTATAAAAGAAAGAATAAAAAATGTATTAGGATTTGATGTTTGGGCTAAAATACCACCCATATTTAGAATGCAAATATATTCATTTATGTATAATGCCGATTCTACTGCAGATACGGCAACTGTAAAGGGTGACAAATTCAGATGGATTGCTGGCTTGTTGCAGGCAGCAAAAAATGAAACATCTCAATATAGAGCAAGCGTTAGAACGAATCAAATAATAAGAGATTTTGAAATACCTTATTTGAAAACATTAACAACTGCTGATTTTCAAAAAATCTATCCAACTTATCTTAAAGTTTTAGATGAGATGTACAAAGCCATTAGTGATGCTGAGTTACAATCGTTAGCAAATAAAACAACAAATGCAGAAAAAGCATTAGTTGTAAAGAAAGCATCAGGTTATAATCTTACTTGGAAAGATAGACCTTCTAAAATTCAAACACATTACGAATCCTCTATTTTTGGAAAAAAAGATAAATCACCGCAAGAAGTTGGACAAACTAATGACCCATCGAAACAAACAACGGAAGAACCAACATCTAATATTCCATTAAAATCAGGTCCTATTCCACCAACAAATAATACTTCACTATTTGTTGATTATTTTATAAGAACCGCAATTGACCATTTAAATACAATAAAAGGAATAATTATTACACAATCAAGTTATGGTATAATTAATGGACCTGGTGTATTAAATTGGAAAGGATATACGGTAAAAGGTACTGTTCAGACAAGACAAATTATTTCAGTTGGTGATTTTACAGACAAATTAAAAGATTATTTAATATCTCAAGGTATTGTAGAAACAGAAGAAATAGTAGATGAAAATTCAGATGAAAAGGGAGGTGATGCCGTAACCTACACAAAATATAAAGGAGGAAGCAAACAACAAAAAAATGCAATGGCAAGTGCACTATTAAATGTACACAAAATCGGTACATATACAGATTATAAAGATTGGAAACAACCAAAGGGTAAAAATAATTTTTCAGTAGGATTTGATGTGGGACTTTGTGCTCAATGGACATTTAATATAGCTAAAAATTATGTTTTTTATCTTAATGGGTTTGGTTCAAAATCAGATGGTCCTGCTTATAGAGCAGGTGCTAATGCAAATGAACGTGGATACTGGACTTCATTAAAATTTTTAGGTTATAGATTGGATATTGATACTACGTTTGAATCCAAAGCACCTTTAGTAGCATTATTATCAGATGCTGAAAAATTTAATATAGGTGATGTTGCTGTATATTTTGGAACAGATGGTATAGAATTACCAGGTCATACACAAATATTTACAGGTGGATATGGTAGCGATTATCCTAAAGCCGGATATGGTACAGCAGCACCCAATCGTCCCAAGAAAAAATATTTAGAAAAGGGAGGGTGGGATAATGTTTCAAATTGGGAAACTGATGCTTACAACAACTATGGGAGTTCAATGGTTTATAGAAGTAAATCCAGTTCATCAAAAACTTGGAGATTATTGATATTTAGAGCACCATCCAAATAAATCCCAAAAATAAACAATTTAAATATTTATATTAACAACAACGAAAGATAATCAAATGAATACGGATAAATTATTAAAAGCTATTCAAATTCTTATCAAAGAGGAGTTAAAACAACAACTCCCTGCTTTGATTAAAGAAGGAGTAAAAGCGGAAATGAAAAAGGTTTTAGCGGAAGGAAATACTAAACCGCAACCTAAAAAAGAAAGTGAAGGTTTTTCAATGGCTAAAGCAATATTGGGAGATGATACTATTAAAGAATCGCTTGAAACTAAAGTAGTATCAAACAAACAATTTAGTAAAAACCCAATGATTAACCAAATTCTAAATGAAACTGCAATGGCTCCTGTGAGCAACGATGGCGGATTTAGAACAATGAATTTTGGACAGGGTGATATGGGGTCTGTTGTAGGTAGAACCGCAGTAGCTGAAAAAATGGGATATGGTGATTTAGCTAGAGGACCTCAACCAAGTGGATTGGGTGTTCAAACTGGAGTGCCTGAATTAGATAAAGCATTGAATAGAGATTATTCGGAATTAGTAAAACGATTTAATAAAAAATAATGGCAGTAATATTAGGTAAAAAATTAGTTAAAGATACTAAAAATTATAATGATTATGCAGTTGGTATAACATTGCCAATACAAATTGGAAATACTGCATTTAATCAATCATTTAGTGTTACCGAACAAGTAAAATCTAATATTAAAAACTTACTATTAACAAAGAAATATGAAAGAGTTATGCAACCTGAATTAGGAAGTGGATTGCAAGAACTTTTGTTTCAATTTAACAATGATGATTTGGCTGGGGATATTGAAGATACAATAGTAAACGCATTATCTTTGTGGCTTCCATATGTAACAGTTGATACTATATTGATTGAGCAGTCAAACGAATTAAAAGATATGAATTCATTAAATGTTTCTGTTAAATTTAAAATATTAAATAATCCATCTCTTGAGGTAGTAACATTTAAAGTAAGGGTATAATTATATGGCAATAACTACAACAAATAAAAACTTTAAAAATAAAGGAAAAGATATAAAATATCTTGGTAAAGATTTTACTAGCTTTAGAAGTAATTTAATAGAATTCGCTAAAACATATTTTCCTAAATCATATTCTGATTTTAATGAAACTTCACCAGGTATGATGTTTATTGAAATGGCGTCATATGTTGGTGATGTTCTTTCATATTATGTAGATGATACTTTTAAAGAATCATTAATGCCATATGCAGAAGATATTCAAAGTGTAATTGCATTATCTCAATTTTTAGGGTATAAACCAAAAGTAACGGCTCCTGCAATTACTGATATAGCTGTCTATCAATTAGTTCCATCGATTGGTACCGGTACATCAAATATACCCGATTCAAAATATTATTTAAGAATAAAAGAAGGAATGGTTGTGGAATCAACCAATACTATTCAATTCAGAACAACTAGTTTATTGGATTTTTCAGATTCAAATAATAGACAAATAACTGTTTACCAAAGAGATTCAAATACAGGAGAACCAACTTTTTATTTGGTAAAAAAATACGTTCAGGTTATATCTGCAATACAAAAACAAGAAACTTTTACATTTGGTACATATCAACCATTTCAAACTATTGATTTGATTGATACGAATGTAATACAAATATATGATGTAAGAGATTCTAATAATAACAAATATTATGAAGTTCCGTATTTAGGACAGGAGATGATATTTGTTGATGAACCAAATAATGAAATAAACGATCCTGATTTGGTTCAATTTAAAGACACAGTACCTTATGTATTAAAAACTATAAAAACGCCAAAACGATTTGTAGCTAAAGTAAATCAAGATAGTACAACTACATTACAATTTGGAGCAGGTGACCCATCTGCTAGTGATGAACAATTAATTCCAAATCTTAAAAACGTTGGATTGGGATTACCAAACTCTATTAGTAGATTAGAAGAATCATTTGACCCAACAAATTTCTTAAAAACAAAAACTTATGGTACATCTCCATCAAATACTAATATAATTGTTAAGTATTATGTAGGTGGTGGGGTTGAATCTAATGTAGCACAGCGTACTATAACAAAAATAGCATCTGTTGAATATGATGAAAATTCTTCAACATTTACAAATCAACAATTACCCGTTTATAATTCAATAAAAAAATCATTATCAGTTGATAATGAAATGCCTGCGGTTGGTGGTCGTGGTGGTGAAACCATAGAAGAAATTAGACAAAATGCATTAGCAAACTTTGGCGCACAAAATAGAGCAGTAACTGCACGAGATTATCAAGTAAGAGCATTATCTTTACCATCTAAATATGGTGGTATAGCTAAAGTATATGCAACTGCAGATGGTACATTAGATAATAATTCACCCGCATCTATATTATCATCACCAAATCATTTACAAGAGTTTACTGATTTAGTAATGAGTTTTGTAAATAAACCTGACATACAAGAACCAACATCAGCTGTAGTTAAGCAAGAACTTACTAAATATTTAGTTGGTAAAGAATCTAATTTAAAAGAAAAAAATAATCCATTTGCAATTAATCTTTATTTGTTGGGTTATAATTTAAACAATCAATTAACAAATTTAAATAGAGCAGTAAAGGAAAATCTTAAAACATACTTAAATGAATACAGAATAATGACCGATGCTATTAATATAAGTGACGGATTTGTTATTAATATAGGAATTGATTTTGAGATAATTACTTATAAAAATTATAATAAGAGTGAAGTTTTAACAAATGTAATTACTGAATTAAAAAATTATTTCAATATTGATAATTGGACATTTAATCAAACTATAAATTTAAGTGAGGTTGAGTTAATGATTGCAAATATAGAGGGAGTATCATCAGTACCAATGTTAAAAATAACAAATAAATGTGGTGGTAACTATTCAAGTAATTCATATAATATAGATGCGGCAACTAAAAGTAAGGTAGTATATCCATCGTTAGACCCATCGGTTTTTGAAGTTAAGTTTCCGGATTCAGACATTAAAGGAAGAGCAAAATAATGGCATACTATTTTTTAACAGCATCAAAAGATGCATCGGTTTATTTACAACAGCCTAACCAAAATACTGGGCTTGATGAAATATTAGAAATTAGTAAAGTTTATTATGGTAACATAAAAGATGTTGCTAGAAGTATAATTAAATTTGATGTTGGATTTTTATCATCATCAATTTCAACCGGTACAATTGGATTGGATTCTGCTAATTTAATTTTAAGAGAAACTGAAAGTGAAGAACTTCCATTAGAATATACTATATATGCAAATCCACTTTCTGGAAGTTGGGATATGGGTATTGGTACACGATTTGATAATGTATCTACGGCTGGTGTAACTTGGAATTACAGAGAGGGTGATACTAAAAAAGACTGGTTAGAAAATAATCTTAATTTAGGAACTGATGCCAATCCAAATAATGGAACTGGTGGAACTTGGTGGACTGGTTATGGTGGTACTCAATCATATAGTTACCAAACAGCGGATATTAATATGGATGTTAAATCTATATTAAACGCATGGATGAGTAGTTCTATTCCAAATGATGGATTTTTATTAAGATATTCCGATGTGGTTGAAAATAATACTGAAGATTATGGAATACTTAAATTTTTTAGTAAAGAAACACATACTATATATCAACCTAAAATTAGTATTGGGTGGAATGACCAATCATTTGTAACAGCTTCATTGACTGCTTTGACTTCCGAAGATATTAAAGTTAGTATATCTAATCTAAAAAAAGAATATAAATTAGGTAGTACTCCAAAATTAAGAATATTAGCTAGAGAACTATATCCATTAAAAACTTTTACAAATACATTCGCTTATAATAGCGTTAAGTACTTACCACAAACAACATATTATCAGATAAAAGATTTTTCATCTGATGATGTAATAGTACCATTTTCGGACTATTCAAAAGTAAGTTGTGATTCAAATGGAAATTATATAAATTTAAATCTTTCAAATTGGGAGGCTAATAGAACATATAAAATAGAATTTAAAATTGAACAAAATGGTGGTGTTCAATATTTTGATAATAGTATAACATTTGATATAGTCAAATACTAAAAATGGTAGTAGACACTAGTGGTTTAAAAAACGAACAAAAAATTAAAGAACTTTTAATTAAAGGTTCTGAAGCAATCACGACTAAAAATGATTTTGGTGTTCATATATTTAGTGGTTCTGCTATGGATGATGGAATCATATCTGCCAAACTACAAAAACCAAAATATGATAATTCTGAAATTCAAAAAACAGTCGATGTTCGAATAATAGAATTATTACCCCCATCCACTCCTGATGTTCCTGATACTGTTTTGAGAAGCGTATATAATCCCGTAACTCAATCTGTAATAGATTTAACTTTTCAAGTTCAAACATTAAATGGTATTGTAAGTAATTTAACTGCAAAAGTTAAAGAAATAGAAATAGTTTCTCAAAGTTTAAAAATTGATATTGATTCAAAGGAATTAATAGTTGCAACTGCACAAAATCAAACCACACAAACAAATACAAAGATATCAACAACTGTTATTAATTTGCAAAATGCAATACAAAAAGCAACTAACGAAGCACTACAAAGAGTTTCACTTTTTGCAAGAAATCAATCGTTGCAAACGGAAAATGAAAATTTAAAAGACCAATTATTTGGAAAAGCTGCAAAAATAGCAGAAGGAGCTAAAGTTGGGCAAGATTTCTCTGTTAAATCAATTGCTAAATCTGATACAAATTTAGGTGATTTGGCATTTACTGCAAAGTGGGATGGTAATGGTGGTGTAACATGGATAAATGGGCCGGATATTGAAGTATATAATTTTACAAAAGATGCAATAACATTATCATTTTTTCCAAGCGGACAAGTTGGTGATGTATTCTACACTCCAAGTTCAGTAACGTTACAACCATCCGAAACTAAAATTGTAAAAATAGCAACAAAACCAAATGTTATATCTGATAAACCACCAAGAAGTGCTAATCAAGGTGATGTTACTTATACAGCTGCATTAACTGTTAAATCAAAAACATCATCAGCTACACTATCAGCTACATTTAAGAAAATAGGATTTGTATAAATTAAAATAAAATGGCATTACAAACATTTAAGGAGGTAATACAAAACAAAGGATATAGAATTAGTTCTAAAGATAGACAAATTTTTGAAAAAGAAAATTTGCAATCTTTCTTTGGATTAAGTGATTCTGATGTAATTGAATTTGTAGTTTATGATGCAAACGATAATCAATTATCACAAGCTAATTATGGATTGGTTAGATATATAAAATTATCAACCCAAAATATTAAAGATTATATCTTAATTCCAACTGGTACTGTTTTTCAAAAATACAAATTCCCAAAAGAATATTTTATTGATGTAGAACGATTACTTAAAGAAGCTGGATATACAAATGGTATATTTAAAACACAAGTAACATTATTAAATAAAAGGGTTGGTAGTGGTGAAGAACCAAATAATAAATTATGGATTTCCGAAATATCACCATCTAGAACAGAGATAAGATTATATCCTCTTAAAAAAGGTTTAGAAGAACATGCTGATTTGCAAGAAAGATTTAATATATTTACAAATAATAAAAATTTTAGAGAGGATACTATATACAATATATCTACTTTTTTAGAAAAAATAAAAGCCGATTATATAACCGAACTTATTAAAAATAAATATACGGCAAAATGGTTTGATACATTAAGAGCTGAATTTAAAATAGCAAATTTTGATGAATTTGCTACAAAGATAAGAAATGTATTTGTACAAGCATCTGAATATGAATTTTCTAATAGATTTTCAACAATAGGACAGCCTAATTATGGACAGGTAAAATCAACTAAACAAAATTTAGATTTATCTGTATTGGATATAACAAATACTTGTAAAAGAATTTTAACAGAAGTTATAAGTCATTATTTATTGTATCCTGATGTTAAAACAAAAGCAACTTTTGATTATGGATTTAATGTAAGTAATGATTATGTTACATCCGTATTACAAAGAAATGAAAGTGATACTGTGATAAATACGTTATTTCCGGTTCTTAGACAAACTACTATTTTAAAAGCTCCTGCTACTCCATTGGATACGGCTGTAACAAAGGAAGACCCAAGTAAACCAGCAGGTCCTGTTATTATAATAGAACAACCAAATCCAGAAAAACCAAAAACACCAGGCACAAATAATCCATACGATGGACAAATTGATAAACCAAGCGATGCACCGCAAAGACCAAAACCACCGGTAGGAGGACCTCCAAAAGCAAATCCAATCGAAACCGACCCATTTGGAAATCCGACAGGTGGAGTTGCTGATCCTGTTCCACCACTTGGTGGCGGTGGAAATACTATTCCACCGGAGGGTGGAGCAACTACAAATCCATTGGAGGAAAATCCCGATGGAACTTTAACTGGTGGAGGAACTACTCCTACTGATATACCTACTGCGGGTGGGGGAACTACTGGTGCACCAACCAATCCTTTTGCTGGAATTTATATACCTCCTATTCAAATAGCAATAGGTCCGCAAATACCTAATATTCCAAACCCACCATATGATGATAATCCGGTAATTACTGTACCTCCTGATAGTAATCCATATATTGATAATCCATTTACAAATCCTAGTGATTTAGGTGCAAGTCCAGTAGATGGTGGTTTGGGATATGATGGATATTTTGGAAGTTAAAAAAAATATATTTATAAAGTAATAACACATAAGAAATAACAAATGCTAACAGAAGCAGAAAAAGCCGAAGCAAAACTAATTGGTCTTACAGAAGAACAATACCTAATGTTAAAAAAAAATAACACATTAGAATTGTATAAAGCTGCAGGTAATTTAGCAGATATTGGTAAAAAAATATCATCGGGTGAAATTAATTTGTTTCCTAATGGGTTAAATATACCATTACAATTGTCAGCATTACAATTTGGTGATACTGTAATGCCATCTTATACTGTAGTTGAATATCCAGATGGTAGACCTCCTTTTATTTATAATTCAGCAAACCCATACAACGTACCAAAAAGCGAGAAAGAATGGAAAGACATATTAAAAGGTGCAATATCTGCTAAAAATGATTTAACTGGTGATATACCATTACCACCGGTGGACCCAACTGATTTAAATTTACCAGAAAATACTATATTTACTGTATTTGTTGCATTAAATGGGGCTAATAATTCTGCAGCTTTTATTAAAGGTGGTGAAACGTTTAGATTAAAACAAGGTTTAAATGAAATAAAAGTAGATGTTGGTACAAAACTTACATTTATAAGTGCTGACCAAAAACTATATAACGTATCGGAAATAAATGTAGTATCCGCTAATGTAAAGAAAAATGTAAAATCATCAAAAACTACTCCAATTATTACATGTGAAATTACTGTGAATGGGGTTTACAATGTAGATATTTATACGGAATCGAATACAGTAACTCAAACTACAAATCTTATTTTACCTGAAATAAAATTAGGAAACTCCGAATTAAAACGCTACAATATAAATACTGATACTGGAATACCAATTGGTATTATTAAAATAGGTAAAGTTGAGCAAGTAACGGCATACATAAATCGAAAATCTTATAAATTTACAAATTTAGGCACAGAAACAAATGCAGTAATTGTAATACCTGATTCTGCATTTACACAAGTTGGAAGCTATAAAACTATTTTAGTTCCTTATAATTCAAGTGTAGGTGATGGTAATGCGTTAGAATTTCAAATTAGTGCGGTTGAGGAAATGAATGTGGGTACGCCTGATATACGAAACATAACATTCCCATCAGTATTATATGGACCAGATTATGTTGGTACGGATGTTGATTTTCAAATTTCTTATGATTCTGTTGATACTGATTTTGTACGAATAAAAAAATTAGGAGGAACATCTTATATTCAAGTAACCAAAGCTGGAACTGTTGATTTAAATTTTAAAAAATTATTAGAATTAGATGGTACGCAAATTTCGGAAGATGAAGATAAAATACGTCTTAGTTTAGTTTTAACTCCATATAATGTAAGTGGATATAAAGTATTAACAGGACTGGGAGAAAGAATTTCAATTAACTTTGATAAAGGTAATTTAACAATACCAAGATCAGTAGCTATCAATAGAATTGCGGAAGCATTTACTTCTCAATTTGATGATAGTATATTTGTAGATGAAACTTCAAAATACCTTACTCACTTATTACACTTAGGTAATGGTGATAATAAAGTAATTACAACTTGGGTTGGTAGTCAAAATTCTTTAATTGTAAAATTATATGAACCACTATCAACTACCATACAAACAAATAGACAAGTTTGGATTTCAAAAGTTCAATCAAATCCAATTGTTGAAACCGTAACTTTAAATGAAACTGTACAAAATGTATGTACACCATTAAAAGGACCTAATTTTTCATTAGAGCCTGATAATGGAATTGGGTATAAAGTATTTAATGATTTAATTGGTAGTGGTTCTAATACTTCAAATGATTTAGTAACAAAATATTTAGAAACATCTGGTATTGATACTACTAAATTAAGTATAGCTTACGCAAGTGGTTCATCTACATCAGCCGAATATTTGTTTACTAATTTTGTAAACTTTAGTTCTGCTGAAGAAAGAGTTAATAATTTCTTTTATAAAATACAATTATTACAAAATTATAAAACCAGATATTCCGAATTAATAGCAGATACATTTATATCACCATATGAAGATGTTGATGCAACCATATTAACAGAAGATGGATTGTTTAAAACAGTTACTGAAGATGGTATTTTTGAAATTAACTGGGAAATTTTTCAATATAAAGGTGTTGCTCAATTAGAAGAAGCAAAAATTTTATTAAATACAATAAATGGTATAATTAAAGGATTTGATGGATTTGAAAATTGGTTATATACAGATACCACATATACAACATTATCGTACCCAAAAACAACATATACTCATCCTATAACAGGCTTAACAACAAACATTATCAAACCAACAACTGATAATGATGTAATTAGTTGGTATGAATATATTATAGATGTTTGTGCTGAATTTGATAAATACAATCCAAATTATTTAGTAAATAATATACCAACATTTATAAGCGAAGACTATGATAACAGTGATTTCATAGTGTTCTTAGATATGATTGGGCAGCATTTTGATATTATTTGGGTGTACATAAATGCTCTAAAAGGAAATAAAATATTAGAAGAAAAACAAATAAAAGGGGTTACTAATAAATTTATTTACAACCTATTGGAATCAATGGGTTGGGAAGGTAAGCGAGCGTTTGATTCGGAGTTTTTATGGGAATATGTATTTGGAACTAATAAAGAAGGTTTTCAAAAATATTCAATGCCATTAGAAGATGCAAACAATCAAGTTTGGAGAAGAATCTTAAACAATCTACCATATCTATTAAAACATAAAGGAACATCAAGAGCTATGAAAGCTGTAATGGCTTGTTATGGCGTACCCCAATCCATGTTGACGATAATGGAATTTGGTGGACCTCAAGACCCAACCAAAAGTGGTAGTACTAAATTTACATTTGATGATAGAACTGCTGCAATTAAATTAAAAAATGATTCATCTGTTGTTGTACCTTGGAAATCGGTAAATGGTTCATACCCTAAAAGTATTGAATTCAGAATAAAACCTGATAGTGTAAAAAATACTAGAATAATATCAAGTTCTCAATTCTATTTAGATATAGAACAAACTACTGGTTCATTTGCAACCTTAACATTTGGATTGGGCAATAATGCAATATCAGCACCTTATATAGAAACACCATTTATATCGGCTTCCGTATCAACTACATATTTTCCATCTGGATTTGATTATGTTTTAGGACCTGATACTGTTAGTGGTAGTTCATATTTTCCACTATCTACTGAACATTATAGTAATGTTTTAATAAATAGATATCCTTTGGGGGGTCAATTATCATCTGCATCTTTGTATGAAGTATTACTAAAAACATCCGATGGGCAACGAATAATCAATTCGGTAAGTATGTCTTTTGTTAGTACAAAAGAATGTTGGGAAAGTGGTTCTTATTTATCAATTGGTAATGATTTTATAGGTAATTTAGATGAATTCCGTTTATGGAAAGTTCCATTACAACCATCTAAATTTGAAAATCATACATTACACCCAGACGCAATAAATGGTAATTCATATACTGCATCAACTGCAGATTTAATGTTCCGTTTGGATTTTGAATATCCAAAAGATAGAATATTAGACCCTTATATTAAAAACGTATCATTGAGTAATCAATACGCTGAAAATTCAGCTACTGCAAGTAATATTTGGGCAAATTCATCATATCCATATCAATACGAAGCATATGATAGAACAGTAACAGCTACTGTTCCATCTTTAGGATTAAATTATTCAAACAAAATAAGATTAGAAGAACAACAACTTATTGGTAATTTATCACATAAAGTAAGAGCAACCAACAAATCATTTGATAGAGCACCAATTGATTCAAACCGATTGGGTATATTCATGTCTCCAATAAAAGAGTTGAATATGGATATTGTAAAAGCATTTGGTGATTTTAATATTGATAATTATATTGGAGACCCATCGGATGAATACAAAAATTCATATAGAGAACTTGATAATTTAAGAAAATATTACTTCCAACGTTTGGATAGAAATATGAATGAATATATCCAATTAGTAAGATATATTGATAAATCTTTATTTGATGTATTGGATGATTTAGCTCCTGCTAGAGCAAAAGTTTCTAAAGGTCTTTTAATCGAACCTCATTATTTAGAAAGAAGTAAAACTAAATGGGATAAACCAAAATCAGAAAGAGGTGATTATGAAAGTGTTGTAAATGCAAATCAGTACAATGAAATAGAATTTTCATATGAAAGTAAAGATGCTTTAATAGATGCAACTCAAATAGCAACATTAGTTTCCGATTTACCATCGTATGATGCTTTAGTAAATACTGATGAAGTTTATCTAATTGAATCGGAAAACAATGGATATGAAACGGAAATATCCACTAATGATGTTTATGTAATAGAAACGGAATATCCAACATATCCACCTACTGGTTCTGTAGAAATATATATACCAACTGGTGCCACTATAACTGCTGAAATTGATTCGTTTAATACAACCATTGTTGGTATGAATCCTGAATCATTGGCAAACGCTGGTTTTGGTTTATATGGAGAAAATGGTAATGCTATTGTATCTACTATTGAACCTATTTTTGGTAATTATCAAACAAGTGGAAGTAGAAAAAGTGTATTTTTAGTAAAAGAACAATTTACTACAAAAGTTTCAACTCAAACAAAAGGATGGCCTGTAAATGGCGCACCTTTGGGTGAGCAAGTTTTATATGAAGATATAGTAAACACAAAATACAGATATAAAGTTTCAGTTTTACCATTTAGTGGAAGTATCACTATTGGAAATCAAACAACAGAAGTGACTTCATTGAATGGGTATTTTCCAACACACTATAAGTTTGTAAACAACTTATCCAACGGATTGCAAAAATTATTTTGGAAAGGTTCTGTACAAAGTGCAGCAACAACACCTGATGGTTTAGACCCAGTTGAAATATTTACTACCAATCCTAATATACTTAAAGTTGCTAAAACGGGTAGAGGAAGTGGTGAACCAATACTTATTGTGGAGTAATTGGAAAATAAAAATAAGTTATATTTATATAATATAGAATAAACGCATAACAAATGGCATATTTAGATAATTCAGAAATAACAGTAGATGCAATTTTAACCAAAAAAGGTAGACAAAAATTAGCATCCGGTCAATCTCTAAACATTACAAAGTTCGCTTTGGCAGATGATGAAATTGATTATACATTATACGAACCAGCACATCCAAAAGGTTCGGCATATTATGATTCTGCAATCAGAGCAATTCCTGTAACGGAAGCATCTCCTGATGAGACTCAAGTATTAAGATATAAATTGGTAACTTTACCAAAAGGAACAACACAAATCCCAGTGGTTAAATTGGGTGTAACTGCAATTGCAGTAAATCAAACCGAAGGTGGTGTGGGATTAACTCCAACAACTTCTCCTGCTGGAAATCAAAATTCTGGATACACTGTTGTATTAGCAGACCAAAGAGCAGGTACATTAACTGTAACTTCTGGAGCAACTGGAACTGGAACTATTCCTGTATTCTTAGGTGAAGAAATTACAACAACCGCACAGGTAGTTAGTGGTTTAGAATTTAGATTTACTCCAAATCCTAACTTAACTATTTCTGTTGCAACAACAATAACGGTTTATGGTAATGAAACAGGAGGTTCTCAAACAATACCGGTAACTGTAACATACAAACAAACAGTATAATAAAATATAGAAAATGGCACTAATAAATAACGCAGCAGTTTCGGCAGAGATTTTACGAATAGTAAACGCTGGTACGTTCACATCCGAAGAAGTCGTTGCAGCTCTTAATAGAGCATTACCAGCTGGACAGCAAGTTGCATCTGGTACTGGAACTACAACTGGAATATACAAAAGATTTGGAGAATTTGATAAAGTAAACGCAAAAACTGAAGTAGTAACTACTGGTTTATGGAGTGGTGATGCTGGTTCATTAACTACATTCTTTACATCATCAACTCAAGCAATAAATACTAATAAAAGTGGTTTTTATTATTACAATGCATATTCGGTAAATCCAGAAACGGATACAACTGCGGAAGTTCAATTTGCAGTAGCATATGGACACGTTGATGGTAGTGGTTCAATTACATTATCAAATGATGATAACTCATTATTAGCAACAAAAGCAACATATGCACAATATCGTTCAATGTTGTTAGACCCAACTGATAGTAAATTCTCATTTGATAATAGTTCAAACATATCGGTGGATTCAAATGATATCTATGTAATCAATTTAGCTAGAAATAGATTTAGAGAAAAAATTGATGCTGGTAACTGGTCATTAAGTTTGAGTGGTTCTAGTGGAATATTTACTTTTATTGATGATAGTGGTAAGAAATTTAGTGATGAGGATGGTTTAAGTGGTAGAGTATTTAAAGTTGTTCATGGTACATTAAATTTAGGAACACAAAATGCAGCAACTGTAACTACAACAACAGCACCAAACGGATTGGGATATGGATTATTTTATCCTGATAGAGGACTTATTGTACTAAATCCATCCGCAATTGCATCTAAAGTTGGTGATATATTAACTCAAACAGTATATACACCAATTGGTTCTACTATTATTAGTGGTAGTTTGGCTGGTAATTTGGCTGTTGATAAAGAACAAATAAATCAAGCTAGATTATATCAATCTATTAAAGGTGGTGGTGATTTTGAAATGAGAAGAACTGAAAACATTTCAACTCAGCATTTCTTTGTAAGAGCAACAAATAGAGAGTTCAACTACTCTAACAACCCAACGTATGTAAATACAGATGGAACATTTGTTGAAACTACATTTAAAACTGACCCATATACTTATATTACAACAATAGGTTTATTAAATGATGCAAACGAATTAATTGCGGTGGCTAAAACATCTCAACCAATTGCAAAATCATTTGATAAGGAAGTTTTAATTAAAGTTAAATTATCATTCTAATACAATTAATTAGATAAATTGAAGACCTCCAATTCGTTGGGGGTTTTTCTTTTTATTCATATTTATATAAAAGTAAATAATTCAAATGCTTAAAGAAATTTCAAAATCTGATATTATTGTTAGACCTTTTAAGGTTTATAAAGAATGGACATTAGATGAAAACGATATACATCCTATATTTGCTTTAAGTGGAAGTAGTGGTAATTTTGATGATACCATTGATGAAGTTAGTTATGGTGTTTCTAAAAAAAGTTTATACGCTTCGATTAAATCGCAGTTCTACCGTAATTCAGCAACAGCATCTATTTTTACCGAAGTTGGTAGACGAAAATCATATGCTTCAACCGATGAAAGAAATTTAGAAGATGAGTTGGTTGTATTTTCAATTCCACAAACTTATTATGGTGAGGGTATTAAAGTTGGTACTGTTACTTTATTGGATGATGACACAAATAGGACTTTATCCGATGATGGGTATTCTAATTTAATAGATTCTGGAAGTAACATAAAAGGAAATATATTCTATGATAGAGGTATGGTTATTGTAACGAAAGATATTACATCTGGTTCAAACTTCAATACTTTTAGATTAGATTATCGTTCTACCAAAACAATTTATGAAAATGAAATATTCATATCAGTTTTAGAAAACGAATTTAATCATTCTCAAAATCCAACTGCGGTTTATGAATCTGGAGCAGGAACACAAACATTAATATTTACAGACCCAAATGATATAACAGGTGTAAACAAATTTTCAAAGAAAGTATATGCATCTGGTGTAAAATATGTAAAGAAAAAAACTAATTTACCTAACGGAAGTGGTTCTTTGGATTATAGAATACAATCAAAATTAGACCCAACAAAGTACGGAAGTTTTGATGATTATGATGAGTATGGAACTACTGATAGAACTGGTTCTTATTTAGCTCCTTATATCACAACAATTGGGTTATACGATGATAGTTTAAATATGGTAGCTGTTGCAAAATTACCCCAACCCATAAAATCACTTCCAGATTACCCTGTAAACTTTATAATACGTTTCGATACATAATGTTATATTTATAGGTAATTAAATAATTTAAAAATGTCAAAAATATTAGAATTATACGGTAAAAATGGACCTAAAACAGGTCAAATAGATACAAAGGGTAGAGATAAAACTCCAATTGGAAATGAATTTCCATTTCCAGGTTCTAAAGATTTATCAAGAGATGAAACAGTCTTACAAAAATCAAGAAATGGAAAATTGAATACAACAAAATATTCAACTACCATAAAGAAATAAAATGAATTGGTTATATGAGGGAAATATTGTTACGGAAGAAGACGTACCTGTTGGTGCGGTGGGATTCGTATATAAAATAATTCACACTCCAACTGGTAGATATTATATAGGTAAGAAATCACTTACATCAACTAGGAAATTAGCACCACTCAAAGGACAAAAAAGAAAAAGAACAGTAACCAAATCTTCGGATTGGGAAAAATACTATTCTTCAAACGATTGGATTAAAGAACAAATAAAGGAAGGTAAAGCTGAAGAATTCAGTAGAGAAATCATCCAATACTGCTTCTCTAAAAAATCATTAACATATTACGAAATCTATTGGCAGTTTCATTATAATGTACTTGCCGATGATAATGCAATAAACGAAAACCTAATGGGTAAATTCTATCGTAGGGATTTACTTTAAACACAAAAGTTATGACAATACCTGAAATATCAAAAAAATACGGAATCTCCGAAGCATATTTAAATGCAAAAGATGATGCAGTACAAATTGCAGCAGCATCTATATTAGATTTAAAAGCTATGGTTGAGCAAAATCATCCAAAAGAAACCATCACAAAGAAAATGCAGTTTTTAGCAGACTTCTTATATGATGTAAAAAATTCTAATCATTAATTTGGAATTGTAAAATAATCTTCGTATATTTGTAAGATTATAATCCAAATTATGCTATCTGGTAAAAATAAAATTGTAGTTATATCGATTTTAGACACAACGCTTGGTGTTGGTTCATCTCTTAAAGGGAATGAGCAACAACACCATTGTCCATTCTGTCATCATCACAAAAAGAAACTACAAGTAAATTTAGATACACAACAATGGCATTGTTGGGTGTGCAACTCCAAAGGACGTTCTATTACATCTCTTCTTCGTAAACTAAATGTTGATAGGAGAGATTTGGATAGGTTACATAAAATCTATGGAGATGAACCTGCATACTCACCAACAGAAGAGTATGTAATCAAATTACAATTACCTAAAGAGTTCAAACAATTGTATTTCAAACCATCAGGTCTATTCAATCCAATATACAACACTGCAATCCATTACCTAAAACAAAGAGGTATTAAAGAATCGGAGATTGTAAAATATAACATCGGATATTGTGAAGATGGATTATATGGTGGTAGAATTATTATACCATCCTATGATGATAGTGGTGAGTTAAACTATTTTATTGCTCGTTCTTTTTATGAGGATGAAAAGATGAAATACAAAAACCCACCTGTTAATAGAGATGTGATTGTGTTTGAAAATCAAATTAATTGGAATGAACCCATCACATTAGTTGAGGGGGCATTTGATGCATTCTCCGTGAAGAGAAATGTAATTCCTCTATTGGGTAAATTCTTATTAAGTAAATTAAAGAATAAGATTTTTGAAAAAGGTGTAAAAGAAATTACCATAATGTTAGATTCAGATGCTATTGAAGATTCCACAAAGCATTCGGAATGGTTTATTAAAAACGGAATCAAAGTTAAGAATATAATACCTACCGGTAAAGATGCTGGGGAGTTGGGATACGAAAGAGTAAACGAACTTATTAAAACTACTACTGAAACTGGTTGGGATGATTTAGTCCTTGCCAAATTAAACAACGTATGAGTATAAAAAGAATATATCACATTGCAGATGTTCATATCCGTAATGTAAAAAGACACAACGAATATAGACAAGTATTTGAAAAAATGTTTGAAGAGATTCGTAAGAGGGGAACTGAAGATTCACTCATTTATTTAGCTGGAGATATTGCCCATGCTAAATTAGAAATGAGTCCTGAATTATTAAAAGAAATTAGTTGGTTATTTACGGAGTGTTCTAAACATTGTGAAACTATCCTCATTGCAGGAAATCACGATTGTAATATGAACAACTCTGATAGATTGGATGTTTTGACTCCAATCGTAGATGCATTGAATCTACCAAACTTTCATTACCTTAGAGATACGCAAGTATATTCAATTGGTGGAATCGATTTTTCAGTATTCTCTATTTTTGATAAAAGGGATAATTGGATTACAGCAGATAAACTATTTGGTAACAAAAAGATTGCACTATTTCACGGACCATTAGATACATCCACAACCGATGTAGGATATGTGGTAAGTAGTAGACACTTTAAGCCGGAGATATTTGATGGGTTTGATTTAGCTCTATTGGGAGATATCCATAAGAGACAAGAAATTATATCGGAGGCAGGATGTAAGATTGTATATGCTGGTTCATTAGTACAACAAAATTTTGGAGAGAGTTTAGATAAGCATGGATTTGTAGTTTGGGATATGGATACTCTAAACTATGAAGAAGTTGATATCCAAAACGAATACGGATACTACACTATGAATGTGGATAATGGTATTGTGCCCGATGTGGATGATATGCCTGTTCATCCCCGGTTAAGGGTTAAATTATCCAACACCGATACTGCGGATACTAAAAGAGTGGTAACGGAGATTAAGATGAAGTACAACGTAGATGACTTTACAATCATTCGGACAGACTCATTCTCAAAGAGTAAGACGGGTAATAGAAGTAGTAAGTTGGACTTCGAAGATATATCCGATATTAACCACCAGAACTCTCTCATATCGGAGTATGTTAAACGAATGATGCCATACACTACCGAAGATGATTTGAAGGGCTTAGAAACGATAAATAGAGATGTAAATAGTAGAATCGTAACGGAAGATATTCATAGAAATATTCATTGGAAACCTGTAAGATTCGAATTCAGTAATATGTTCTCTTATGGGGAGGATAATACAATCAACTTTGATAAGATAGGTGGGTTAATGGGATTGTTTGCACCAAACGCAGCTGGTAAATCCTCACTCTTTGATGCCATTTCATTCTGTCTTTTTGATAAGTGTAGTAGAGCATTCAAAGCAGGAAACATTCTAAACAATCGTAAGGATACCTTTAGTTGTAAGTTGGAGATTGAGATTGATGGGGTAAGGTACTTTATTCAAAGGGAAGCAAAGACAGTGAGTAAGGGTAAGAGTGTTAAGGTAGATGTACAATTTTGGAAAGAGAATGGAGATGGTACGGAAATTCTAAATGGAACGGAACGTAGAGATACCAATAACATCATTGAGCAGTATGTTGGTAGGTATGAAGATTTTGTTCTAACTGCCCTTTCATTGCAAGGAAACAACGCCCTATTCATTGATAAATCTCAAAGTGAAAGAAAGGAATTACTTTCTCAATTTATGGGATTAACTATCTTTGATAAATTATATGAAACGGCAAATGAAGATATTAAAGAAGTAACAACACTTATCAGAAATTTTAAGAGGACCGACTTTACTTCCGAATTAGCAGAAAAGCAAAGTGAACTCAAAGAAAAGAAAGAAGAGTTTAATACATTGGATACTGAATCTAAGGAGTTGGAAACCCAAAAGAGTGAGTTAGAAAAAGAAATTATTCAGCTATCACAACAATTGACTCCAATGGATGGTAATTTAAACATTGATAGTTTGAATACCAAAAAATCAAATTTGGATGAAAGTATTGAAAAGCAAATTGAAAAGATGACCGATAAGGCATCTAAATTGGAAGAGTACGAATCTGCATTAGAACAAATCGGAAAGAGTATTACGGAAAGTAAATTATACGATGGTAATCCAATTGATTATATGTACACTAAATTTACAACTCTTCAATCTACATACACATCATCATTACACTCGATTGATAAATTACACATATCATTAGATGCTAACAAAGAAAAGTTATCTCATTTAGAAAAGCATGAGTATGACCCTAATTGTAATTTTTGTATGAACAACGTATTTGTAAAGGATGCAAAGGAAACCGAAAAGATAGTTGGGGAGCAGTTGATTGTATTAGAAGAATTGGAAAGAGGTTCAAAAACAATTACTCAAAATCTACAATCATTGAAGGATGTTAAATCTCAATATGATTTATGGATTTCTTTAACTGAAAAACAAAAGAAAGGTAATACATTATCTGATAGTACCAAATTGGAGTTAGAGCAGATGGAAACTCAATTGCGTTTATTCCAACACCAATTGGAAGCAGTTGAGGGGGATATCCAACGTTATAATGATAATTTGGAAACTATTTCTAAAAACAAAGAGATACAAACCAAAATATCAGAACTAACAACATCTAAAAAAGAAATTGAAAGTAAGATAGAAACTGCTAAAAAGAAACTTCTAAAGTTATCATCCGATACCGGTTCTATTAACACATTCATTAAAGATATGAAAGCTAAGATGGTTGAGGTTAAGGATTTGGAAACAAAGAATCAATTGTACACATTTTATTTAGATGCGGTTAAGAGAGATGGAATTCCATATGAATTGATTACTAAAGCTCTACCTGTAATTGAAGAAGAGATTAATAACATATTAGGACAGGTTGTTGATTTTGGAATTGTAATGGATACTGATGGTAAAAACATCAACGCTAAGATAGTTTACGATGACCAGGAATGGGCATTGGAAATGTGTAGTGGTATGGAGAAGTTTGTTAGTGGATTGGCAATCAGAGTTGCTCTTATTAACATATGTAATCTACCTAGACCAAACTTCTTAGTAATTGATGAGGGGTTTGGTACATTGGATTCCGATAATCTATCATCCCTATTTATGATGATGCAATATCTTAAAACTCAATTTGATTTTATTTGGATGATTTCTCATCTGGAACAAATGAGAGATATTGTAGATGGACTAATTGAAATTAAAAAAGATAATGGTTTCAGTAAGATTAACTTTTAACAGATGGTAATATATTTTTTGGTTGGGGTTTTGATGATACTTTTTCTTTTATCAAAGCTTCAACTAACCCATTTATTTTATAACCCCTTTCTTTACAAAATTCTTTTAGTGATTGATGTATCTCTACATCAATTTGTATCATTGCATACTTTTTCATTCTTTAGATTTCTTTAGATATAATTATATGATATTTATAAAATATGGAAGAAAAATATTTATCTTTTGATTCTTGGTTGGGTGGTGTTTCTAATGTTAAAATGTCTTATGAACTAATAGCAGCTATTAGTATTATTACAAATAGAACAATTATATTACCACCAAAAGTATATTGTTGCTTTTTTTCAAATGTGAATGAAAAATCTACATTTTTTGATATATGGAATATTTTAGATAAAGAAGCATTTATTACCCAATTTAAATGTGTGGAATACGAAGATGTTCCAGAATATAAAATGCTTGAAAATGATTGTCAGTATTTTGAAAATGTAAATAATATTGCATTAACTATAATGTTTGGTGATGAATTTAAACAAACAGGTGTACAAGAGGCAATTGGAAATAGAGTTATTGTAAATACTATAAATGATACTGATGATTTTAACCAATTTAGTGTTAATAGAGAAGAGGTTAGTGTAAATTACAATCATAAATTTATACATTTTCCAAGAAATTTATTTGGTCATTTTTACTATAACATTTACGGAAATGGGGCTGTAGAACGGAATTTAATAAAACAAAAAATAAAAAAAGGAATAGTTTATAAAAACCAATATTTTGATTTAGCAAAAAAAGTAAAATTAAAAATAGGAGAATATAATTCAATTCATATAAGAAGAAATGATTTTATTCATGTTAATGCTAATCATGCAATACCACAATTGGATAATTTAATGAATGATATAAAGGATAGAATACCAAACAATATTCCACTATACATAGCCACAGATGAAAAAAACAAAATTTTATTTGATTTTTTAAAAGAAAGATACACTATATATTTTTTAGAAGATTTTTTTAAAGATTTAAATCAATATGAATCATTGGTAATTGACCAAATAATATGTAGTGAATCTGATATATTTTTGGGAAGTAAATTATCAACATTTAGTGATTATATAAACATAATAAGAGGATATTTTGGAAAAAAAGATTTTCACAGAGAAGGAACTAATTTTAAAATGAAAACTTTGGTTTATAATAAATTTCCTTGGGAAGTTGAAGAGCATTGCTGGGACAAGATACATTCCTATCGTTGGAATGATGAAATTTAATTCTAAAGTTTTCTAAAGAAAAATTTATAAAATAATTTTAATAATAAATTATCTAAATATTTATGATTAACAATACTAGAATCTTATGGCAAGAATTAAAAAATATGCACCAACGTTAAATGAAAAATTAACAACTTTTCAAACATTTATTGTTGATACAAACCCCAATTCCGACTATTTTAGAATTAGTGAATTTAAAGAAACATTAACTGGTGGTAAGAACGGATTTCAAATTGAAGGTTCTGAACATTTATTAGAAAGTACCGAAATTAAAATAGAAGTATTAGATGTTGAGGGAAATACAGTTTACTATGAACCTGGCGATGGTATACCTGAATACTATGAAGGTATATCAAAAATTGTATCAGTTCACATCTATGAAGATACTCCTATTGGTGAAGCAATAATTACCGTATTAGGTGAATTAAAAACATATGTAGATGAAGATGGTGTTGTTAGAGATGTTCCAACTGAATGGAAAGGAATTTATAATTGTAAGTGGGAACGAAGAGTAAAAATAAATAAATTTCTTTCAAATGAAGATAAGGTTAGATTTTATAGAAGACCTAAAGTAACAATAGCAGAAATTGTAAAACCATTATTTTCAAATGTAGTAACTCCAAAAACAAATACTGGAAATGTAAGTGGAATACCATTATTTCCAATTGCTGGAACTAATTTAAGTCAATACACATTACCAACATCTTATTTATTAAAAATCACCGATACCGGTAACTTTAGTGCATGGACTGGGTCTGTTGTTGAAAATACAATAAGCATACCATCATTAGATTATACAACAACTGCTCAAGAAGTAATAAACAAAACGGAGTTAGTCGTAACAACTCCATACACCCAAAATGGATTAGTAAGTTCTTTTACAAATACACCATATACAACTACATTCAATTACACAGAAGGTCTTGATAATTTAGCAACCGCATTAACTGGTTCATTTGCAAAAATAACACTTACCGATTTAACATCTTTTGTTGGGGATGTTGCTAGAGTTAAAGTATTTAGAAAATCACAAACTGATTTATCCGATTATCAATTTGTACAAGAAATAGCATTAGAAGCAAATGAATTGTTGGTAGATTTAGCTACAACAACCAAAAACCAAGAAAATTACGGATTATTTACAACCAATATTATCAATAATTATTGGATTGAATCTTCAGCAAATATAACAGCTACTTACAATCAAACATATTTGTACGATTCTGCTAAATTAGATAGTGTATCCGGTGTTAATAAATTTTACACATCCGAATATATTCCTATAACAAAAGATGTAGAATATACTTTAGATTTTAATATTAGATTGGGTGCTAACGTATCGGCTAATAATTATATAAGAGTATTTTTAAGTGGTTCTTTGAATGGAGGAGCTGTTCAAATTGAACAAAATATAACTACAATAACATCAAGCGATTCTTTATTACAAAAAACAATATCCACCAATAATATAAAAGCTGAAGAAATTCAAAATGCTAGATTATATTTTGAGGTAGTTGGTAGTAATTGGTATATTGCAAATGTTAGTTTACGAGCATCCAAAGAAACAGCATTTTCACCCGATGAAATAACATTTATACAACCAGTACCAAGAAGTTTACCGGTACAAACATTTATATATAAATTTGAGTTTTATGATATAAATAACAATTATATACCTGTATTAGTTGAAAAACAAAAAACATTCAATGGTGGTAATTTACAAACAATACAAAAAAGTTTACAATTACTACCATCATCTTTGTATTTTCAATTTGATTCCGGTTCAAATCCAGTTCCACCAACTTCTATAAACATTAAAGTTGTAAAAACATTATTAACTGGTTCTGTTCGATATACATCTCAATCATTTGATTATGATGGTAGTACCCACACTGCTTTACAATATGCAGGTGGGCAATATCCTGGTGTATTAAATCAAGCAAATCCTGATAATGTAATATTAACTGTTGCAAACTTTACTGGTAGTAGAAGTGATAAAAATGTACAATATTTAGAAATAACTGGTGAAGTGGAAGGATTTACTGATACTATTGTTATAACAAAAGTATTGGATGGATTTGGTGGTGTAAACTATATTATTAGACCGTATAGAGGAACTCAAATCAGAAATAGTAGTACTGCTTCATTAGAAATTCAAGCGGTAAGAATTGATGGTGTTAATGAGATTATTTTAAATGATACAATTGGAAGACCAAAAGGGTGGCATACTTATCAACTTCACGTATTATCAGCATCATTAGACCCATTGAACGAACCCGAAAAGTTTATCAATTTACAAAAAGCAGTCAATCAAAATTATATTAAAGGATTATCTGTTGGACAATTGGGTAGTAAACAACTAAACTACAATGCAATATTTAATAGAGATTCTATAAATAAAGTAAGAGTAGTTTATATATTATCTTCTGGTTCAATAACACAACAACCTGCGTTTATAGCATCTGCATCTGTATTATCATCTATAAATTTGGAGGATTTGCAAGATGGTTTAGATGCTGGGTTTATGGCATATAATACGGATACGTTTACTATCAATCCAAGAACACAAACTATATTCACACCGGTATCGGCAAGTGTTACTGGTTCATTTTATAAAAGAGGAACTAACGCAGAACCATTTACCGCATCATTTGAGGTATTCCCATCAATGTCTTTAAATTTAGATTATGAGCCTGAATATTGGATGTATTATGTAACTGGTAAATTTCATCCAAATATTTCGGTAGTAGCAATTGATGAAAAGAAAAGAACAATTCCATCAAGAGCAGTTAGTTCATATACAGGATTACCAATATCTCAAAGTAAAACATTAACTGTAACTTTAACTTATACTGAAGATTATACATCATCATCTATAAGTTTAGATAAGACATTTACAATAGTACCTGAAGGAAAGCCTGGTGATGAGAGTATTGTGTTTGAAGTAGTACCTGCTAATGTAACTTTAAATTCAAATTCGGAAGGAATTGTTTTGGATTACAAACCATCCATAACTGATATTAAATTAAAGCAAGGTAGTAGATATTTGGTATTTACTGGTAGTAGAGATGCTGGTACGTTTCATATTGCATCATCTTCAATTAGTTCACAAAATATAACTCCGGGTAATGTACACTTTACATCATCATTTGGAGTACCATATACGGCATCTTTAATAGTATCCGCATCTTCAAATCTTACGGATTTAAGTGGTAGTATAACATATCCATTGATTATACATCCATATTATACATCATCGATATATACACAAAGTATAGTACAAAATTATACAAAAGCAGTTGATGGGCCTCCGCAAATTGATGTAATAATAACACCCGCCAATATTACATTAAATGCCGATGAGGTTGGATATGTATCAACATACGCATCTGCACAAACTACAATTCAATTAAAAGAAGCTGGTAAGTTTTTGGTATTTAATACAGCATCAACTTCACCTGGTACATTTAGATTATTAACATCAGCTAGTAAAAATATAACCGCAAGTTTAAGTGGTGTTGGAACTACTACTGTTACTGCATCATTTAGTAGATTTGATTATCCATATGTATCAGCTAGTATTGTTTATAATATTTTAGCACATCCATATTCATTAGGACCCGGTCATAGATTTACATCATCAGTATTTGAAAGAACTCAAAATATTACAAAAAATGTTGCATCATCTGCCGCAAGAAGTGTTAAATTAGCAGCATCATCGTATAGTGTAACATATGATAGTGATGGACAAGTTGTTAATCCAACGGATGGTATTACTTTAGTAGCAACCGCATTTAATACATCGGGTTCAAAATATTATCAATTTTTCAAAGATGATGTTTCACAAGGACCTATAACGGCAGTTGCAACTAGAACAATTGGACCTGAAGATGCGGTTGCTGCTGGTGAAATTGCAACTTGGAAAGTAACATTGAGAGATGGTAGTAGTTCAACCGCTGCACCAATTAAAGCACAGGATTCTATTACAATTACTGGAATACGGGAAGGTATAAAATCATATAATGGGTATCTAACAAATGAAAGTTCTACGATTGTATATACGGTACAAGGTACAATATCATTTACAAATACAGGTACAACAATAGTAGCATCAAAAGGTAATACAACATTAACTGCGGTAACTTCATTTAGTGCACAATCTCAAGACCCATTTGGAAATAACATTGGTTCATTGGGTGAGTACAAAGTAACAATACATTCTAAATCAGCTAATATAACATTGGCTGGCTCTTTAGTATCTGGAAGTACAGTGCCTGTTGTTAGTGGACAAGCTACTATTGGAAACGTAATTGGATGGACCTCACCAACAACAATTTTAACTGGGGCTGTTGTTTATAGAATTGATTTTGAAAATGGAAAACAAGTTCTTTTCAAAACACAATCTATGGCAATTCAATTGGAGGGTAAAGTTGGACCTGGTATTGTATTCAGAGGTCCTTGGAGTTCAACTGTTGACCAGTATTATTATGACCCATCTATTGGAAGAAGAGATGCGGTTTTATATGGAGGAACGGGTGGAACATACTATGCAGCTAAATCCGGTAGTGGGGATACTACTTATTTAAATCCAAGTGCAAATACATACTTCTCTGGTTCTGTTGGTGATGCTACAGCTGGTGGTTATGTAACTTATTTAAATTACAAAACGCCGGGAATTGATACTGATTATTGGGAAGCATTAGGAACACAAGAATTATTTGTGGCAGCTAAGATTGCAATTTTTGAAGAATCATATGTTCAAAATACAATCAACGTTGGTACAAACGCATTGGGTTCTGCCGCAAATATTATCCTTTATGGAAACGTTGATAGACCTTATATTTCAATAGGTCAAACTGGTACAATTGGATATGGAAATAGTGGTATATGGTTAGGTACATTTGGTTCTCCTGGTTTCACAAGTCGTTTATCTTTAGTTGGTAGTGGTGGTTCATTAACATGGGATGGTAATAATTTATCAGTTAGTGGGGCTGTAAACGCAACCACTGGTACTTTTAGTGGATATGTTACGGCGGGTGGAGTACAATTGGGAGCTGCTCTTCCAACTAATCCAATTGGGTCTGGTACTGCTAATGGTTTATATATAAATACACACAATTATTTTGTAGATAATGGAACAACTACCGTATTTAAAGCAGGTAATGCTTCAAATTATGTAAGTTGGGATGGGAGTAATCTTAATATAAGTGGTGGTGGTACATTTACAGGTGAACTTAGTGGTGGTACTATTAATATTGGTGGAAATGATGCAACTAGTTTCCACGTAGATTCTGCAGGACAAATGTGGCTAGGTGCAGGAAATAGTGGATTTGCTACGGCACCATTTAAGGTTACTGCTGCAGGTGCTTTAAGTGCAGCAAGTGCAAATATAACTGGTTCTATATCGGTAAGTAGTGGTACATTTACTGGATTTATTGATGTTGATGGATTTTATATTGGTAAAAATGTATATTCAACTTACTCTGGAATTTTTAATGGCACCAGTCGTTGGACTACCGATGGTTCGATTACTCTTAACGCAGGTAACATTGGTGGTGATACAACACAAGGATTGAGTATATTAAATAACTCATTTTGTTCATATAGAGGAAATCTTTTAGTTGCTACACCTGCTAATTATGATTCAAACCATTGGTTAAGTTATGTAACAATTGGAGTTTCACCATCTACATTTGGTGTTTTGGATAATAATACAATGTATTTGGGTAGAAGTGTGAATGGTTCAAATAATGGTATTTATATGAACTCTACAAACTATTGGTACGCTGGTAGTAATTCAACAAACCCATCTATGAAAGCTGATATAGTTGGTGGTTCTATAAGTGGTATATCATCATTAGGTGTTAGTGGGGCAATTACTGGAACCAGTTTAGCTATATCTAATGCAACTGCTGCAAATGGTACTATAACCGCAACTGGAAATATTACGGCATTTTTTTCCGATGAAAGATTAAAAACAAAATTGGGTAATATTGATAATGCAATAAATAAAATATCTAAACTAAACGGATTTTACTATACAACCAATGAGTTAGCAAATTCATTTGGATATACTGATACCAAAACACAATTAGGTTTATCCGCACAAGAAGTACAAAGTGTATTTCCTAATATTGTATCATTGGCACCATTTGATATGAAAGAAAATACTATGGATGAATCTAAATCTGGAGAAAATTACTTAACAATTGATTACTCCAAATTAGTACCTGTATTAGTTGAGGCAATAAAAGAATTGAAAGCAGAAATTGAAGAATTAAAAAGAAATAAATAATGGCATTACAATCATCAGGACCAATTTCAATGAATGATATGAATACCGATAGAAGTATTGCGTCTGGTACTCAAATAGATTTAGCAACGGCCGGTACTGCGTATGGTGTTTCTTATAATACAATTGGAACTGATGATTTAAAATTTTCTGAGTTTTATGGATTAAGTGTACCATCACCAACACCACCAACACCACCATCTTATAGAACTATTCAATTGGGTAATCCACCGGGTGATAATACCACCGCAGCAGCTTGTGCTATAACAAGTGGATTGACTAAATATATATCTTATAGTTTTGCAATTACAAATGGTTTGGTAATATATGATAATTCTGCATTATCAACACAAACATATAATAGTGACCCTTATAGTGGTAATTATGCTATGTTATATGATACAAATGCTGGATTTAGATATGCGGTTACATTTGATTCGGCTGGTGTTGTAGCTACTGTTTATGATTGTTTAGGTGGTACACCTGTACCTCCATCACCACCAACCCCACCAACGCCTACGCCTACGCCAACGCCAACGCCAACACCAACGCCAACACCAACGCCAACGCCAACACCTACGCCACCACCACCAACACCACCACCAACACCACCATATTCATATTTATTGAATAATGGAGGAGAAGCTACTGGAGTTGATGCATGTAATGAATACAATTCATTTGTAAGAGCAACTTATTATTCCAATCAATCAAGCATTACAACTGGAACGACTTTGTATTTGTCGGATTATGTAACGGTTGTATCTGATGGATATTATTCAAATGGTACTAATTATTGGTATTTTGGTGGGGGTGTTACTTCCGATTTGGGTACATCTTGTGGAGGTTCGCCAACACCTACACCAACACCAACACCTACACCAACACCTACACCAACGCCAACGCCAACACCAACACCAAGTTATAATACTTTCTTCTTAGGAATTGGAAAAGATAACTTTGGTGATGCTTGTCTTGAAAGTAGTTATCCAATTACTGTATATGCTCCCAATACACCTATTGATTACAATACTACATTGTATGATGATATTACTTTTACTACTCCGTTTAGTGCATTGCAAGATTATTGGTATAAAGACCAAGATTCTGGTAAAGTTGTAGAACTTAGTAGTGGTGCAGTTATACAACAATATATTCAATGTTAGTATTATAACTCCTTTTTGGGGTGTAGTTATTAAAAACTAAAAAAACATATATTTATATATAAACATATAGAATAAAATTATGGCACAAAAAACTGAAAAATTAGCAGAAGAAACCTATAAAAAATTGGTTGATTTGCAAACTGAAATAAATGGTTTAGTAAATACAATTGGAACTGCACATTTACAAATTAGAGCATTGAATGGGGAATTAAAAAATCTAAATCTTTCATTGATGGGTGTTGAAAAAACATTTGATGAAAAAAACGAAGAGTTAAATGATGTTTTAAGGGTATTGGAAAAAACATATCCATCAGCAGAAATAGATTTAGCAGATGGTACAATTACTTATCAAGAAAATTAGGAAATATAAAAAAAGTTTCGTATATTTGTTACAATGAATAATACACGTAAAAAAATATTATACGTTGCTCCTCACTTATCTACTGGAGGGCTTCCACAATACCTATTAAAGCAAATTGAACATTTCTACAAAGATTACCAAATAAAGGTAGTTGAAGTTAGAAATAGTGGTGGTGATGCATTTGTGGTTCAAAAAAACAAAATCAAAGCATTAGTTCCCATTCACACTTTATATGAGGATAAATCGGATATACTAAAAGTTATAGATGATTTTGAACCTGATATTATACACTTTCAGGAAATTCCACAGCATGATTTGGATTATGATATATTAGATAAAATTTGGGATACCAATCGTAAGTATTTTATTATATCATCAACACATGGTTCATTTACAGACCCTGATGCAATTATTTATCAACCCGATAGATATATTTTAGTATCTGAATGGAGTAGAAAAAAGTTTGAACATTTGGGTATTGATACTATGTTATGGGAGTATCCAATTGAAGATATCAAATACGATAAAGATAAAGCAAAGGAGGTATTGGGATTTGAAAAAGATTGGAAGCACGTTCTCAATATGGGATTGTTTGCTCCCGGCAAAAACCAAGCTGAAATCTTTGAGGTAGCTAGATTGTTGGAGAAATACAAAATCAAATTTCACTTTGTAGGAAATCAAGCTATGAACTTTGAGGATTATTGGAAACCTTTAATGGAAGATAAACCATCTAATTGTGTAATATGGGGAGAACGAAATGATGCTGATAAGTTTTACGCAGCAGCTGATTTCTTTTACTTTTCAACACTTTGGGAATTAAATCCATTATCAATCAAAGAAGCACTTTCTTATAAACTACCATGTATCTTTAGAAGGTTACATACCTATTTGGATACATATGATACCAACCCATTGGTAACTTATATTGATGGTAATGTACCTGAAACTAAAAAAATTATATTAGAACAACTAAAGCCTGAATTTGGAGAAATAAGTGGATGGTTTAGTTATAAAGATATGTACAAAGATATAGTTCAGGCTGGTTATGATGGGTGTGAATTTGTGGAGATTGGGACATGGATGGGTAAATCTACCAACTATATGGTTCAAAAAATAAAAGAATCTGGTAAACGTATTCACTTTACAACCATAGATACATTTAAGGGAAGTCCATCGGAAGATTGGCATACGCCTGTAATACAAGATTATAATGGAGATTTATTTCCTGAGTTCATTGATAATACACTCCTATCAAACAATTATGGATTATTTGATATTATAAAAGATGATTCACTAAATGCGGTTAATCAATTTAAGAATAATAGTATTGATTACATAATGATTGATGGAGGACACTCATATACCGAAGTTACTAATGATTTAAACTCTTGGTATAAAAAAGTAAAACCGGGTGGAATTATTAGTGGAGATGATTATACTATTTCAACTGAAACAACTCAAGCAGTTGATGATTTCTTTTATGGACAATTTGATAAAACATATTATAGAGCATTCCTAAGAAAGAAACCAAGAATACAAATTAAACATCTATTAACATCTCCATTTAACGCAAGAGAATATATTAGTATTGCTTCTATAAAACAATTACAAAAGTATGGAATTGATTATACTCAAAGTATAACTGAAGTGTATAAGGATATTCCACCTATTGAACATTGTAGAAGACCTGAACATATAAGTAAAGATAATAAGCCGGGTGAGTTATGGCCTGGTGCTGGATTGGGTTGGATAACTGGTGGACATTATGGGTGTTATTTAGCACATAAGAACGCAGTTGATAGTTTGGATTCTAAATACGATTACACTCTTATATTCGAAGCAGATGCGTTCATATATACCGGCTTAGAAGAGTTTGTAGATATAGTTCATAAAGCATGTTTCATTTCAGAAAGAGATGATGTGTACTACATTGGATTGGCAAATAATCCATCTCGTTCAAAAGAAAAGGTAGATGAGTTATTTTCACAAACTGCACATAACCAAGACCTTGCACATGCGTATTTAGTCCGAAACAAAGATAAACAATGGTGGAACGATAGAATAGCAGATTGTGAATGGGATGTTGGTGATTTATGGTACAACCACATATTTGCTAAATATCCAATGAAACGATACACTACAAACAAAATGTATAGTAATCAGACAGAGGGATTCTCATTATTAGACCAAACAATTAAAACTTGGAACGTATGATATACGAAAATTTAAAAAGAAATATAAATAACATAACCGAAGTAAAAAACAACGTATCAGTTAATTTTGTTAAAGGTGCTTTTGTAGAAATCAAAGGACCTTATAAAGCAGAATACGTTGTTGATTTTATAGATAATAGAAGTGGTAAACGAATATTTTCTACTAATATTGGAAACAATTGTTGGACAAAATGTACACATGAATATTTTATAGAATGGAAAATACAAATTTATCAAAATGGTAAACTTTGGTATGAACATCTATATGATGCAACTGATAAAAGAGTTTACATTCCATTAGATTCAAAAGCATTGGGTGATACGATGGCTTGGTTTCCATATGTAGATGAGTTCCGTAAAAAACATAATTGTAAAGTTGTAACATCTACATTTATGAATGAGCTATTTATAGATGAATACCCTGAATTAGAGTTTATTAAACCAGGTGAAGCGGCCGATGGTTTATATGCAATGTATTCAATCGGATTATTTTATAATGATAACAATGAACCAAACCTACTAAAAAATCCAAACGATTTTAGAAAGCAACCATTACAAAAAATGTCTTCGGATATTTTAGGATTGGAATATGTGGAGATTAGACCTAAAATAAAACAAAATCCAATTGAAATAAATTCAGAACTAAAACAAATTTGTATTGGTGTATTTGGTACGGCTCAACCTAAATTTTGGAATAATAAAGATGGTTGGCAGTATGTAGTTGATTGGTTAAACTCAAAAGGATACACTGTTAAACTTATATCAAAAGAGGGAGATGATTATATGGGGAATAAATTACCAACTGGAATTGTTAAACATCCAAACGGTCCTTTAAGTGATGTAATTGATGAACTTAGGAAATCAAAAGCATTTATAGGAATTGGTAGTGGTTTAAGTTGGTTAAGTTGGGCAGTTAATACTCCAACGGTATTGGTGAGTGGATTCTCATATGATTGGGCAGAGATGCAAGATTGTGTAAGAATTGCAGCACCAAAAGGAAAATGTGAAGGATGTTTTAATCGTTATAGATTAGATGCTGGGGATTGGAATTGGTGTCCCGACCACAAAGGTACGGATAGACAATTTGAATGTACTAAATCAATAACACCACAATCAGTAATAAAAGAATTAGAAAAATTCTTATAAAAATTAAAAAAGAGTATATTTATATATAAACAAACAAAACAATAATATTATGGCATTAGATGTTCCACAAATACAAAACGTAGAGATTGCAACTGCAAAATTAGATGAAGATGTAATCAAACAAATTCAAGAGTTAAACCAAAAATCTGCTTTATTAATTCAGGAGTTTGGAGGAATCTACATTAGAAAACAACAAATTGAAGAAGAATTGCTTCGTATGGATGAGTTTTTAGAAAAAGGTAATGATGAATACAAAATGTATCAACAACAATTAAACGAAATTGGAGAGCAAGTTGATGAAAAATATCCACAAGGTAGAATCAACATTCAAGAGGGTACTGTTCAATATCAACCAGGTGCACCAACTCGTAAGCAATTGGCTGAGCAACAAACTCAACAAGCTAACCAATAAAAATTTATTCTATATTTATATAGTATAAAGAGTAATACTATATTTAATGAGTGAATTATCTAACTTTTTAGTAGAAAGCATATTAGGAGAATCTGTCGAAATGGAAAACGTAATAGTTGTCTATTCCGGCAGATTTCAACCGTTTCATAAAGGGCATTTCGCCACATACAAACAACTTGTATCAAAATTCGGAAAGAATGATGTTTATATAGCAACATCTAACAAAACCGATAGCCAAAAATCTCCATTTGATTTCAGAGAGAAAAAAACTATAATGACTAAAATGTTTGGTATTCCATCAAACAAAATAGTTCAGGTTAAAAACCCATACCAACCAACGGAAATTGTAAGTTCATACGATGCAGCTAAGACTGGTTTAATAGTTGTAGTTGGTGAGAAGGATGAGCAACGTTTAGGTGGAAACTATTTTACTCCATATAAAGGTAAGGTGGAGATGGGATATTTGGATAAAGGATACGTTTACGCTTCACCATCACAATCAAACCCAATTAGTGGAACTGATGTTCGTAATTGGTTAGGTAATGGGACTGATGAGGAAAAAAAAGAAGGATTCTTAAAAGCTTATCCAAAGTTTGATGCAACTGTTTTCAAATTCATTACATTAAAATTAAGAAAACTTTCTGAAGATATTAACTTAGATGTAAATGTAGGTGATACTCTTTTAATGGGTAAGTTTAAGAATAAAAGAGTAGTTGTAAAAAATATTGATAAAGATGAGCATGGTATGCCAACTATCAATGGTAAGAAAGCAACAACATTTAGAATACCACCAAAATCAAATCTATTTAATGAATCATCATTAGGCGGATACTCAGCTGAAGCAGGTGAGCCTGAAACTGGATATGTTGCGGATGGACAAAAAAGATTGATAAATAAAGCAAAACCAGAACCTTGGTTTAAGCAAGGTGGATATAAACAATTACATGTACCACAGGGTGATTGGATTAGAGGTAAAGGTAAAAATAGAGATAACGATTCAACATTTAGAAAAGTTTACTATAAAGTAACCAATATAGATACGAGTGATTTGGACCCTGCTAAAGACCCACATAAAGTTGAAGATTGGAAAGAAGTAAAACCAAAGAAAAAAATTAAAAAACCAAAAAGATTTTGGGAAGATACTGAATTGGATACAAACTTATCATTAATATCCGAAGAGGATTTAAATCAAATAGCAGAAGATTATATGGCTGCATTGGATGAAATGGGACTTGGTGGAGGAGCTGGTGTAGGTTTATCATTGCCAGGTGGATTCATAAATGGAGCACCAAAAGCAGATGATGTTGCCAAAGTAAGTAAGAAGTTGAAGAATAAAGGAATGAGTGGGTATGAGGAGATTGATGAAGATATTAATTCCGATACGATAGAATGTTCAAATTGTGGATGGGAATGGGAAAAATCTGAAGGTGGTGAACATCCATATACATGCCATAAATGTGGTAATGATAATTCCGATGAACCAATAGAAGATTTAACGGAGATGGCTGAAATGGCTAAATCTGATTTAGACCAAGTTGAAAAATACGCAGATGCCCAATTATCTCCTGAAGATATTGAGTTGGGAAAAGAGAGTGACCATTTCTTCCAAAGATTAAATGACCCTCGTAATGGTAAACAAATATCTCCAGCTGAACTAACTGGTTTCTTTAAGAGATTAGCAAAAAATAAAAAGAAATTTTTAGATTTTATAAAACAATATAAGGAGTTTGTTGTTAAAGATAAGAGAACAAACATTAACATTCCGTTTATGGCAGTAGCAAACAAATTGATTGCTAAAACCATAATGAGAAAAGATGATTTCAAATCTTCAACACCCGTCTATGTAACGGAACAAATACTAAACGAAGGTGGAGCTTATGGACACATGCATCATCCGTTTGATATTGAAATGAACCTTACGTTCTCTGACCTAAAGAACATTGTTAAGAAGGCACTTACTGGAGATTTGGATGTAGCAAGAGAAAAGACAGATGGACAGGCATTGGCAATCAGTTGGGTAAACGGAAGATTAGTTGCAGCTCGTAACAAATCACATCTAAAGAATAAAGGTGAGGGTGCTATGACAATAGGACAGGTAGCAGATAAGTTTGGTGGTAGAGGTGGATTAACCGATGCTTACAACTTTGCTATGAAAGATTTATCAAAAGCAATTGGCTCATTATCCGAACCACAAAGAAAAAAGGTATTCAATGATGGTAGTTCGTTTATGAATTTGGAAGTAATATACCCAACATCAGTAAACGTAATTCCATACAACCAACCGCTATTAGTATTTCACGGAACATTTGATTATGATATTGATGGTAACATAACTGGTGAGAACCAAACATCAGCAAGAATATTAGCTGGTATGATTAAGCAGATAAATGCAAGTGTTCAATCCAAATACACAATACAAGGACCTCCAATGCAAAAATTACCAAAGAGTGAGGATTTAACAAAACTACAATCAAAGTATATGAGTATGATATCTAAACTACAAAGTGAGTTTGGGTTATCTGATTCGGATGGGGTAGCTGATTATCATCAAGCTTGGTGGAGTAACTTTGTGGATAAAAACGCAAAGGGTTTAGATGCACAAGAAAAGATTGGTTTGGTTAAGAGATGGGCATTTGGTGATAAAGGATTCAGAATAGCAACAATACAAGACCCTAAGTTAAGAAGTTGGGCAGATAATACCGAAAAGAAAGACCAAGCTAAAATAGCAAAAGATAACCTAATGAAATTTGAAGAAATATTCTTAGGAGTTGGGGCAGATGTTCTTTCATTTATGGAATCCGTACTTACTGCAAATCCAACGGAAGCAACTAAACAAATGGTAGCTAGATTGCATAAGACGGTTGATGATGTTAGAAAGTTGGGAGACCCTAAAAAATTGGACAAACTTAAATTAGAATTGCAAAGATTACAGGCGTTGGGTGGTTTTGAAAAGATAGTTCCAAACGAAGGTATCGTATTTGTATATAACGGAAACACTTACAAATTAACAGGAGCATTCGCTCCACTTAATCAGATATTAGGTCTTTTTTACGAATAATTTTTAACGTTTTTTCCAAAAAGTATATACTTATATATACGAATATATAGGAAATAATATGGCAAAAGAATTCAATCGAAAGTACATGCATCCGACTCGTAGAAAGTTATCGGATATGGTATTACGTGGGCAGGAATATGAAACAAATGCACAAATCTCATTATCAGTAAATCCAGAAGCTAATATTACTAGAGAAGTTGGAGAAACTTGGACTGATTCAAATGGAGTTCAATGGGAACAAAAAAAATGGGGTAAGGAGCAAATATCATCATTAAGTGAAACAATGTCTAGTGTAAGAAATTACCTATCAGAACTTAATAGATGTAAAGGTACTGAATGTAAAACAATCAAATTAGGTAGAGTAGATAAAAAGTTAATATCTAAAACAGGATATTGTACAACTTGTCTTGCTAAAAAAGAATTTGAAATAAGAGTAGATGGGTTGTGGGATGCGTATGAAACCTACAAATTAACATCAAATATGATTGACCACGGAACTGATGTACTTGCTCAATTTAATCAAGCATATAAAGATGCAAGACAGGAATATGAGTATGTAAACGAAAATGGTACAACTGAAAAGTGGACTATGGAAAGACCTGTTGAGGAATTAAAAGCAGAAATATTGCTTGAAATTACCAACGTAGAAGCTGAAGTTGCACAAGTTACAAAATTAAGAAATGAAGCTTGGGAGTTACTAAAAGATAAAAATTACGATTTAGTAAAGCCACCTAAAGATTTAGTATGAGTAACGGAATACAACAAAAGAAATCTCTAAAGCAAATCATAGGAGAAGAATACATAAAGTGTGCTAGTGACCCTATCCACTTTATGAAGAAATATTGTATGATTCAGCATCCGGTGAAAGGTAAAATACCATTTCATCTATTTCCTTTTCAAGAGAAAACACTAACCGAATTTAAGAACCATAGATTTAATATCGTTCTTAAATCTCGTCAAACTGGTATCTCCACATTATCAGCAGGTTATGCGTTGTGGAGTATGTTATTCAATACGGATTTTAACGTATTGGTTATTGCAACAAAACAAGAGGTTGCAAAGAACTTAGTAACAAAAGTAAGAGTAATGTACGAACTATTACCATCGTGGTTAAAGGGTGGTGCATTGGAGGATAACAAACTCTCACTTAAATTACAAAATGGTTCACAAATCAAAGCAATTGCTTCCTCACCTGATGCAGGACGTTCGGAAGCCCTATCACTACTAATATTTGATGAGGCAGCTTTCATTGATGATATCGATGAGATTTGGAAAGCAGCTCAATCTACACTATCAACGGGTGGGGCGTGTATTGCCCTTTCAACTCCCAATGGTGTGGGTAATTGGTTTCATCAAACGTGGAGTGATGCAGAATCTTCTATAAATCCATTCAACACAATTCGTTTACATTGGACAGTTCATCCAGAAAGAGACCAGACGTGGAGAGATGAGCAAGAAAGATTGTTGGGAAGAAAAGGAGCTGCACAAGAATGTGATTGTGACTTTATTTCATCTGGAGATAACGTAATTGACCCAGAACTCTTAATGTTCTACAAAGAAACTTATGTTCAAGACCCTGTTTCAAAAGGTGGTATAGATAATAACTTTTGGAGATGGGAATATCCTACATCAAATGCATCTTATATGGTTGTAGCTGACGTTGCAAGGGGAGATGGTGCCGATTATTCTACTTTTCACGTTATGGATATTGTAACTGCAACTCAAGTTGGTGAATACAAAGGTAAGATGGATACAAAAGATTTTGGAAATTTGTTAGTAGCAATATCAACTGAATATAATGATGCACTATTAGTAATTGAAAACGCAAACATTGGTTGGGCAACAATACAACAGGTAATAGATAGAGGGTATCGTAACCTATTCTATATGAGTAAAGATTTGAAATATGTAGATGTTGAGAATCAATTAAACAATAGATACAGAGCACAAGATAGAGGATTGGTTGCTGGTTTTTCAACAACATCAAATACAAGACCTTTAATCATATCAAAGTTGGATGATTATTTCAGAGAGAAATCCGTTATAGTTCGTTCATCTCGATTGATTGATGAATTGTTTACATTTATATATTCAAGCGGTAGAGCACAAGCTATGAAGGGTTATAATGATGACTTGGTAATGGCATTCTCTATTGGATTATGGGTAAGAGATACCGCACTTCGTTTAAGACAAGAAGGTATTGATTTAACAAAAATGGCAGTAGCTGGAATTACTGCAAATACATACGAAGGTGTGTATTCACCATCTAATATGGATGAGAATCCTTGGAAGATGAGAGTGGGTGATACGTTCGAAGATTTATCCCAATGGTTATAGTGTTTTAATATTTTTACATATTTATTGTATATATCAAAATACTATTTACTATGATTAAGTTAAAATCTTTACTGAACGAAGATGAGTATATTGACCAAGCATATGCTATGGGTGATACTCCGCAAGATAATCCAATTGATGATTATGATGAATTGGATGTTGAGCAAGAAGATATGGATGATTTTATTACATTCTTAAAAGGGTACTCAAACGAATTGGATGAGGCGAATTGTAATTGTGTATTTGAAGCAGAATATCAGGGAAGAGAAGTAAAGTTGGGTAAACCGATGCAAGGCGATGTGAAGAAATTTAAGGTCTACGTCAAAAACCCAAAAACAGGTAAGGTGATTAAGGTGAATTTTGGACAGAAAGGAATGGTTATTAAAAAAGACAATCCAGCAAGAAGAAAATCATTTAGAGCAAGAATGAATTGTGATAATCCCGGTCCAAGAACAAAGGCAAACTATTGGAGTTGCCGAAAATGGTAAAATAGAAAATTATGGCAGAAGTAAATGATGATAGAAGTTTTTTTGGTAGATTAAGAAAGTTATTCTCAACACAAGCTGTTGTGCGTATTGATAAAGACGGTAGACGTAAAGTTGTAGATACCGATGAGAGACAATTCAATACAAACTTTATGAACCTACGTGATAGGTACACAAAGTTACAAAAATCATTCTACGAACAACAAGGTGGTGCACAATCAATGGCATATGCACAAGTTCGCAGAGAATTATTCAGAGATTATGATGCAATGGATAATGACCCGATACTTTCATCGGCATTAGACATTTATGCCGATGAATCAACTACAAAAGATGAGTATGGTGAGGTATTAACAATCAAATCATCTAACGAAAATGTAAAAGAAGCATTACACAACCTATTCTACGATGTAATGAACGTAGAGTTTAACTTATGGCCTTGGGTTCGTAATATGGTTAAGTATGGTGATTTCTTTTTGGCATTGGAGATTGGTGAGAATGCTGGTATTGTAAACGTAAAACCATATTCAACATATAATACTGAAAGATTAGAAAATACTGACCCACAAAATCCTAACTATGTTAAGTTTAAAGTGGAGTTGGATGAGATTGGTAAAAAAGAATATGAGAACTATGAAATGGCTCACTTCCGTTTACTTTCAGATACAAACTTCCTACCATACGGAAAATCAATGTTGGAAGGTGCACGAAGAATTTGGAAACAATTAACTCTTATGGAAGATGCGATGTTAATTCATCGTATTATGAGAGCACCTGAAAAGAGAGTATTCAAAATTGATATTGGTAACATTCCACCGCAAGAGGTTGATAACTATATGCAAAAGATTATCAACAAAATGAAAAAAACTCCATTCGTTGATAGAAATACAGGAGATTACAACTTAAAATACAATATCCAAAACCTTACGGAAGATTTCTTCTTACCTGTTAGAGGTGGAGATAGTGGTACATCAATTGAAAACATTAGTGGTTTAGAATATACTGCAACGGAAGATATTGATTACTTAAAGAACAAATTATTTGCTGCATTGAGAGTACCAAAGGCTTACTTATCATATGATGAGAACGTAAATGGTAAAGCAACTCTTGCGGCAGAGGATGTTCGTTTTGCAAGAACTGTGGAAAGAATTCAAAGAACGGTGGTAAGTGAATTAACTAAAATAGCAATTGTTCACTTAGCAGCTCAAGGTATTGATGATGCTGAAATGGTAAACTTTGAATTAACTCTTACAAACTCATCTACAATCTATGAGCAAGAGAAAGTAAATCTTTGGAGTGAGAAAGTAAGATTGGGAACTGATATTAAAGCAATGAATATGTTATCTACGGATTGGGTATATCATAATGTATTTAATATGAGTGAAGAGGAGATAAATACTGAAAGAGCTAAGGTAATATTAGATATCAAAGATAGATTTAGACACAACTCAATTGAACAGCAAGGTGAAGACCCGGCAAATCCACCAAAACAACAAAATGTGGAGCAGGAGATAGAGGAGTTGAAATTGGGTATGAATCAAGACAAAGGTGGTAGACCAAGAGAAGGTAATACTTATGGTAAAGATAAGCATCCATATGGTAGAGACCCTTTGGGTGATAAAGAAAATCACGGAGAAAGAAAAAGAGAAAATAGAAACATACCAAGTGCAAAATTAGCAAAAGAATATGTGAATGGAATATCAGCTAAAAGAAAGGTTTTGATTGAAAAATCAGGTATGTTAGATGAAAAAAATCTATTAGATGACACGAAAATTTAACAAATAAAAAAAGGTTTATATTTATATGTGTTACTATACGGTCGTAAGTTAAATATAGGGTAAATAAATGAAAAAAATAAAACATTCCAAGTTCAAAAATACTGGAGTGTTATTTGAATTATTAGTAAGACAAATAACATTAGAGGTATTAAACGGAGACAAAACGGAAAATGCTAAAAAGATAGTTAAGGAGTTTTTTGCTCCTGGTACGGAACTTAATAAAGAGTTGCGTTTGTACGAACTACTTTTAAAAGAAAAATATAATACGGAAAGTAGAGCAGAGAAATTTGTAGATACCGTATCGCAAGCTCACTCAAAATTAAATGAGGGAAAGTTAGCTAAAGAAAAATATGGTTTGATTAAAGAAATTGGTGCTAAATTTGAAATAGAGCAATTCCTTTCATCACCGATTACTAACTACAAAGTATTAGCTTCAATATATAAAGTATTTGAATCTAAAAAATCGGAAAACTACGATATCAAAGATATATTCAATTCAAAGATTACCCTGATTGAAAACATCATAGCAAGACCTGCTAAAGTAGAAGCAGTTAAAAATGTAGAATCCGTTAAATTAATGGAAACCTATTCTCAACAAGAAAAAGATTTACGTTTATTGACTTATAAAATTCTTGTTGAAAGTTTTAATAAAAAATATACTAATTTAGATGAAAAACAAAAAGGTTTGTTAAAAGAGTATATTAACAATATGAGTAACACAACAAAATTCAAAGATTATGTTGCCGTAGAAATTCCTAAAATTGCAAAAGAGTTGAGATTAATCGAAACTAAAGTTTGTGATAAAGTAACTAAAATCAAATTATTAGAAACAATTTCAGTATTAGAAAAAATGAAGATTGGAAAGACTGTTTCTGATTCTCAAGTTTCATCTATTATGCTTTCTTATGAATTAGTTAAAGAATTAAAAAACAAAGTAAATGGAAAATAAATTAAGAGAAATAATCAGAGGTTTAGTTAGAGAAATTCAATCCGAAAAAGAATTGGAAGAAATGACTGGAACTGGTGCAGTTGCTGGTTATGATACTCCAAACGCATTTTCTAAACCCGGTCAAAGTGGAAAGAAAAACAATAGATTGGCCAAAGTTACTGGTGGAACTGTTGTAGATGATTTAGAAGAAGCTAAGATAAAAGAAAATATGGGTGTATTAGATTTACAACCTGAAAAAGCAAAACCAACTGCAACTCCTGCGAAAGATGAAAATGATAAAGATGATGAAATGGCTAATGTATCCTCAATGGAATTAGTTGAAAATCGTTGGTTAGAATTAAAAAGAGAAGATGCTTCTCCGCAAAAGAAAATAGCAGTAGGATTGAGAAGTGTAAAATCTCAATTATCAGAAATAGAAAAATTTGTTAATTGGTATTCAAGATTAAAAACTGAAAACAATTTGGACAGAACAGGTTATTATAAAAGAACATATAGTAACTTAAATACTATCAAAGAAAGATTAAATAAAATAGCGGAGAAAATCCACTCAATGTAATATGGCAGGAATAACAAAACAAAGACTAAAAGAATTAGTTAAGGAAGTAATGGTAGAAGAAACTGAATATCAGGCATTCTTCCAAAAGGCATTAGATAAAGCTGGTAAATCTATCCCATCTATGAGTGATGATGAAAAAAAGGCATTCTTTGATAAAATTGATTCAGCTTGGAATGGTAAGGGTGAAAAATCCGAATCCGTAAAATAATAACAAAATGAAGAATCTTTTAATAGAAACCAAATTATTCGAAGGAAAGGTAGAAGAGGATGCTGGTGGTAGAACTATCGTTAAAGGTGTTCTTCAAAGAGCTGGTGCGGAGAATCAAAATGGTAGAGTATATCCAAAGCCTACATTAATGAGAGAAGCTCAAAAATATGAGCAACTTATCAAAGAACGTAGAGCATTAGGTGAATTAGACCACCCCGATTCAACTGTAATCAATTTAAAGAACGTATCACACAATGTTAGAGAAATACATTGGGAGGGAGATGATTTATGTGGTACGGTTGAAATCCTTGCAACCCCATCTGGTAATATCCTTAAAGAATTACTTAAAGCTGGTATCCTATTAGGTATATCATCAAGAGGTATGGGTTCTACAAAACAAATGGAAGGAAATAAAGTAGAAGTTCAGGAAGATTTTGAGCTTATAGGTTGGGATTTTGTTTCTAATCCATCTACACATGGTGCATTTATGGTACCTGTAAACGAATCAGTAACAAAACAAATTGGAACTGATGTTTGCGGAGACTATTGCAAAGCACAAGATTTAATGAGAGAAATTATAACTGAAATATCATAATGAGCAAGCCATTTGACATATACGATTATGTACACAACAATAAGATTAGCTTAAAAGTAGAAGCTAATAGAAAAGCAACTAATGTAACTAAGGGGTACAATGACATTCGTAAAACTAATTTAAACGAAGTAAAGATTGTAAACGGAAAGTTTAGCATTAAAGAAAGTTTAAACGGAGATAAAAGACCTTTGAGTAATGAGGTTAAGAAACACTTTTTAGAAATTATCTCTACATACAACACATTTCAAGAGCAAATGCAAAGAGCATCCGATTTAACGGAGGTTGCAAATACTTTGGGTGGAATTGTTGAAGCAGCAAAAGAATTAACTTTAAGAGAAACTGCCGATTGGTTTGATGGTGTGACCGTTAAACGTAATATGGGTGAATTGGATAAGATGGATAAAAGTTTCCAAAAGTTCGCAGTAGAAGCAAAGGCAATGGATGAAAGATTACATTCATTATACGAAGATATGGGACACATTCTATCTCGTTACTATGAGATTGCGGATATTCAGCCGGATGTTATGAGAGAGAGATTGGGTTTAAGAAAAAAATAAGATGATTCGTTTAACCGAAATGTTTAACTTTGCGGATAGTTCTACTTATGGTAAATTAAAACCACAATTAGGACAGGTAATGTCTAATCCTTATGCAAGAGCATTTGCTCCGCAAGTTAAGGAGGGTGATGAACCTGACCACGAAGTATCTATGGCAAATAACACTTTAGATGCAATCATTAAACATGCTACCGAATTAAAATCTAAAATAGGTGGCAACGAAAAGAACATACCTGCGTGGATTCAAGACCACATTACAAATGCAGGAAACTTTATTTCACAAGCAGCATCCAATTATCACGAATACGGAAAGAACGAATCAAAGCAACAAATCAAAGAAGCAACTGCAAAGTTTGATTTTGCTCAAGCGAATGGTATTCAATTCTATGTATCATCTCCAAATAACAATATAGTTTTATTACCACAATCAAAAAAAGAAATTGAAAAGATTGATATGATAAAACAAAAATTGGGTGATGGTGCAGATGACGATTTTTTATCATTATTAAAAATCCGTTTAGAAAAGAAATTAGGAATTTCAGTAATACCAAATAAAAGATATGGTGGAGCTGGTTACGCATTTGACATTGATACTGACAAATTATTTAAGAAATTATAAAATGATTAGATTAAACCAACTACTTAAAGAGGAAACGTTTACCGCAACTAATAAATCAACTGGTAAAACTTCTGTATTCAAATCTAAAGATAGTAGAGATGCTGCAATCAAAGCAGGTACACATGATGCTATGAAAGATAAAGAACAACCAAAATCAGCACCAAGAGCAGCTGGTAATAGTATGTTTGGTGGAGATTATGCAAAAGATAGAGGTGGTGAGGCTCCTAAAGCTGATACTACTTCAACTCCTAAAGTAGATATGGGTGTAGATTCAGTTGTATATAACAAAAGAACAAAGACAGTTGGTATTGTACGAATGGGAGATGAAAGAGGTGAAACTAAAACTGATGCAGATGGTAATGTAAATACCGATGAGTTAGAACCATACAATCCAATGAAGTATCCACACCAAAAGGATGCACAAGTTGCACCATCTACAACAAAAGAAATAGATAGTAGAGGATTGTACAAACCATTTTCTCAATCAGCTAACGAACCTAAAAAAATAAATAATCCAACTGAAGCACTTCCAAAAGAAATTTATGCTAAAATGGATAATGAAGATAGTGATGCTGGTGAAATGGATTATTTATCTTCAACTGATGGTAGTATAAAATATGGTATAGCTAAAGAAGGTGATAAATATTATGTAACATTAGGTACTGAAGAAGGTGAAATATTAAAATCTTTTGGAAAAACTAAAGATGCTGGAGAAGCTGCACAAATATTTATGAAAAATTTAGATGCTGTAAAATCTAAATATAATTTGGATGTGGATTCAAACGAACCAAAAGCAGAACCAGCTAAAAAAAGACCTGGTAATCCTACTGTAAATAAAGAAGCTAAGAAAACCGCAGAAAAATATGGTATTACTCCTCAAAAGTTGGGTAATGAAAAATATAAAGAAGCAATGTTACAAGCAGCAGTGTCTGCATTAACTGATTCAAACTTCCACAGTGAAGCAAGAGAATTAGTTGCAGCAATTGAAGGAAAGCCTGAATTTGCAAAAAAACCGGAGTACCCATCGATGAAAGACCCTAAGTATAAAGAAAAAATGGCAGATATTCGTAAGAATTCCGCAGATGGTTCGATTTATATGAATGGTACTGGTAAGATTGATGATTATGGTACGGATGTATCACAAGCATCTGGATGGGATGGTGTTGATGCAGCGGATAGTATTGCATTTACATTAAGAATGAATGGTTTCCATAAAGAAGCAGATTTGATTCAATCGGTATTTGATAATAAACCATATATGAAAAATGAGGGTACAATTAAATTAACAAAGTTAATGGAAAATGACCCTTGTTGGAAGGGATACAAACAAGTTGGAATGAAAGATAAGAATGGTAGAGAAGTTCCAAATTGTGTACCTGAAGGAGTTGTTAAAGAAGCAGGTATTCCTAAATTATTTTTAAAAATAGAAGCAGTTAAAAAGAAAATAAAAGAATTAATGGATGCAAGAAAATCTGCAGTAGTTCCATATAATAAAGAAACTGACCCTAAAAAGAAAGAAGCATTAAAACAACCTTTAATTAAATTGACAGCACAAATAACATCATATCAAAAGAATTTATTAAATCTATTGGATATGGAAGAAAAATATATTCAAACTTTAAATCAAAACGATGAGTTAGAATTATCTTAAATCAAATAAAATATAATTAAAGAAAAGCTTGGTAATCCCAAGCTTTTTTTGTATATTTGTGTTATCTATGATAAAACCATTTTCAATACTCGATACCCGCACCAAAGAATGGCAAGACCGTAAACGTTGGTGGATACAAACCTATAATATCAAATCAGAATTAGGTAGGGAGGATACTCAATCGAATAGTAAGTTTTGGGATGATGAAGATACTGTTTCGGTATTTGATGCTACTCTATGTGAAAAAATGTATGAGTGGTTTGTTCCAAAGAGTGGTAAAGTATTAGACCCATTTGCAGGTGGAAGTGTTAGGGGAATTGTAGCAACGGAAATGGGATTCAAATACGATGGAATTGATATATCACAAACACAAATAGAAGCAAATAGAAAACAATCCGATAAACCTCGATGGATGGGTGGGGATAGTTACCTATTATTAAATGTATTAGAAGGAAATACCTATGATTTTGTATTCACTTGCCCACCATACTACGATTTGGAGGTATATAGTGATAATGCGAATGATTTATCAAATATGGCGGATGCGCAATTTGATGATAGATATATTTCTATATTACAAAAATCAGCAGAAAAGTTAAAGAACAATAGATTCTTTGCAGTTGTGGTATCCGAAGTTAGAGAGGTATCAAAGACAGGAGATTACAAAATTGGAAAGTATAGAGGATTGGTAAACAAAACTATTTCAGCAATGGAAGAAGTTGGATTGCACTTCTATAACGATATGGTTCTATTCAACTCACAACATCAGGCTGGAAGAGTGGTAGATACATATTTCAAACGTAATCGTAAGGTAGCATCTGTTCATCAAAACGTATTAGTATTTGTAAAAGGAAATCCTGATTTGGCAACGGAAGATATTGAATGGGATGGTACTTACAAATGTGTAGTTGGTGGAAAACAATACAAATCATTCAGAGAAGCAGCAATTTCAATCAACCCAAATGAGTTAGTAGCATCTGAAGTAGAAAGAAGATGCCTTTCACCAAAAACCAAATACAAAGGGTGGCAGGTAATTGGTGAGGAAACATATCCTATCTTAAAATATTGTATAGATGGGTATTACTTTGAATCTCCTGTACAGGCAGCAGAGTACATTGAATATAGTGAAACTGAAATTCGTAATCGCTTAGAATCAAAAGCTGACCATTATAGACATTGGAAAAAGTTGGATACTCCAATTACAAATATAACTTACGATTCACATGAAAGGACTCTAAAGGATATTCAAGTTAGAGATAAGATACATACGATAAGTTGTGAAGGAGAACTCTTCTACACACTAAAGGATGCCGGTGAAAGATTTGGTGTATCGGATGAACGAATCAGACAGAAAATCCAATCGGACAAACATACTGATTACTTTTACTTATTTTCATAAAACTTAATATTTATTCCATATAACCAAAGGAATAATATTATGCCTGCAAAATCAAAAGCTCAACAACGTTTTATGGGAATGGTTCATGCCGTACAAAAAGGAGACATGGATGCCCCATCATCGGAAGTTGAAAAAGCAGCTGATTCAATGAGTGATGCAGACGCAAAAGATTACGCATCAACCAAACACAAAGGTTTACCCAACCATGTGAAAAAAGAAAATATGGAAAAAGAATTAAAAGAAATCATCCGTCAAACATATAGAGAGAGTTTGAGAGAATCAGTAAACGAAGCTAAGATACAACCAAAAGATGATTGGGGAGTTAGATTAGTTGTAGCTATTAATAATAATGTTGCTGCATTACATACATCCGTTATAAGAGAAAAAAAAGATGTACAGCAAGCAGTTGCTGCTTTTGGTAATGTGTTAAAAAATGCTATTAAAGAAACTCTAAAGCACAAATACAAACCACATCCAAAATATACTGAAGCTGATAGTAAAATAAAAACATTTATTTCTGAACTTAAAAAGTTTGAAAATATTGTAGATATGGTTATTTCTAAACCAACAAAATCTGGTATTGTAAAATTGGATGATGCTTGGAGAAGTATTTGGAATCATAAATTTGGTTCGGCAATTGCCCTATCTGGTGATTTGTTTAATAGTATTATAGAAAACGAATCGGTAAACGAAGCAAAATACCCAACCAATTTATATGTTGGTTCTGTAATTTATGGACAAGGATTTACTGGATTAAAAGGAATTGAAGGTGGTAAATACTACAAAGTTGTTGAAATGGATGATTATTCAGCAACATTAGTACCATGTGATGAAAAAGGTAAGATAACAGGTTCAAAAAAAGTTAGACATAAATTAGATTCAATCGAAGGTGGTATCAAAACTGCTAAAAGAGGAGATGAAAACGGAATTGTCATCGAATCAGTAAACGAATCAATATCACATGAAGCAATGGGAATCGCTTCAATGACTAACACTAGAAAAGAAGCAGTTCAAAAGTTTATTGATGATAACAACTTAAATGCAAAAGAAATATTAACTCACGTTACCAAAGGTAAATTGCCGGAGAGAATTCGTTTTGTTCAGGCATTAGTTGGAACTCCTAATAATTCTTCTTTCAAATGGTATGTAAAAAATTACGCAAACGAATCGGTAGTAAACGAAGCAATTGATATTAACCATTGGAAAAAATATGCAAATGGTGGAGGGCCATTGTTTAGCCGTAAAGTAAAAACTCAACGTGAATTTAATACAGAATTTCGTGAGGTAGCTTATGCTTATAATAATGACCCAGATAGTCGTGAAAACAGACTTAAACGTGATAAAATTGAAAAAGTAAAAAAATTAGCACAGGAATTTTTTGATAAAGAGGGTTTTATCACATCTAATATTATTGATGAAATGTGGTCTGCAATGGTATCTGGTAAGATAAAGGAAGGCAAGGTAACCGAAGGTAAGAAAGCATTCAAAATAAATCCACCAATCGGTAGTTCAAAATATAGTATTAGTGCATATGATGGTATAACAAAACACAAAGATGGTAGTCCTTTTTACAATATTCTTATTTTTAAGAACAAAGCAGATTTAGAAAGAAGAGCTAATTATTTTAGAAGCGAAAAATACATTGAAGAAGCAGTAGTAACCGAAGGAAAGAAAGCATTCAGAATAAATCCACAAATCGGTAAAGCAAAATATAGTATTAGTGCTCACAATGGTGTATCAAAACACAAAGATGGTAGTGATTTTTGGGATATTCTTATTTTTAAGAACAAAGCGGATTTAGAAAGAAGAGCTAAATATTTTAGAGGTGAAAAATACATTGAAGAAGCAGTAGTAACGGAAGGAAGATACGATGCAGATTTGGATAAAATTGAAGCAGTAGTTAAAAACGCAACATCTTTTATGAATGTAGGTTCTGAATTGAAGAAAGCAGGAATTAAATATGATTTCACAACTTCAATGATTCCTATGTATATGATTAAAGTATCTGGTAACACTATTGCAATTTGTAATAAGAAATATGCAGCTGGTGCGGAGAGAGAAGTGAACGATATAGCAATTGGTTTATTAAATTAAAAAAAACAAAAATATATAAAAACTAAAGAAAATTAAACATAATTTTATGTTTAATTTTTTTTTATATACTTATTGATAACAATAACCTATTTCATATAGGTTTAAGACAGTTGGTTAATGAATACCCATTTATATGAGGTGACCGAACAACCGAACTACCTACATTGAAGTCCAAAAATCGAATGACTTCAGAATAAGAAAAACAAAGTAAAAGAATGGCAAGTTCAAAATTATTAAAAGAAGCAATCGCTGACGCTAAAGCTGTACGTGAAACTGCTATTGCCAATGCTAAAATTGCATTAGAAGAAGCATTTACTCCTCGTTTACAATCTATTCTTTCTAGAAAATTACAAGCCGAAATGGAAGGTGATGAAGACGAAGAAGCAGATATAACCGAAGATAATGATACATCTACTGGAATTGGTACTGGTGATAACAAACAACCGGCAGATGCGGCAAATACAGCGCAGACTGACTTAAGTGGTATTTCTAAGCAATCAGCATCAGCTGGTGATGAGTTAGAAGGACACGATGAAGTTGATGATTTAATGGAAGGCGAAGACGAAGAAGCACCGGCAATGGAAGGTGAAGATGAGGCTGAGTACGCAGCAGAAGGTGAAGAAATGGCACCAGAGGCTGATGAAGATGAATTAGATTTGGAATCTATCATCAGAGAATTAGAAGACGAAATCGGAGTTGAAGAATCTGATGAGTTAGGATACGAAGACCCAACAGGCGTTGAGAACGCATACGAAGGTGAAGAAGAAGCTCCAGCAGCAGAAGCTCCAGCGGAAGATGAAATGGAAGCTCCAGCGATGGAAGGAGAAGAAGAAGAAACTATCGATTTAGACGAAATCCTTCGTGAGATGGGTTACGGAGATGATGAAGAAGTTTCTGAAGAAGAAGAAGCAGGAAACGAAGAAGAAATGGCAGCAATGCAATCTGAATTGAAAGAAGCATATTCAACTATTCAATCTTTGAGAAAAACTATCAACGAAGTAAATTTATTAAACGCTAAATTACTTTACACTAACAAATTGTTCAGAGGATATAATCTAACTAATGAGCAAAAAATTAAAGTTGTAGAGAATTTAGACAGAACTTCTAACGTAAGAGAAGTTAAATTGGTTTACGCAACATTATCTGAATCAATGAAATTCACTGGTACTGAAAGAAAAGTAGCAGCTAAGAAAAGCATAACTGAAGGGTTAGCATCTAAGCCAACTGCATCTACTGCACCAGCAAAACAAATTATTTCAGAAAATACAAATGAATTAGCAAATCGCTTTAAGCAATTAGCTGGTATCATTAAATAAACAAACTAAACAAAAAATATTATAAAATGGCAAATTTTGATTTATCCAAGTTAATGGAAGGCAAAAACCCACAAGCAGTAATGTTGGCTGAAACACGTCAATTGAAATCTAAGTGGGAGAAAACCGGTCTATTAGAAGGTATGAAAGATAGAGACCAACACTCTATGGCAGTTCTTTTAGAGAACCAAGCTAAGCAATTGTTGGACGAGGCAACTCAAACTGGTACTTCTTCTGGTTCAGAAGAGTGGAGTGGTGTAGCTTTACCTTTAGTAAGAAGAATCTTCGGTGAGATTGCTTCTAAAGAATTCGTTAGTGTACAACCTATGAACTTACCTTCTGGTCTTGTATTCTTCTTAGATTTCAAATATGGCTCAGCACAAGGAGCAGCAGGACAATTCGGTGGAAAATCACTTTTTGGTGGTACTAACGCAACTGGTTCAGCAGCTAACTTTGGTAGAACTGATGCAGCAACAGGTGGTTTATATGGTGAAGGCCGTTATGGTTATTCAGTAAACGATGCTACTGCAACTATTACTACTACTCAAGTAAATGGTACAATCACTTCAGCATCTGGTGTAACTTGGTCTGAAGTTGGATATGATTCAGCAATTTCTGCATCAGTTTCGGCTGGTAAAGTATTTAAATTAACTGTATCTGGTTCAGCAATCGCTTCAACTTTTGATTCTAATGCAGTTCGTTCTACATTAGTAACAAACGCTGGTGTATTCGCTAACTTAAACCAATACAACTATTACAACTCAACTTCTGGATTAGCGGTATTATACGTTTCTGGTTCTACTTTAGCAGCAGCTGGTGGTCCTTCAAACACTATCGTTTACTCTGAAGTTCCTGTAGCTTATGATAGAGGAGATTTCGAAGATTCAACTGCAAACTCTGCTGGTAACACAACAACTGCATTGGATATCCCTGAAATCGACTTAGAATTGAAATCAGAGGCAATCGTTGCTAAGACTCGTAAGTTGAAAGCAGTTTGGACTCCTGAATTAGCACAAGACTTAAATGCATATCACTCAATCGATGCAGAAGCTGAATTAACTTCTATGTTATCTGATTATATCTCATTAGAGATTGACTTAGAAATCTTAGATATGTTAAAGAGCAACGCATTGACTACTGAATACTGGTCTGCAACTATTGGTGAGGAATTACTTAACAATGGTGCAACTGGACAAGCAGCTTGGTCTACTGGTAACTCTTCATTGGCTTACCAAAAGAACACTTGGTTCCAGACTTTAGGAACTAAAATCAATAAGGTATCTAATAAGATTCACCAATTAACATTAAGAGGTGGAGCTAACTTCATCGTTGCTTCTCCTGATGTTTGTACTATCTTAGAATCTATTCCTGGATTCGTAGTAAACGCTGATAAAGATGCAACATCTTTCGCAGCTGGTGTAACTCAAGTAGGTGCTATGGCTAATCGCTACACTGTTTACAAAAACCCTTATATGACTTCTAACGAAATCTTATTAGGATATAGAGGTAACAACTTCTTAGAGACAGGTGCAGTTTACGCTCCATATGTTCCTTTGATTATGACTCCTTTAGTGTACGACCCACAAAACTTCACACCAAGACGCGGAGTTATGACTCGTTACGCTAAGAAAATGGTCCGTCCGGAATACTACGGAAAGATTTATGTTAAAGATTTACAAAACATCTAATCAATAACATACTCTTAGAGTGAATAAAATTGGGGGAAAATGGATTTCCCCCTTTTTTATGCCCTTTTGGGTTTCCAAAACTATTTGATATTTATATGGGTAAACGTTATAGTTTAACAAATAATATAAAATAATGGGACAAAGAAAAACAACCATACGAACGGGCACATGGGCACCAAGTTGGGGATATAGTTTAGAAGCATCTGCTAGTATGGCACAAAATCCAACAAATCAAAATAGAAGTACGGGAACAAACTATTGGGTTACTGGTAGTATGATTATTCCAGCAGGTGTAGCAACAATTACATCCGCATCTTATGGATTAGGACCTGTAAATACCACCGCAAAAGTATCAATACCTTTTGAAAACTTTGTCTCCAAACATACATTAATAGCACATGATTCGGATGATGTTAAAGGATTTTCAATTTTAGCATACAATGGTGTGATATCAACATTAGCTGGATATAATGAATTTAGTAGTAGTACATTTAATAATACATCACAATCATATGCTGTAATATATGTTTCCGCATCTAAAGCTAATATGGGAAATATTGGTGGTAATAGTTTGTATTTATCATTAGGTACATCACAAAATAATTCAGCAACTCGTAATGGAAACGATTCTACTACAAATGTTAGTGAGCACGTTGCATTTGCTACTAAATATCCAACCGATACAAGAGGATGGACTTTGGTGAAGGGAGTTTTAACATCTCCAAAAAATCAATAATAAAGTTACAATAAACTAAAATAAAAATTAATAATAAAATGGGACAAGTAAAAGGAAATCCAACACCATCAGCAGAAAATGCAGCATTTGAAGCAAAATACCCAAATACAGGTAGAGCTAATAGAGATTTAGGTCAAATAATTGAATTGGCGGTAGAAGAAGCTATTGTTGAAGTAGCACCAGCAGTTGTAAAAGCTCCAGCAGTAGAAAAAGCTCCAGTAGTTGTATCCGCTCCAGTAGTTGAAAAAACTCCTACAACGGAAGAAGCTTCAGTTTAAATAGAATAACTATCCTTCACAAATATAGTTAGAGAGAGAATGGAAACGTTCTCTCTTTTTTATTTTACCCCTTTCCAATTTTTTTATATTTATAAGAGTATTATAATATTTCAATAAAAATGGCAGCAGGAAAATATTCATTCGTAATAGAACAGGGAGCAACAACAAATTTTCAAATAAATTGGAACAATGAAAGTGGTTCGGCAATAGATTTAAGTGGTTATCAGGCTAGAATGCAAATCAGACCGGGTGTTGAATCATCTGATGTCTTTCTTTCATTATCATCATCTTTAAAGGCTGATAATACGGGAATCAATTTAAGTGGTTCTAATTTCATAACTCCATTGGCAAGTGGTTCAATTGGAGTATATATTTCTGCAGCATCTTCATCCGCATTAAATTTTGGTGAAGCATTTTACGATATAGAATTGATAAAAGGTAATGAGGTTACCCGTTTATTAGAAGGTAAAGTTAAGTTATCTAAAAACGTAACTCGATAGGATGTCAATACAAATAGAAAAAAATATTACAACTGTCCAAGTTGAAATACCAAAAACCAATGTTGCAATTGAAACTGCAGTAACGGAAATAACTGTCCAAACTTCACAACCGGAAATAATAATAGCAACGGCAGGAGTTCAAGGACCGGTAGGACCGAGAGGGTTTGATACTGGTACATCAGGAACTTCTGGAACAAGCGGAGTAAATGGTTCATCAGGAACTTCTGGAATAGGAAGTAATGGTACATCGGGTACATCCGGTTCAAACGGTATAACTGGAGCAGGTGGTACGGCTGGTTCATCTGGAACATCAGGTTTAAATGGTACATTCTTTGGAAGTAGTGGAACATCTGGAGTAAGTGGAAGTGGTGGCACAAGTGGTACATCAGGAACTTCTGGAGTAAGTGGAAGTAGTGGGACTAGTGGTATAAGTGGTAGTGATGGTACAAGCGGCACATCTGGAACAAGTGGCACTTCGGGAACGTCTGGA